CATCAATGTCAGTTTCATTTACAAGACAAATGAAAAACGCTCGTGTTTTCTTGCAGAGGGTTCCTGCTGTTGGGGAAGGAGCAATTGCCGCAGGCTTGGAAAAAAGATATGCAAAAGTAACAGCAATCACAAATACAGGATTTAGGGTGAGTCAAATGGGTAGTATCGTAAAATCAGGAAGCGACTACAAAAGAATAGATGCATCTGATGCCGGCGCAAATCAATATTACTACTTCGTAATTGGGGAGACAGTTTAATGCCACAGAAAGTGGGAGCCGCAGGGCAAGTAATCAATTTCAATTTCGTACACGAGTTCGTGGCTGAAAATCTCAACAAACTCCTCTACTCGACTTTTACGCCTGGCGTTCTAAAATTTGACTACCTATTATCTGGTAGTGAAATAGAGATTAATTCTTTTTCTGCTTTAATACGTCCTAAAAATCAAAATTTCTTAGTCAAAGTCGATACACTAAGTTCCTTTAAGGTGGTTACTGGCGCACACAATACTTATTTGGTTGCCTATATGGATTGGATAACTCCACCGAACGGATTTAACTACGAGACAGCAGACTATGGAATTTCAGGATATTCGGGATATTACACCGAAGATATTATTCCTTGTAGAATAGAATTAGATAACAGTATCAACTCCACACCTACAAAACACAATCTTACCGTAGGTGATATTATTCGTTTTGACGCAAGCAAGGGAGGAATTATTCAAGACCAAGACTATTACGTAGTGGAACTTCCAAATAATTCCGAAGAATCATTTATCATTTCCGCATCCGCAGGAGGAACACCATTTGTTACATACTCCAAAGAGGTGCAATATTTGAATTTCAAAAAGATGAATTCCCATATCGTGAAGTTCTCCTTCGTAGAAGAAAGTGAAATAGATTCGGATTATAATATTATTTTAGGTAAATTTATAGTCAGCCCTGGCGGTATAAAACACGCTTTGGATTTGACTTATCAAACCCAAGTCTACCTGAATGACAACTGCATCAATTATGATACGTTGATTCGTTCAGGAGTGAGAACCCTTGAAGGAACTAATCCTGATTATATCGATGATGGAACTACGCAACGCCACGTTGGTAACACATCAGGAAATATTCCTTTAAGCAACAGTACGATGAACGTGGGACTTAACGCTCAGTACTTGAACGGCATCACAGTCAGCGATGCCGCAAACAGTATTGGCCTGAAGAATGGAGTTCTCTCGACTAATATGATTGCCGCAAGATTGCTTCGGGGCGGGTACGAGTATGCCCTTGGCCAGTCAGGTCTTATCAGTTACACAGGCTTCTCAGGATACAACGTGTCAGGATGGAGTGGTGCTTCAGGATTCTCGGCTTACTCAGGATATTTACCTATCAATAACACCGTACTTCAAATATCTCTTAATGCGGAATATTTTGACGGCTATAGAGTTTCTGAATTTTCTTTGGTAGACCATACACACCGTCTAGATGAAATTGCCGATGGTACAACCTACAAGAAAATTACGAACGTAGACGAGAATGGGCGTGTGGTAGCAGATTCATTAGGGCCTAAGACTCTAGAATACCGCCACCAAAGCCTGACAGTTCCGTTTCGCTACGACCTCACAACTCCAAAAAAGATATTCATGCTTGCAGGAGAAATTGGAAAAAGGGGGTCATCAGGAATAACATTCCGTAAAACATTTACAGATGCTCCTAGGGTTTTCCTTTTGAACCAAGAGACTGATGAGTGGAAATCAGTAGATGAAACTGCCATCACCACTACTGGATTTTGGGTTCACCACCACGAAGGCACATCAGGAACAAGTCTAGTTTCTGATAGTTCAACTGCTTTCTCAACCCATTGGCTCGCTGTTGGAGAATTGGCTTAGATATTTTTGACGAATTCGATAAATAACATAGAGGAGTGAAAATATGAGCAAATATGTGGACGTACAAGGTTATGCGGGGACTGATTATAAACAAAGCGTAATCTGGCATTATAAAACAGACATCGACAGAGATGTTCTGAATCGTTGGTTCGTTAATATCTTTGAACAGGGTGTGTTGTATTACACCCTTAATCCTGATACTACAATCGACCCACCTGAAGTTGGTCCCACCATTTCAGCAGGAACATCATTTTTAATTAAACAAAAAGATGCGACCTCTCCTAATGAAAAAATCGCCAAGGTCGATATGATTTCTGATTATGTACTTCCTGTTTATGCCGATGGAGCAGGATATGCCTTGATAGCACAATGGGATAACGATGATGATGAATACCGTGGTGTTGAGTTCTTCTTAAAAACTCCTGCGGAAATGCTTACCCTTATTGCTTCTGGAGAAAATTATGTTCAATTCGGAACGGTAACTATAGATTCTACAGCAGGCGGCGGCGCAACTCCTGGCTTGGTAAGTAGCAATACAACTGTTGGTCAAACTACAGCCTCAATGTATTCAGGATTAAATGGATGGTCAGGATATTCAGGAGTAGTAGGTCAATCAGGATATTTAGGTGAGTCAGGATATTCAGGCTTCTCAGGATATTCAGGAGTAGATGGTGCGGCCGCGCTGATAGGTGATTCAGGATACTCAGGTGTGTCAGGTTACAGCGGTGAAAATCCTGGATACTCAGGAGTATCGGGATACAGCGGCGTGTCGGGCTACAGCGGAGTAGGAGGTAGTGGATATAGTGGTGTGTCGGGCTATTCAGGTGTATCAGGATTTTCAGGAACCGCAGGTTCCGAATGTATTCTTGTAACTTGTTCTGATGAAGATACTCCCCTTACGACAGGATGGAAAACTGTTTTTCGTATGCCATATGCGATGGTATTAACTAGTGTTAAAGGAACATTGAGTACTAGTGGGGGAACTGCTGTAGATAGGGTAGAGGTAAAACTTCGTTATAATTCAGATTATCCTGGCGATGAGGGAACTAATTTCTTATCTTCGACTCTTAGCATTTTAACAAAATCAGCAACATTAACGCCAGGTGGAGGAGGGATTACATTCACTTATCTTCCTGCTGATTCAGAAATTTTAGTAGGAGTTCAATCTACAAGTGGTACTGTTGCTGGCTTAAAGGTATACCTTATCGGCAACAAATTGTAAAAATGGAGAGTAATAAAGCATGATTGGATTTATTGATAGTTTCCGATTTAACACCCTACCCGCAGGAATAATCGTCCCTTGGGCTGGTACCCGTGGTGCATCTGCACCGCCAGGATGGTCTCTTGTTACTCATCCTAATAATGGAGTAGCCGGCTACAGCGGATGTTATATTAGGGGAGCGGGTGGTATAGTAGCAGTCGGGTCTTCGGGAATAGGTGGCTCACCAGATGGTAAAGTTACATTTTTTACGACATCAGATGGCTTACATAATAGTGCAGACCATAGAGTATGGGGAACTTCAGGTTGTACAGGACAATATCAGATAGATGCATTTAATAATAGCCGCCGAAAAGCAGACGGCGATGCCGCAGGAAATCACAACCATAGATTACTTTGCACACCAACAATGGGATACAATCAATATCAATTTATTAAAGCAACAACTTCAAAGGAAAAACTTCCAGCCAATGCTATTCTTTTAAATACCACACATTCCAATATTTCTTGGTTGACACAGATAGCAACAGAAGGAAAATATTTAAGAGCAGGAAACAGTACTGCTACTGGAGAAACTTCTGTTAATATTATTCAATGGGCTGATGAGGGTGCTGGCATACTTGGTGGTAAACATACCCACGGATGGACTAATTATCAACCACCAAGTATAGATACACCTGGAGTACCACAAAAAGTGTATCCTAAAATTTTTATTATACCTGACCATCCAGACTATGATGGACGGGATGGATACCATGACCATGCTATCAACTCAGTAACCCTCAGAGATAAACTTAAAAAAGTATATGTAACAGCATGGACAAAGGCAACCTCTTTCTATGGATTTAAAGGAATGATTGGATTTTGGGAGGCGGCACTTCCTGTTCCTTCAGGCTGGGCCGTTTGTGATGGGAATAACGGGACTATAGATATGAGAGAACATTTTATAATGATGGGGGGTATAACTGATAGCACTCCTTTGGGGTCTAGAACAGGAACAAATGTAATAAGTATCTTACCATCATCAGGAAACTTATTAGCGATGCAAAGATTTTCTAACCGCTTACAAGGTACTCTCGGTCATACCCATCATGTAGGTCCGGATGGTGAAAGTGCTGAATGGGTAGATGACCCCGATATTACAACAACTAATATATTAAGATTGGAGGTACAGCACGAACGTAGAGATGTTGACCATGACCATCCTCTCACTCAGGGAACAAATTTGTCATTTTATCCACAATATTGCGCTTTATATATTATTCAAAAGTTATAGGAGAAGTATGGTATGCCAAATATAGACGCTCGTGAAATAATGGGGTTGGGGGCCGCATCAGGAATATCTGGCTACAGCGGCAGAGTAGGGTGGTCAGGAGTCTCAGGATTTTCTGCTCAAACGCCTGGAGACTCAGGATATTCAGGAATATCAGGGTATTTTGGAATATCAGGCTACAGCGGCGAATCAGGCTACAGCGGCGAATCAGGCTACAGCGGCTACTCAGGCTACAGCGGTGAATCAGGTTACAGCGGCGAAAAAGGAGAACCAAGCGCTGCAACATCAGGCTATTCCGGTCCATCAGGCTACTCAGGCATATCAGGCTTTAGCGGCTACTCAGGCGTATCAGGCTTTAGCGGCTACTCAGGCTACAGCGGCTACTCAGGCTACAGCGGCGTATCAGGATTTTCTTCGCAGTCTGGTTACAGCGGAATATCGGGTTACTCTGCGTACTCAGGCTACAGCGGATACTCAGGTTATAGCGGATACTCAGGCTATAGCGGTAAATCGGGTTATAGCGGCTACAGCGGAATATCGGGATACAGCGGAATATCGGGATACAGCGGCAAATCGGGCTACTCAGGCATATCAGGTTACAGCGGTGAAAAAGGAGAACCAAGCGCTGCAACATCAGGCTATTCCGGTCCATCAGGCTACAGCGGCTACTCAGGCTACAGCGGATATTCAGGCTATAGCGGCAAGTCAGGATATTCCTCACCATCAGGCTACAGCGGCTACTCAGGCTACAGCGGCGTATCGGGCTACAGCGGCGTATCGGGCTACTCAGGCTACTCAGGGATATCAGGCTACTCAGGTATATCAGGCTACAGCGGTATATCAGGCTACAGCGGCAAGTCGGGCTATTCAGGTGTTTCAGGATTCAGCGGCCTAGGAGTTGCAGGCGTTTACTCGACAACATTTGATGCTAGTGCATCATGGTCGAACATGACCACTTACTACAAAATCGATTTTACCCACAGTTTAAACTCTCAAAAATTAGTCGTACAAGTTTGGGATGAAACGGTTTCGCCAGGAAATTCGGGATATGACCCCGTACCTGTCGCTCCATACTACGAGACGCAAACAGTTCCTAAACCTTATCAACTAGTAAAGAGAGGAAATAATGAACTTCGTTTGCAAGTTAACCAAACTCCTGGCGTTGATGGAAGATTTGCAGGCCGAATTGTAATAATTTCTATAACGTAAAATAAGGATGTTAAACTATAGATGCCAACAAGAGCAGGGGAAATCCTACTAAACAATAACCAAGCCACCTATGCCAATCTGCTCTCCTTCTATACGAAAACATTCAAGGGTGCGCTGATAAACTACAGCGTAATGCGTGGCAACCAAGTCGAACAGGGCGAAATTCACCTGACGTACAACCGCTTTACGAATACCGCACAAATCGTAACGGTTGCCAACTTTGATGAAACAGGAGTCTTATTTTGTGCCTCTGTCGATGAAGAATATGTAAGGGTATTGTATATTTCCTCGAATACAGGAGTCGCTCCTATCTTTAAACACTCCATTACTTACTTTCCATTATAATGAGCAGAAGAATATTTCAAAACTGTGATAAAGTCTTCACCATCGAAGATAATGGCGTAATCACAGCAGGAGATACACAGGGTTATGATGACTTAGCCCAAGCATCAGGACATAGTGGATACAACAATATCCCTAACCTGAACTTTATCGATGACCGAACAGTTGGTGTATTGACAGTACCAACTTTTAAGGATAATGGTGATGGAACAGTAACAATAGGAGCCACAACTGTCCATCTTCGGGACAATCCCAACAGCACGGGGGCCATTATTGAATATCCTGTAGCGGGTGCAACATTAGGCCCATTGACAATTAGTGGTATGCAGTATATCACTATTCATTACAACGGCGGCAGTCCTGAATATAGAATAGTAAATTATCCAACCCAAACTAGCAGTAGTGATGAGATAATTGTTTTTGTTGTATGGCGTATTGATGATGGAGTCATCGATGAAGTTCATTCTATCGATACGGGAACTGTCGGTAAAGGACTTGCCAATAAAATGTTTTTTGTCCAAGCATGGACAGACCCTTATAGATTATTTTATGGTGATTATACAACAGCCCGTATTGCTGAAATCACCACACCTACAAACAGAACAATCACCGTTACAGGCGGCCCCGTTTATGCCCTCAATCAAATAGTAACACTAGGTAATTTTGATTCTTCCGTGGATAGAATGACCTTTACTCGACAGGTTGCAGGAGTTTGGACATATTCAGACGAAACAACATACAACAATACCGACTATTGTAATGCTGGAGTCGTAACTCCTATTCCTGCAAATAAGTATGCAGTTAGATGGTTTTATCGAAGCATCGGAGATGCCAAACAAGTATTTTATCTTTTAGGAAGGAACTATTACAACACTTCCGATTTAGCAAAAAAAGAAATACCTTACGATACAATTCCTTCTGTTCTTCGCTACCATTGTATGCTTATCGGCAGGTCGGTTGTTCAGGAAGGCGTAGTAGATGGTGAAACAGAAACCTATTTTGTTTCAGGTGGCGGTGGAGGCGGCGGTGGTGTTGGTGCATCGGGATTTAGTGGTGAAAGTGGTTACAGCGGCAAGTCAGGATACTCTGCTTACTCAGGCGTATCAGGCTATTCTGCATACTCAGGAGTTAGCGGTTACTCAGCCTACAGCGGTGTGTCGGGTTACAGCGGCATATCAGGCTTTTCTGCCTACAGCGGAGTATCGGGATATTCTGCATACTCAGGTATATCGGGGTTTAGCGGATATCGGACAAATATTATTTCCCAAGCCCACACATTTGCTGTAGGTGATGTTATTCGGTATGATGGGGGGACGAATACTTATATTAAAGCGCAAGCCGATTCAGTCGTAAATGCCGAAGTTATCGGCATCGTTACGGCAGTTCCAAGCGGTACGGTATTTGAATATATTACTCACGGTATAGTATCGGGATTAGTTGGATTGACGGATGGTGATGTATATTTTTTAAGTGAAACTACTGCGGGTTTGCTAACGGATGTTTCCCCAACCGATATAGGGGAAGTATCAAAACCCCTATTGTTAGCCACTTCATCAACAGAAGGAATATTTTTTAACTTTCGTGGTGTGGAAATTGTAGAGGATAGAGGAATTTCGGGATATTCGGGTTATTCAGGCGGCGGTGGAAGTGGTGGAGCAGATATATTACAAGTTCAAATATTTAGTTAGGAGAATAAAGAATGGCAACATATTCAAAACAAAAATTGAGTGGTTCAACAAATGGAAAGGCTATTAAACTATCTGGAACTGATTCGGCAGGAGCAGTAACAATTCATACTGCTATCAATAATGAAACAGATTGGGATGAAGTATGGGTATATTGTAATAATACTTCGGCGGCATCAGTAAAATTAACAATTGAATGGGGAACTTCCACTGCGGCAGATGGAAATATAGAAAAAACTATACCCGCTGAAGATGGATTATACTGTATAATTCCAGGGTTGATTCTTCAAAACTCATTAGTAATAGAAGCATTTGCGGGAACAGCAAATGTATTGTTGATTACTGGATTTGTAAATAGGATAACAGCATAAAAATGAGTAGAGCCTTTTATCGAAATCGATTGGTATTGGGGGCAATACCACAAATACCAAGAACATATTATGGTGCTAGTTTATTACACATGAATGGAGATAATGAATCAACTACTTTTACCGATGTTTCTGGAAAAATTTGGACTCCAAATGGAAATGCTAAATTATCAACCTCTAGTCCTAAATTTGGAACTGCTTGTGGAACATTTGCTGCCGCTACTGATTATATCTCTACTCCAGCAAATACAGATTTTAATTTAGCAACAAATAATTTTACGATTGATTTTTGGTGTATAGTTCCAGATGCGGTTACAAATGTAAATTTTTATAAACAACGGTTGGATGGTGATAACTATGTCGCTATATCAAGAAACATGACTTATGGTTCTTGGTTTTATGCTGAATTGTCTAATACCCAAGTCATATATTGTCTTGCTGGTAATCTAAAAAGTATAGGGGGTGGCACGGCTTGGACTCATATTGCCGTTACTAGAAGCGGTAGTGCATGGAAATTTTTTGCGGGGGGAGTAGACCAAACAACATCAGGAAGCACTTCATCTGCAACGGTTCCTTATTTTGCTTCAACTGATATTATAATAGGAGAACAAACATCGGGAACTGGCACAGTCAAACTTGATGAATTTAGAATTTTGAATGGTGAGGCTATATGGACTTCCAATTTTTCAGTTCCGACAGCAGAGTATTAATAATATGGGATGTATAAAAATTCTTTAGATAAAAATAAATAGGAATAGATGGCACAATCTGCAACAATAATTTATGGTCGCTCAGGATTTTCAGGATTCAGCGGAACAGGTTTCTCTGGATTCAGCGGCTATAGTAGTTTCAGCGGATACTCAGGCAAATCAGGGTACAGCGGCATATCAGGATTTTCTTCGCAATCGGGATACAGCGGCTATTCAGGCGTATCCGGCTACTCCGCATACTCAGGTGTATCGGGGTACAGCGGTAAGTCGGGTTATAGCGGATACTCAGGCGTATCAGGCTACTCAGCCTACTCAGGCGTAAGCGGTTACAGCGGCAAGTCGGGCTATAGCGGCTACTCAGGCGTGTCGGGCTTCTCTGCGTACTCAGGCGTATCAGGCTATAGCGGCGTGTCAGGCGTAAGCGGCTACTCAGGTATATCGGGTTACAGCGGCTACTCAGGCGTGTCAGGCTACTCAGGCATATCGGGCTACTCAGGCATCAGCGGTTACTCAGGCTACAGCGGCTATTCTGGACAAATACCCGCAACAGGAAATTCAGGTTATGTATCTAAATTTACTTCTACTACTGCATTAGGTAATTCTATACTTTATGATAATGGAACAACAGTTTCCATAGGTATTACTGGTGGTGATGCAAATGCTATATTACAATTGGACAGCACTACGCAAGGATTTTTACTACCAAGAATGACAACAGCACAAAAAAATGCTATTGATACTCCACCTGAAGGATTAATAGTTTATGATACAACACTTCATATACTTTGTTATTATAATGGTTCTAGTTGGGTATCTATTGGGACTTATGCTTAGACACAAATAATATTGGTAAAAATATTAAATGACAAATTATGGTTTAAATACTAAATATATATGGATAACCGTTAGGAGGAAAAATGGCAGATAAAATGTATTTTATGTCGAGCGATATGTTCGCTATGACTAACCCAGGCCAAAAGTTTGTAACTTGGAATGGTTCAACTTGGATATTGGATGAAGAGCGTTGGTTCAATTATTGCGCTTTGGATATGGCGAATCGTGGAGTTAATATGATGAGGTGGTTAGGATGGGGTGTATGGCCTAATTGGAATGACCCTAATGGATACAAAACCAATCTCACCCCATTCATTCAGGTTTCAGATGGCGTATTTGACCTTACGAAACGTAACGACAAGTATTGGGAAATTGCAGAGAAAATGATTCGGATTATGAATTATCCCTCGCAGACAGCAGGGAATACCGCACCAGGTATTACTCTTTGGATTGACCTTTTCTATCAATATACCAATGATAGTAATGACCAACAATTTTCTCCTTGGCGCAATAACGTTCAAGAAACTAAAGACCTTTACGACATTGAAAATCGTCAGTATGCTTTGGCGTATATGTTGGAATGGTTTAAACTCGCAAAAGAAAAAGGCTTAAAGATTATTTTCGGAATGGGTAATGAAATGACGGCAGAAAGTCTAGACTTTTGTTACTTCATTTTGGATACAATGGACCAGCAAAGAATTTGGCCTCATGCTTGGGGAATTTGTCCTGATATTCCTTCAAATGGTAATGACCTTTTTAAGAAACTTCCAGGTTATATTTATGATAGAGGTTTATTCATGTGGCATCCTCTACGTCAAGACCCTGCTGATAGATGGGACACAAGTATTATTCGTCCAACCCACGGTTGCTGCGGCTGCGTCAACAATCAAGGGGTGAATGTATTTGAACAGGCTATGCAATATTGGGCTTGTCTTCCTGTTCGTTGGCAAGTAAGCGATGATGGTTGTATGGGTGGTGCTACACCACGGCCAGGCGTTGACCAATGGACAGATATGGTAACTAAAATTTGTACTTGGCGAGGAACGGATGCTTTAACCTTAGATTGGGCTGGTATTGATAAACCAACGATGGGTATTGAACACCTTCCTGACGATGAACTTTGGGACGATTGCAGAGATGAACAACTCAAAATTTTTGAAGCAATGGCGGCCCCTTATGAACAATATGTTGCGCCGTGGGAAAATAAAGGTAAGTGGACAGTTCCTTACATCAAGCCTGAGTGTCAAATTGGAGAAACCAAGACCGAAACTTGTTGGGATGGCTCGACAATCGTTACTCACACTTGTGAAAATAACCATTGGGTTCCTACCAATGCGACTTGCCCTTCGCAGGATTGCAAGTGCATCTACTACTTGAACATTCACGACAGTTGGCTTGGTATCCCGAACTTCATCAAGTGTATCTTGGGGAAGAAAGACCCATACTGCAAAAAGTAAGCAAATTTATGGTAAAGGATTGACGAAAATAAACAATGGATAAAATCTTAAAAAATCCGCAGTTAGTATCGGCAGAATTATTTACTACAGGTTTTTGTAATTTAGACTGCTCCTACTGTTATATTGAAAAGACGGACTATCTCAAAAAAATCCACCAAGATATTCTAAAAAAGATACAGACAGGGGAATATATCAAGGAACTCTATTCTCTTTACGGAGACCAACTTGAAGCCATCACCTTTTGGGGAACAGAACCTCTGCTTTCTTTAAACTTGTTAGTAGAACAGGTTCCATCCATTCTTCAAGTCTTTCCAAAACTTAATCACTTCGGCTTCTCGACAAACTTGATGGTAAATACTCAAAGCATAATCAACTTTATCAAAGCGATTCCAACAGATAGGGATATCAAAATAAAGATTCAGGTTTCTATTGATGGCCCTCCTGAAATCACAGACATAAATCGTCAAGGGAGTGCAACAGTAACTATCAAGAATAATTTTCTAAATATTGTAAGAATTCTTCAACCTATGGAATTGGGAAAGGTAAGTGTAGAGTTCGTACTGAAGCCCACTTGGTCAACTGAAAATCTGATGTGGTTCATCAAGGAACCATCTAGACTCTATTACTACTTTTACTTCTTCGATGAGTGGATAGAAAGAGCAAAAACAATTAACAAATCGAAAAATATCTGTCTTAATATTCAAGGTATACCCACGATGGCTGTTCCCGGCACCTATACTTCAAAAGATGGAAAAATGTTTGCAAAACTCTGTGATGACCTTGCCTTTCTAGCATATAAAAATAAAAAATCTTCTCTCTTCATTCATCACCGTGGTTTATTTAACTCATATTCCTATAGACTGATACGTTTACTCAATCACAATAGAGAATTTGCTATGAGACCTGAAAATTTTTCTTGTTCGGCAGGGAGGTCGCAAAACCAATTAGGAGAACACAGAGACTTTCACCTTTGCCATCGTTCTCTTTTTATGAATCATCCTGAATATGTAAATGAGTTGAAGGATGAAGGTAATTGGGATTTCCACTTACAGCAGAAGGATAGAATAAACCTGTTAAAGAATAAACACATCGTGAATATCGATGACCAATTAGAAGTAGATAGAGCGTCATATACATGGCTAGCAGGCCAAGCCTTTTCCAAACATAAGATAGCCTGTGGTCTAGCAAATATTAAGGAACTAGTTTACAGCAAACAAATTGATGAGATATACGAAGATAAGGATTTGGCTTATTTATTTTCTATCTTTATTAACTATGCCCTAGGATGCCCTGCGGAAAATATACTCCAAACAGGAACCCTTTTTAGTTCATCATTATCTTTATACAGACTATTCGGTAACGGCGCATTTTCAATAATTTTAAGAGAGGTCAGAAATGAGTTATCAGCAAGAGAATAATGAAATCGTAAAAAACTTTTTAGAACGAACATATTTCAAAGCGTGGAGAGAATGGGAAGCCGCTGAAAAGGATACGGGATATTTTCTCAATAATTACAGGAATCTAGAGTTCGACCTCTCTGACGTTTGTGAGTTAAAATGCTCATATTGTTACGTTACCAAATTCGGCAAACAATATTTTCCTGACCCCGCACTAAAGAACCCTCAAACAATCTTCGACAACGCTAAGGTCGTAATGGATTGGTTATGGGAGAACCAAATGAGACCTAAGTTAGAATTGTTCGGGGGCGATGCGCTCAATCAGAAGGTAGGTTTCGATATCATTAACGAAGTCATAACTAGGGCTGAAGCAGGCAAACCGTCTTTTACAGAAATCATAGTCCCAACCAATATGAATTTTCTTCTCGATGATGATAAAATAATCCTTGTTGAAGATTTTATTGAAAGAGGAAAGAAGGTAAATTTACCTTTATTTCTAAGTGCTTCTGTTGATGGTATTTATATGGAAGATAATAGGTCATTCAGAAGCAACAGAAAGAGAGATGAACAATTTTATGACAAACTCTTTAAATTCGCCAAAAAATATCACTTTGGATTTCATCCTATGGTATATTCAGAAAACATCGAAAAATGGTGGGATAATTTTTTATGGTTTCAAAGAAAATTTAAAGAATACGATTTACCCCCAACTTCTATGTATCTTCTTGAAGTAAGAAATGCTGAATGGAACGAAGAACAATGTAAACATCTCTATGAATTTCTGAAAAAACTTACAATGTGGGTAACAAAAAACCTACAACAATACGAAGACCCTGCAAGAGAGTTCTATAGAAAAAAATGGTCATTTAATACTTTATCTAACCCATTTTCTCATATCGGTAGAGGATTAGGTTGCTCATTACAATCATCAATGTATTTAAGAATGGGAGATTTAACTACATTTCCTTGTCATCGTTTAATGTACGATTACTTCAAATTGTTTCGTTTTATAAAAAAGGATGAAAAGATTACCGATATTGAAGCAATTACCCCTGAGTTATTATTTGCAACTAACTCCACAAATACTTCCAATTTTCCTGTTTGTGAACATTGTATAGCAAACTCGATATGCTCTTATGGATGTTTAGGGGCGCAGTTTGAAAACACAGGCGATATGTTCGTTCCCATTCCTTCAATGTGTAGGATGGAATTCTATAGATTAAAGGGTATTTTTGAAGGATTCAAGGAGAGTGGTTTATTGGATGGTTTATTAGGTATGGCCCAAGATGAAAGAAAAAAAATAATTTTGAGATTTATGGAGGAAACAAAATGAATTTAGATGAATTTATCAAGGCTTTACGTAAGTATATAGACACCCCTGATGCGGTATATATACTTGCTAGGAAAAAGGAACAATACTTGAAGGCTATTGCAATCGTAGAACGGGATGCAAAAATTTGCGACCAACAGGAAAATCCAACATTTGACTCAGCCGATGTAACCCTTCTAGTAGAAACGTTAGAACATCTCTTAGCAGTTCTCAATGAACAGCCAATAGGTGAAGACACAACCAAATTTGCCGATGCCTATTCTACTTTGTTATACAATCACAACAAAAATACTCATAAATTAGAAAAAATTAGTACCCTTTCGCAAACGGTCAACCGCTACGCAAATCTTCGTCTAACCACGGCAGAGTTGATTCAAAATTTGAGAAAGATGAATAAACAAATTAGAGACCTCAGTAATCTCTCTTACCAACCCGCCCAATTGAGTAAACATTATTTGGCAAGTTTCGACAAGAAGAATAATAAATAATATAGAGGATTATATCTATGCCTTTTACTTGGACAACACTTCCTGTTACTGCTGGCTCTAGCCAAATCGTATCACCTATAGTTGCTGAAATTCGTACAAATATCAACACCGATAGAGGATATGTGGGGTTAGCCGCCATTGGAGCGGCACCAGGGACGTTCCCTACTAATTGGACAAAAACTATCGCCGCAGGAGTAAAGATAGAAGAGGCAGAATATACAGAAATGAAAACAGCACTAGATGCGGCTTGGGATGCAAATATTTGTACTGCACATCGGGTAACACATTATTCAATCTATCAAAGTACTCACGATGCTTCCTATCGAGCAACCCATCAAACCACCTACCTAAGTGGCGATGATGGAACTGTAGAATCTAGCCATTTACATACAAACCGCGCAACTCACTACGCAACCTATCAGGGAAGTCATCATACTTCAGATAAAGATACAAATAATACTTCTCACGATGTGGATTATCACGCATCTCATTGGACAACCCATTACGGAACAAATCTTGCAAAACATAATGCCTCCTATGATGTTGTATATAATTCAGGCGGGGTAAATAATTTCTACTATGTTAGTGATGAGACAGGATATGATAATGGTGTGAACAGCGGCGATAATAACACATATGAAGGAGCATATAATCCTATCATTTAATATAGAGGGATAAATAAAATGAGTTATTCAGCAGGATGTAAGGATTGGACGCAAACAATTGCTATTGGTGGCGTAGTCGAAGCCGTTGACGTAAACGAATTTAAAACCAATGTGGATTGGATAAAGGATAACCTAGCCTGTCTCTCCCATAATACCACTTACCGCTCAACACATTATACCGGCGATGACGTAAGCCATAATACAACTTATCGCGGAACTCACGATACAGGAGTTCGAACAACCCATGACACTTCAGAAAAATCATCTCACGATTCAACTTATCGGGCAACCCATTACACAGGCGACCTTTCATCCCACTACGAACAAAATTATAATAATCACGATACAGGTTACGATGCGACTTATAATGTAACCCATTTACTAATCGCAAACACTGGCGACGATGCAACTTATATTGGTTTTCATTGCGTAGCAGACTTGAATGAGTATGATAACGTTCATTGGATGTCTCAGGACGTAGGATATGATTCAACCGTAAGAGGAACTCACTACACAACTTATAACGATACTCATTTAGGAGCCTATTTCTCCAAAGATAATACTTCAGATTTGGGTATAGACTCTCCTTAAAAACATAATAAAGGATTTAAAAATGAAAGTTTTTCTGACGAATTTAGATGTCGGCAGCGGAATTGCTTACGTTGGTGGCGTAATTAAGAATTGGCTTCAGGAATTACCTATCACCCTTTTCGAATACAGAGACCAAACATCGGAATCCGCAACCTATGCAGTACTACAAAGAGAAAAGCCTGACGTTATTGTGATAAACGAAATCTACCCTCGGATAATTTCACCTGTTCTTTACTACAAGATGACTTATCCGCAGACTGTAGTAATCCTTTTCTCGCACTCGCAGAAGGCTCTTTTGTCTGTACAAACTAACGATGCAAGCAAGCACAATCAACATACTGTACTGATGGATTTGATACACCGTTCTAAAGCCGTTTACGTTCTAGGAGCAAGAACGGAAAAAAATATAGGCAGAGAGATTGTCAAATTCTGTCCTTCTGACCCTGAAATTTTTTCTAATAAAACAAATTGGAACAAGAGACCTAATCTCTTTTGCATGATAAGTAATATTTACCCTGTAAAAGTATGCGAAGAATTTCTGAAGTTGGTAAAAAATATTCCTACCTCAATTGATGTGTATGGAGAATTACTTGATAGGTTCATAAGCCAATCTTACAAAGAATTATTCCTAGAGGCCACAAAACATAATCTTTGTTATAGGGGTGCGCTTTACCAAGAAAAAGTAGGCGAAGTACTCAATCAATACAAGTACATCATTTTTCCGCATCACGGACACGAATCGTTTTTTATGGTGCTTCATCAAGCCATTATGTGCGGAACCATCCCCATCGTTTTGAATGATAGAAGTGGAAAAGATTTTGATGGCTCGTGGATTGATTGGTGTGATGGGTTATATTTTGGGGTAGAAAAAATTGAAGATTTTATTTCTAACTTAATAAAATTATCCACAGATAGGACAGATTTAACACCTGTCTCAAAATTTATTTCAACCGAAGTGATGAAGAGATTTGACTACTACGCCTTCAAAAAGGAATTTCAAACTTTTTTAGATAAACTATAAATAAATTTAATAAAATGAAAATAATATTTATTAAATTTCTTAAATATCTACCGTGGGCATTTATTCAACAAATATTTGTCATTACTCTTTTTATTTTTTTCTTTTCGCATATAACAGTTTTTGGGGCAATTTTTTCCGCAGTTTCGATTTTTTCTTTTCTTCATTTTCCTAACAAATTTTTGATGTTTTTGACATTTTTTATAGAGATTATATTTTTATATTTTTATACAAGTGTATTTTCTTTATTATGGATAACGGGGGTTCATGCCCTTATTGCCGTATTGGTTAAAATCTACGTTCCTAGTGATATTACCCACGGTATGAGGGTTCTTTGGAATTATTATAAAAATTAATGAATTATTACGAAAAGAGAACTTTAATCCCTTTTTTCTTCGAACTGCGCACAGTAGGCAATCTGTAAACCGACATAGGGCATCCCGTCTTTTGTCATCGAATCCATCATCGTCATGTATTTTTTGGTCTTTTCCCCGACCTTCCGACAGGCAGAAATGCGATGGTTTGCCACCACTCCTTCTTCAGCGGAGTGCTTGCAATTGACGCAACCTACCGCATCTTTGATTTCCCCTAGCATTTGGCGTGAGATTGCCCCATTTAAGACTATCTGGAGCCGTGCCTTGCGCCCCAGGCGGGTCAAACGTTTGTTTTTCGGCTCGTAGCCCTCAATAATGGGTATCATCGATTTAAAGCCTTTTAAACGCTATTTTTGTCCTCAAAATACGTCCTGAGAATGGTGCTGTAGATGTGTGAATTGGGGATGTAACGGGGATTGTCGAACACGAACGTATCATCGTTGTACAGAATTTTCCCGATTGCGGCGGCTGTAGCCGAACTGCGGCTGATACCCGCATCGCATTGTACTACACAATGCTGTATATTTTCTTTTGCTTTCAAAACTAAATTTAAAATTTCTTTAGCATGATTTTTAGAAAATATAATGAGTCCTTCACCTTTATCTCTTACACCATAATCGTGTACCCATAATTCTATGTGTCCTTTACACCAAGGAGAAAATATTATAGGCTTGTAATAAGTTTTAGGAGTTCTGTATCCTATACAAATATGATTATATGGATAAACAGCACTTACTTTTCTCCATTTTTCGAATGACATTATGGTTATAAATATTCTATCCATTACTCATATTATACCACAGTTTGTTATACTAGTCAAGGAAAATACCATACTGAAGAACCCAAAATAAAAATGAAATTGGCATGGAAGAAAAGACGTTCGTTATAATTTATTTGTCTTTGGTGTCAAGCCAACGGATGCATTTTCCTTTGTAAAAAAGAAATTCTTTTTCATTGTGAGACTCCCAACATTTTTTTTTATGAGGGCAAACGACACACATTCCTTTAGGAAATTCTTTTACTCCATGTAGTTTTAACCACAAATCAGCCTTGTGTACCAATGTTGTTTTATTCATCAGCAAGCCACCTGATACACGTAGTTATATTTACATTTTGATATTCGTAGTTCCAACGCTTTCTCTCTTTCGTTGTTCTTTTACAAGTAGAAGCATATTTACAAATCTCATCACAAGAAATACCTTCGGGTAAAACCTTATATCCGTGCAGGGCTAGCCACAATTCAAACTTGTGCTGTAGTCTCTTGGTCATTTGAATATCCTAGGGTCAGGGTCGAGCCACTCTAGGCAAGCCTTTAAAACCCTGAAAGTAATATTTCCATCTTCATCTTCCACGTAATTCTTCACCCCAAAGTCAAGACCGTATCCGATGATTTTTATAGATTTACCTTCTTCCTCTATCTTAATGAAGGCTTTCCGAACAGATTCGGGCTTGCATACTCCACGTAAAAGGCATTTTGTACAATCTTGTATCTTGACATCTTGCGTATATAATCCCCCGCTTAATTTCAAATACAGTTCAAACTTTTTTGCGAGTTTTTCTATCTCCATTTTCATTCCCTAGGAAGCCGAAACAAAACCAACACCAATCCCAATCAGAACTATGATAAGTTTTTCCACCAAGTATAAAAGTTCTCTTCCCAATCCATTCTTTTTCTAAAAAACCACCATCACTCATTGTTAAGATTTTACCTGTCTTTACGTTATACAAAATTTGCCTGTTGTTGCCTTCGTATCTGATGTTGCAGATGCCCTCGTTTTTGGCTCTGCACTTTACACAATTGTTTTCCTTCGTGGTATCGTTGCACATTACAAGAGCATTGTTCCCGTGCAACGCACAGTACAGTTTAATTTTGGAAATGTTACTTTTTTCCATTTGGGTCTGGCGTATAATTTTCGCAGAAGCACAGGAGTTGCATTTGCCCCCACCTATTCTTGTACTCGTAATAGGTCTGAGGAGTCATGCACTCCGTTTTGGCAGGGGATGAAAAGTGTTTGCAACTCGCACAACAAATCGGTTCACCCGATAATTTGTCGAGCAACTTGAACAGGTCTTTGTTGAATTTAACTTTCATTCCTAGCAACATTTTCAAACCCCCATTCGACCCCCGTTACGGTTTTGTGCAAGCCATGCCCTTGTGATACGAGCAATTATTGCACAGTCTGTTGCACGATTGCGCACCCCGATTCCAAGGGGGATTCCACGTTCCAACCCGTTTTCCACTACTGTTGTAGGATGACACACCTGAGAAGCCTGAGAAGCCTGAGACTCCTGAAAAGCCTGAAACTCCCGACCATCTTGAAACCCCGTGGCCTCGGAAAATATTTTTGTCATCGCTTTTAAATTCTCGACAACTTGGTACTCCGTTGATTCTTGGAAAATTAATATCTTTCTTATACTTTTTGAGACAGTCGCTAGTCTTGGCGCAGTAGCCGCAATTTGGTGCGTACCCGTGGAGTTTCGTGTAAAGCCTAGACCAATTCTCTAGCCTAGTCTTATCTACTTTCCTTTGCTTCTTGCGTTCGATATATCTTTCAACCCACTTGTCAATTATCATTCCTACCTCTCCGGGATGCAATCATCACAGCCTTCAAAATTATAAAACCCACAATATACGTCATACGTTTTCATCGGCTGTTTCAATGTAAAAGTGTTTGGTAAGAGAATGTTATTCCCTTTCTCGTTTCCTTCATAATCGCAAAAAAACCGCACCGACTTTACTGCCCTACACTTTCTTCCGCAATTCCCACACCAAGGTACTTTATTTCCATCTGTAATGTGATGTAGAATACAATACAAGCGGATTTTATCTAGGTTGATGCTCACTTTATCAAATACCATCCTAGGAGTATCAAAATCAGGTGTCCTAACAGGATAAAATCAAAAGCGTTCATTTATTTTTTCTCCAATTACTACACCCATCAAAAACGAAACGATTGGTTATTTTACTAATATCTTCTTTACTATCTAATTTAAATGTGTGTTTTAAAATTTTACTAGAATCATCATGTATACAATGAAAATTAACTACTTTATATGGACAAGTCCCATTTTTCCAATCTCTACAATTTCCACAACGAGGAACATCCTTCCAATCTTCTACATTGTGTATTACACAATATAAAATGATTTTCTTCAGATTAAACGTTTTTGGCTTTTTCATAATATTTGCAACAACGGCCTAGGATGTAAAACGTCTTTTTGTCGCCCTTGACGAACATCAGGTCTTCCTTGTCGTTTATGCTGTGGCCTTTCTTACAAGTGTAGCCCCGCCACGTTTCATCCCGATGCTCACAGTTCGCACACGACAGTTTCAGATGGTGCATCTTGGCGATGAACCGCAAACGGTTGGCGATTGCCGCATCGGTAGGGGTCAGGCCAACGATGGTCTGAGCAACACCCTGAATGTGCTTGCAAATCTGTTTGCGAAAAATCCATTGAGGACAGGAACAGCCGAATGAATTGTCCTCAGCCTGTGAAACTGTATAAAACTTGGTGCTATCGCTTTCCGATTGCACCGTCCATTTATTCCCCCACTTACCTTGACTCATTTTAACCCCTTGTTTGCGTTTTCGATAATCGAAAACATCCTAGCCGTTGCACAAGAAAAGTTGTTCTCCATGGCTTCGGGAGTATGCCGCTTGCAACGCCAATCCTTCGGCATGGTAACGTCAGCCTTATCGCAAAAGACGCATTGATGCCGAAACGGGCATTGAACCCCCTTCGGGATTCGACCCCCCACTAGGCCATTCATGTTCGTAAAATCAGGTCTGTCCATTTTTACCTCTATACCCTATTATACCACGAAAAAGAGCATTTATCAAGGCATATTGTTAGATTCTAACGATTATCTTCCTTGGGTTCAATAATTTTCAAACTGTGCAAGACTTCCCATAATTCTATCCTTTTGGCATAAATAGGGAAGTGTTTTTTAAGAATACCTCTTACAATCTCTCGATGATAAGTATATCCTGTCTCATCGGGCAAATGGTAAGTATTCAAGTATTTAAAAATGCTGTACTTCCTAATGAATTCGATTGTCGAAGCCCGACTACGCAGTTCTTTCATTTTTACAACAACTCAGGTAGTTCGAACAGCGTCTCCCCTCCGGGAACAATGCACTCTTCAACGGGCGTCCACTCAATCGTCTTGGCCTTGAACACCCCAAGCGTCAGGATTTCCTTCCCTTCTCCCGCCTCACGAAACACGTTCAGCCTCAGCGACTTGCCGCTTGCTAGCAACTGAGCATAATTTTTTGCGGCGAAGTAGTTGAACTCGTCCACGGCTTCGGGGTCGTGCAGGGTCAAGCAGATGCCGTCCACGTAAGGCAGAATATCCATGAACCCGTCCATGATGGCGGTGTAGAGGATAATCATACCCTTGCTTTCTTTCCTGATGTCCTTGATAATTTCCTTGACCTCATCGACAAAGAGCAACGGCTCACCACCTGTCAGGATGATTTGCTCGTAGTTCCAATGGTCGATAGGCGGGGCAGGGGTGAATTTCTTGTTGGAACAAAGTTCACAATTTCTAGGGCATTTATACGTAACAATAACTCTTGCTTTTCCCATACTTAATTATACCACAATTCGTTGCCCTTGTCAACCCTAAACATATTTAACCCATTCTATACAGTTCTTATTTTTATCCCTTGGTACATCATCAGAGCATAATTCATTTTTATAAAGACAAAGCCAACAAAAATGTCCTTGGCTTTTATCGTGGTGCAATATTCTCCACAGTCGAACTTTACTTCTTAATTTCATCAATTCTCTTTTATTCACAGACTTAGACATATTTAATCCACTCTGTGCAAAAATGATACCCTGCTAATTGACTTGACCCCCACCACTCCGAAGGTAAAAACCTCATTTTTCCTTCGTCATTCCTCATTAATACTTGTTTAGGACAAATTTGTAAATGCTCAACCAAATTTATTATACCCCTGCTTTCCCTACAATGTAGACACACGTTTTCGCCTTCGAGAATTTCACCGCTATGTAAAAGCATATATAATTTATATTTGTTCTCCCACTTTTTCAGTTCTTGCTCAGACATATTTTATCCACTCAATACAGATATCGCCTTCTTTCAACAACTCGGTAACTGAATCGACTTCAATCAGGTACTTTTGGTGTCTCCTGTCTATCAAGACTTTTCTGGGACAGTCCACAGCGAGTTTATAATGCTTGCAGTACGAGCAACGCTCAAAGGACTGACGTGGATGCAGTTTATGCCACAACAAATACTTGTTGTGCCATTTTCTCAGTTCTTCCTTAGACATCCTTCACCCACTCCACGCAACAACACTTTTTAATCCCCCAAGGGTCTCCAAAGAAAATTTCCGTTAATTCTATATCCACTAGCAACAAATATTTTTTCTTACAACCGATATAATAGAACCCTCTACCGTTGCTCTTGACGTGTCTGCAACCAATACAGCAGTCAAAATTTCCTTCTTTCCACGCTTCCCAATAGTCAGGGTGTAGTTTAAAATAAAGTCTGAGTTTGTTTAAAATGGAATCGCTAAACATATTTCACCCATTCTTGACAAGGCCATCTACCCGTCATTATCTCCATCACACCCATAGTTTTGTTGTAGTGCATAACATAAATCGGGCATTTGTCCTCAGCGGTTATACCTACACCCCTGCCCCTCATGCAGATGATACACTTGGCAACAGGGTCAGTTTCGTTCGGATGTAATCTCATCCAAAGTTCGTACTTTTTTGCCCATTTCCTGAGTTCGGCTTCAGATAATTCAAATCCCATCTTCTTGATAGTGAAGGAATTGTTGCTAGCACTACTTGTTTGTTGTATCATTTGCCTACGTAATTCTTCTTCAACAGGAAGGCAATACAACACAGATGTTCCCCCTTTCTATCCCTGTAAGCCCCTCTCCATCCCTGCTGTTTTACACACTTATCCAAATCATTTTGCAAAAGGCAATACTCACAGTACTCATAATTTGCTTTACCCATAAGGGGGTGTGTAGCCTTCCAAAAATCGTACTTGTTCCAAAGGCGTTCCTTCTGCTTCCTGTTCATTTTACGTAATTCCCTTTCCGAAGGAACGCTAGACAGTAATATCCCTGCTCCAATAAATCATCGTAGTATTGGTTTGCTTGCTTACAGGATGCTACATTTTTAAGTCCAAAAATACAATGTGCACAGTTTATTCCCTTGCCCCCTGTTAGTTTCTGCCACAGCCTGTACTTACCCTTCAATCGTTCTATTTCCGCAGGGTCAGGTGGATGGAGTTCTTCGAAACGTAGTTTGTTCTTTATCTTTATCTTTATCTTTAAATGACTCATTATTTCTACCGCAGTAAAATTATGCATTTTTAATCCACTCTACGCAGTACACATCGTCCATTCCCTCTTCGTAAGGGAATAACTTTACAAAGTCTCCCGTTACTAACCTATTGCTAGGACAATGCAGGACACCGACATAATGACCTTCGACAACGGGGGTGTGTATACAACTTGAACACCTGCTCTGAAAGTTGAACATATTGTGGTCTTGCATAAATTCAGGGTGTAGTTGTACAAACAACCTGAACTTGTTCTCCCACTTCTTCACTTCTTTCTCAGACATTCTTAATCCACTCTATGCAGATATCGTTGTGTTTGAGTTTGCCGAACATAAATTTCTTTTTGTCGCACTCAAAGTCCCATCCGTTGCGGATAAGCAACGTCCTCTCAGGACAGCTGCTGCCCACTTTATGTTTACCTGAGTGCGGACAGAACCCGCACGTATTGGTCTTGCCAAATATCGTATCGGGATGGAGTTTCAACCACAAAACAAACTTGCCTGACCACCTTATCAATTGCTTCCTATGCATTTTTAATCCACTCCGCACAGATGAAATGATAGGGATAAGGGGATTCGTTGCGAAATTCGATTGTCTTCAAATCGGAACTCGCCATCAACTTTCCCCTGAACTCTTTTTCCCGCTTGCAATCCCGTACATATTCGAAATTACGATATCCGTTTGCATCCAACACTAGAGTCCCCAATTTCCTTACCTTGTTAGTTGCTTGGTAGTAGCGGCAGTTCTCGCAGAGTTCTTCCTCTCGGTGATGTTGGAACCAAGCCATCACCCCGCCTCGCAGGGCAAACCACAACCTAATCTTCCCTAGCCAATACTCGTTGTTCATCTTAGGCATTTCGTATCCACTCCACGCAGTCGTAATGCATCCCCTCGTTGCAAAACGAAATCTTTCCGTTCCGCAAATCCAACTTTAAAAACGGCCTAGGACAATCGTGGCCGCTTACCACAATCCTTCTGTAATGAGGACAGGCGATGCCACACCTACCAGGAAATGGCTCCTTCGGATTCAACCTACACCACAAATCGAACTTGCCCTGTAGACGTTTTAATTCCAAGGCCTCTCGTTGTAATCTAGATTGCTCTTTTCGCAAACGCCTACGCTCTTCCCTCTTCAAAGACCGCATAAACTTACGCATACCTAATCCACTCTATGCAGAAACAACCCTTCCACTTATCCGTAGCCAAATCTTCCATCGAAGCAACAAACACCATTCTTTTATTCGGATTAAAGCACAACAGACCAAGTTTCGATATGCAAGGCCATTTCATCACATTCGTGCTTTTACCTTCGTTATGTTTACAAATTTTAGTGCAAGAATTCACAGGCCAATCCAACCCATGATTAAGAACCAACCACAATTTATATTTCCTATCCCAATACCCGACATCATGCTCGTTAGACATCCCGTTAAACATGGCGCACCCACTCTATGCATCGGTTGCCGCCAACAGTCATCGCTCCCCGCATCAACACCGTCTTGCCCGTAATAGAATTGTAAACAGGCCTGAGTTGGGTCTGACACCATTCGCTCTCGTGCAGATGGGGACACACAGCACACAGCCCTACAACAGTTCCGTGCAGAGACATCCACACCTTCGCCTTGTTCGCTAGTTTATTCAATTCCCGTTCAGAAAAAGGCTCATACATATTTCACCCATTCCATACAGGGCATACTCTTAAAGGCTTTTATAAATCCTCTGCTTCTAACTGTTGCCATTTTCTCTTCCTGTGAAACGACACAAAAGCGTCCATCTTTATTCACAAGCAAGTATCGAGGACAACCCCCGCCCATGACAGTCTTTCCGCTCCGCTCCCGACATATCTGACATCTATTTCCTGGGCCATTCAAATCAGGATGCAAACGCTTCCAAAGTTCGTATTTTCGTTCCAATCTAGCCAACTGTTCAGGGGTCAATCCAAACCCCATTTTCAAGTCGCTATCATCGTACCATTTCTGATAATACTCAGAATACAAATCGTTTTCTAAGATGCCTGTACGCATATTAATTCCATTCTAATCCACAACTATATTATATCACATCTTGCCCCATCTGTCAACCCCGCTTCGGGTGTGTAAGATACCTAGTGTCGTTAGTGTTCAAACGATATCAAAGTGATATTACTATCGGCACAGGCTTAGGGTCGCACAGGGCGAACGATAAGGCACATTCCCGCTTAAAACGCATCAGAACGCAATCTATCTAAATTTTCAATCGTTAGAAATATAACGAATACCTTATGATTCATTCCGAATTCAAGCCCAACCGTCAGACCCTACGAATTTTCGCACCCTACGAATTAAATAAACCCTGCGCTTTTTACGCAGCATAGGGCCAAATTTCTACCCTAATCGTACTTAATTTGCGAAGAGTGCCGATACATCCGAACTATTCGAAATATCCTGAAATGCCTGAATCTCCACTCCTACTTAACGAATCGTAATATCGGCCTGATTTGACCCCAAATTAATCACCAGTAGACCCACTAAAACTGCCCTTTAAAGTAGTTTAAATTGTAAAAGCCATAGAGCGGATATAATTTTCACTCGGATGAGTGTTTTCAACGTTCGTTGAAAAAGGGGTAGAAAATGAAAAGGGGCTTCAGGCTGGCGAGAACCTGAAGCCCCTAGAGATAATAAGGTCAGTCGATATCAGCCAACGAACGCCACTTGCTGAAGATGAGGCCGTAGATGTCCACGATGTCATCGCCCTCAGCGTTCTTCTCAACCTTGACCTTGCCGGCCTTCAGAGCCTTCTGAAAGCCCTTGTCAATCTTGTCGAGAGCGTCCATATCATCCTTCACGTTGACGAGGAACAGGATGGTTAATTCCTCACGGTTGTCGGTCTTGTCCTTCGGGTTCTTCATGTTGACGAAATACTGAAAGACTTCGAAGGCACGGTCATCGCTGAACTTGGCAAGCAAGTCCTTGTTGAGCAGGGTGTTGCCGACCTTCTGCGAGGCCACGAGTTGCAGAGCGACCTCTTCGTAGTACATCTTCTTGTCCACGAGCGTCTTGACATCGGGGATGTCCTTCGTCAGTTCCTTGAAGGTTTCGAACTTTGCGGCACACGACTGACCCACGCTGTCAGCCACGGCATCGTACTCCTTCTCACCGAACTTGACCTTCATCAGAGCCTTTTCCCACGAACGGAAGGTCGGGAAGTTGCCCTTGCCCAACTGACCTTCGATATGATAGAGAGCATCCTTGTCCTGCTCCTTGCTGAACTGAAGGAAGGCCACCATCGTCTCATCGTAGCCGTGATTGCCTTGACTGACGTACTTGACGAAGCCTTCGTAGTCGATGTCAAGGCTGATGTGGTCGAAGCGGTTCTCCAAGGCCAACGACATTTCGAAGTGCGTACCCGGACACTCAGGCGGGTTCCCTGCGGCGAGAACAACGCAACGCTCAGGCAGACGATAATCGCCAACTTTCCTGTCGTTGATTAACTGATAGCCCGCGCTCTGAACCATGTCGGGAGCGAGAGGCAGTTCGTCCAACAGCAAGTAGACAGGCCACTTGAAATCGGGGGCGGGAAGGATAGAACTGAAGCGGATGAACCCCGCTTTCTGATTGGCGGTGTCGTAGAAGGGCGCACCCTTGATTTCAACAGGGTCAACCTGAGACAGCCGCACGTCCATCAGGACGTAGCCGTTCGGATGCTTTTCGAACTCAGCGATTTCGGTCTTGTTGAACCAATTCCAACCCGAAGCGTCCCACGGCCGAAGCCGATTGAGCATCGCAGGGTCGAACAGGGGCTTACCCTTCGCATCGACAGCGTTCGTCCACGTCTCACGGCAGATAGCAGAGATAATCTGCGACTTGCCGATTCCGGGCATCCCCCAAATAAACAGGGGCGTATTGAAGGTGAAGTTGCCCGAATCCACCGCCTTCAGTCGGCTCACCATCTTCTGAACGATAGTGTTCCGATACTGCTTCATGTTCAATGACCGAACATTCATGTGTTGTTTTGAACTCGCCATTATTGACTCCTTATTATGTCTTAATTATAGCACAAATTGATGCGTTTGTCAAGCCCTTACTGACCCTTCGGAACCTTGGAGAGCATCGAAAACGGGACGCTGTACTGAGTGTTGGCATACGCCACACCGCTGTACAGGTTCTTGACGGACACGATGGCCTTCGTCCTGTTCATCTTGATAATCTCGCCCACCTTATGACCACTACGCTTGCTAGTGAACACGACCTTATCCCCAACCTTGAAGGACAAGGACTTCAGCAAGGTCTCGTGTGAACGCTTGTGCTTGATGACGCTTACGACCTGATGATTCAGTTCAATCAGGTCAGCCATATCCATCTTGCCTATCTCATTCAGTAACTTATCGCTTATCATATCCCTATTATAGCACAATAAAGGAGACTTGTCAAGGGGTTAGGACTGTTCCCTAGGGTCGTATAAGGGCGTACTATCGGTACTTTACGTAGGGTCGTAGAGGTCGTATGGGTGGGGGTGGGTAGACCCCCTAGGGGAGTAGGGGCGCATATGGGGGATATTGTTAGAATATAACGATTGGGCTTACTCAGAGGACTCTCCATTTCCGAAGTCAAATATGTCTCCGTACCACCCACATTTTCGAAAGGGATAGAGTCTCATATTTTCCCCCGTTCTTACCCCGACTTAAAGGTGTGGAAAGTTCCAATCTTTTCCAACCTGCGCCAGGAAGGAAACTTAAAAACAATCCTTTTTACAACTTGACAACCCGCACAATATTGCGGCTTATTCGCAAATAGAGGGTGCTACCCGCACAATATTGCGGCTTATTCAACGTGTCCATGTCGTGTACACGTTATAAAGACGTGTACGAAAACAATCCTTTTTTGGACACGTTTTAGGATTAGCCTTTCTTGCCGAACAGGGATAACAGCAGTCGGAAGAGCGACATCTTTGGTACGAACCACTTACAATTGTTGTATCTGTTCAGATATTCGGGGTCTTGCAGATAGACCTTTTCCTTTTTGTTGTAATGGGATTGGTATGCTGTATTTTCAGGGTGATTGCATTTATCGTCTACATTAAGACTGTCGGACATCGTATCACAAAATTCGGCAAGAAACCACCAATGCTTGAAATACTTACAATCTCGGCAAAATATTTCGTTTCTGATTTCGTTGTTATTCATTTCTTACTCTTTTGTTTCTTCCCAACTTTCTACAATGAAGGCTAGTTCCAAGGTCTTTTTGTCGGATACTGTAACCCTGAAACCCCCTGTTTCGATACACCAATTTCTTTCAAGAATGGGAAGGTCTTTTATTTCTTCTAGATGGTCGAGCGTGTCTTTGAAGAGCATGAGGGCTGTTGCCTTCATTTCAGGGATGTTTGGAACCCTGCCATGTCGCCAAGGCCAATTTAATGTTGTCATAACCTTGTGTACTTTCTCCCAATTGAACCTGAGAATAATATTGGAAATGGTTAGGTCGAAGTCGTTCTTTTTTGTTTTCATTCTTTTTCTCTGTCTTAATTATAACATAGTTTGGATTGTTTAGGGTTTGGATTATTTAGGGTTTGTAGGGTTCAATTTGGAATGGTGTATTTTGGTACAGTTGGGACATATGCCGTGGCTGATTCTGTTTTTGGGAAATTCTTTTGGGATTTCCTGTTGAATCCATGTGGGTCTGGATTTGATTTTACCGCAGTACATACATAAGGTTAGGATTTCTACTTGTTTATTGTCGTGCATTTTATTTGTATTTAAAATAGGATTCGAATACTTCGGCTACGTGTTCGCGGGAGTATTTGAGGTTGTAGAATAGCCATATCCTGTCCGTAAAGTCCTTTTTCTTTTCGGGAGTAGGCTCGTATTTCCATTGTTCGGCATAGGCCTTGCACTCGGAACGAAGGCGGTAGGAGCGGATGGCTCCGTAGAGGATATTGTGTATAAGTAAGCCGTGCGTCCACCACTCCTTCACGTGGGTGAACTCGTGGGCGAGAAGGCCTTTGTCGCGGACGTAGGAGTTACCTATTATTATAAGGAAGGCGGCGGCTTTGCCCCTTACGACATAGCCCTTGCCTTTTTGCACTTTGTTTACGTAAAGGATGATTGCGGGAAACTTAAATTTGATTGTCATACCTATATTTATTTGTTTTTCTGCCTGTCTGGGCCGAAAATATCATCCATTATCATACGAGTATATCATTCAACACATCGGCAACCGTTGGGGAAACGATAAGGTAGTTCGCCCTGACCCTGCGGGTTGCGGCTTTTATCCTGTCGCTCATTTGGTAGAAAGGGCAGTAATAGGAACACCCCTTGCACTTTTTCGCCTCTTCGGGGTCGATGTAGGAATAGCAGAAATGGTTCAGCACCACTCTCAGTTTTTCCTTGTCGGAGAGTTCGCACGACTTCAGTATCATCTACCAACCCCTATCGTCCGGTTTTAAATTGTCCGTCATCCCTATCATTTCTAGTTCTTGGTATTTCTTATCTTCCTCTACCCTTTTTTGCAGTTCTGCTTCGTAAAAGGAACAGCCGAAGCAGAATTTGCCAGGAATACAACCGGCGAACACGCAACCCCCGTTCAGGACTTGGTACAGTTTCATTTTATCGCTTATCGGACACGTTTTTGGTATCATCCTTCACCTTTAAATTTAGCAAGCGTAGCCTTACCATAATGACACAATCGACAAGCCCGTTTCGTTAGATAAAAACCGTCAATAATCCCATCGGCTTTATACGTTAATCCAAACGTACACCTATTGCTAAATATTACAATAAATTTTTGTTTATTGTTTATTGGACACTTTTTCGGTATCATCGTCTTTTAACCCCATCCACGTCAGCCATTGTTTCATTTCCTCTTTAAAATTCGCTGTAGAGTATTTTTGTTGTCTCTTCTTCTCTGCGCTGTAGGGACATTCTTTGCAGAAGGATAATTTCTCGGAAACCTCTTCCAACAGGCACTCGGTTTTGAGTGTTGCTTGGAGTTTGCTCTTATCGTTCAGAGGACAGTCTTTCGGTATCATAATAGTATGTGGGAATTCCCTGTTGTTTCATCATGTCCCTTTTAAATTCTTCTACCTTCCTCTTTCTTTCTAGTTCCTTTTCTAGTTCCTCTCTCAATCGTGATATTCTTTCTCTCATTACTTCTTTCTCACGCTCCAGTTGCGCATCTTTCCCGTATTGGCAATCCTTGCAATCTTCAGCACCTTTTGAGTACTCTTTAATGGCGCATATGTTTTGGAGCGTGGTTTGCAGTTTGTACTTGTTGTTCAGAGGACAGGTCTTGGGTATCATTTCTCGTTCCTGATATGACGGGGGCATTTTTCACAGGGTTTCATCTTGAACTCAAAATAAATAGTGTGATTAACCCCGCCACCAACACTATACATTACATCCCCCAATAATCTAGGTTTAACACCTTCACAAAAAACCTTGGGATTTAATGCCATTATAAACCTAGCCTTCAGAGGCAGAACGCACTTTCTCGGTATCATTTTCTATTCTTTTTTAGGTGGGCGATTATTCTTTCTTCCACAGCGGGGGTCGTGTAATTTCCTTCTTTTAGGAACTCTCTACAGTTCTTGTAGCGTCCATCATCATCAAAAAATATGTACGCGCAGATGTTTGTTCCTAGGGATTTACGGCAATACTTACAATGCCATTCGTCAGGGTGCAGGGCTTTCCAAAGCGTGTACTTGTCAGGCTTCATCCCTTTGTTTCTGTTTCGATGAACTCGGCCTTGGTGATTTCCTTAAAATCAACATCAAGAGGTTCTTGTATAACAGTTCCTCTGGCGGCTTTCCCACCAATCCAATACCCCACATTCTTGCTCAGTAAACTATGTCCTTCTTTGATGACAATTGTTTGCCAAGTGGTCTTGTCTTTTTTATAAGCATCTTGTTGTGTTTTGCGGGAAATTTCCTTCGGGAACCTGAAAATTTTTACTTCCTTCGTTACTGGGTCTTTATGATGGATGTTGTAAAGAATGTAATGGATTTGGTAGTTAAGCCACAAGTCCCTAGCCTTTTCCAATTTTTCGATACGTTCTTCTTCCGCTTTTCTCTTCTTGGTTTTAAAAAACTCTGATATCATTCTTATCTCTCCATCTTTACGATTGATAATCCTGCCCTGTCTAAGTTGGAAAATTTTCCCACCAAGTATTCCTGTCCGTTGTTCAGGTCTTTCACGATGTAATAGGTGATATACCCTGCTTCTCCGACTTCGCTGATGCTGATGCGGTTCGACCTGACCTGTTCCTTGACTTCCTGAACGGGCATTGTGTACCCGTTGCGATTCTCCGCTCTACCCCTTCCTTTCGGATTTAATACAAACGGGACGAGAAGGGCTATGAGGATGCCAACAATGGCAACACAAATCAAGACCTCAATCAACGTAAATCCTTTCTTCTTCATTTTTAAACTCCTTTGTCTAATCTTTCTTTTCTTTTTTATTTTCTCGTGTTTTCCTGTACTCTTTGAATGGCGGGAGCAAATCAGGACGGCGTTCCTTTATCGACATCAGCACCTTGTCGATGCTCAGGTTGATAAGGAAGAACTGTACGGGAAAATTGGAAGTGTCCTTCAGATTTTCTAGGTTGATAAATTCGATTTCGGATGCGTGTATCAAGTCCTCTCCGAAGTCGGATACTGCGGTGATGATACAATCACCCAACGATTTCTTTTCTCCCTTGTTTCTGTAAGTTGCCATTTATTCCTCTAGGTAAACTGCCACGACTTGTTTTTGGTGGATGTTGTTAGTTGGAATCAATTGCTTGAACTCCTTCTTGATTTCATCGCACCCCTTCTGAATCCCGATGGTTTTAAATTCCTTTTCGCAAGTGCATTTGTGCTTCATTAGGAAAAACTCGTAGGCATCGTAGTCTTCGATTTCCTCGTACAAAACGTGCCTGATAACCCTCATGTTCTATCCTATCACAACCCGTTTGGTTTTCTTCTTTTCCTTTTCCTCGTCAATCATTCTTGCGGCAAACCCAAATTTGGTAGCGGCGTGTTCGTTCAACTCCCGAATCAGCGTTGCAGGGCAAGTGTCCCCTTTTTGACGGTCTACGATTACCCGAACTTCAGCATTTTGGTTGTAGGTTTTTAGAACTTTAATTAACGCCTTTATCGTCATTGGCCCCTCCTTAACAATATTTATTCTTTGGGGAGTCGTCATTTGTAAAGAACTTCCTTCTTGAAAGAGGCCTTCAAGTACTTGACTGTCTGCACGATAAAAACACCTGATACAGCGGCAAGAGCAACGATAATCAGAAGCCTTTTGGTAACTTCAGGAAAAGAATGTAGAGTGCCGTTGATGAAGCCGATGGATGAGCCGATGAAAAAGATGCGGCCTACGTGTTTCAGGTAGGACATATCTTTCATTCCCTGCGTAGTGTTACGCTTGATTTTCCAAATCCGATATCGCCTGATTAATTCGTTCATTCTTTCTCCTTCAAAAGAAATTCGTTGTTCAGCACCTTGAAACTGATACGGCTACGCATTTTCTCGGAAAAGTCTCCGTAGGTCGCACGAACCACGATGCCTTCCCTGTCGTTCTGCGTTCCGTTGTATTTACCCTTCGCCATTTCCAAGAGTTGCTCTTGGTCGTAGTGGAATCCTTCACCCATTTGCACTAACGGGACACGCTCTAGGCCGAACATTGTAACGACCTGAAACATCCTAGGAACGGACAGATACTTTCCATCGTCAATGTCGTACACATCGAAAACGAAAAGCGAGTGTTCGGTCAATCCCAACTTGTTCTTTTGGATTCCTGGGCCGCAAATTTCGCCCTGAATGGCGATGTTCGCACCCCACTCCCGCATCTTCTTTTCTAAGTCGTACTTACGAGCCATCTGCCAATAGACAGAGCCTTCGCTGTCCTTCTTTTCCATATTGCGTGAGCAGACCCCGAACTCGCCACGGTTAAAGTAAATCGTGCAACTCGTCCCATCACACTTTGTCGAGATGTAGTAGGACTTGCCACGCAATTCATTAAGAACTTTGGGGACGTTCTGAATCCGCTCTTCGTCCGTTTTCGGAAACAGCGGCGGGAAATTTCCCTTGGTATCACCTTGGTTAAAGCCGCCAGGAACGGGTTTCTCGTAGTGAGTAATCCCTAGAGTGCCTGAAACGTCCTGACCGACCTCGTATTCAAGATGGGTCAGCGGCGGCAGAATTGTCAGCGGGAAAACAATCCCCTGTGAAAGCGTTCCACGAAGTTTAATCGTTTTGATGCGGAACTTTTCCTTCGCAAGAAAGGCAAACTCAGGCTTGTCGGGAACGATGGTGTCGATTTGAATATAGACCACCGCATCACCAACTTTAAACTCACCCTTCTTGACTACCACTTGCCACCCAAGCACGTAGGCCTTTTCGATGGCATCAGCGTTTTCAATCGGCTGAATGTCGATAATTTTTTGAATTGATGCTAACATTTTTAAATCTCCTTGACCTGAATCCAAAAGCCACCGTAGTAGCCGTTGTGTTCGTTGTGGGTCTCAAACACGACAGTTTCATCTTCGGCGTGAATCCGAAGGAACTGAACCTCGTTCCCGCCTAACATTTGAATCATCACACCCAATCCTAATTGTGAACTGCTCATTTTATTTCTCCTTTAACTTGCTTCCGTCCATTCCTTCAGCGTCTTTGCGAAAGAATGGAGTTGACTTTCAGAACCACGCAGAACAATATGGAAATCGCTTTCAAGCCATCCCTTGCTCTCGACCCATTCAAGGTCAAGTCCGAAGAGTTTCGCCTTTTCAAATTGACTGCGCACTTGCGGACAAGTCAACCTTCCCACCGTCAGCGTAGTTTTTAAAGTCCCTACCCGTTCCATTTTTAATACCCCGTAATTCTGCGAATCGCTTCCTTCAGTTTGAAGGCAACCTCGCCCGAAATCTCGACAGGCTTCATCAGCGTGGCCTCGCTCACGTAGGGGCGAAGCAACTCTAAGGCTTCATTTGTTTCCTGCAACCTTTCCTTGATATCTTTTTCGTGGCAAGGCTTGCAGATGATATCGTCCTCGTTGTCAACCGAATGACTGCAACGACTGCACCAAATATCAACATCAACATCGTAACTAATAGGCATTTTATTTCTCCTTTATTCCTCTAGCTGCCACAATCGTGTCGTACATTTCGTACATCTTGTCCCACAACACGTCAAAGTTTATAGACCTAGGCGCACTATTAGCGACCAAATCTTCCAACCACTTGTAGGCCTTTTCCCTATCTTCATCAGAAGGGAGCCTATCAGCGAAGGCGTAATACTGCTCGTGGAGAATCCCCACCTTTTTCTTAAATAGACGCTTCTTCATTTTCTTAGCCATTTTTTACTCCTCTTCCTTCTCATCATTCCACATAATGATTTTTTCACCGAACGGGAAATCCATTTCCCTATTGCTCTTCTGCAAGACCCAAAAGGTCTGCCAATTGAACTTGCCCACGGCCTTTTCGATTTGGTTCTGGTCCCCGTAACCGTCCGTGAAATAGAACAGGGCTTTGATGTCCTTGTCCTTGTTCTTCGCCAAGTCTTCGAAAACGGGGATGAAGGACGTGCCGCCACCACCCGTCAGCACCTTGTTGATGTCGTTGCGGAAATTCTTCAAGCCCTTGATACGAGCCTTGCCGTGAATCATCGAGTCGCAACCGTACAGCACGACCTCTAGGAACGGCATCATCCTGAGCATCGATTTCAGTTCACCGATGAATTCGATGATATCGTCCTGAGAGATTGAGCCTGACGTGTCAAGAGCGAGAGCGACCTTGGCCTTCGAACCCGTCTGCCCTGGCAGATACAGGCCGTAAGGAAGGTAGGCACGGTTGACCTTGGCGGTAGTGTACTGACCACGCCCGATTTCCTGAATCTTGCGCTTGATGAACCGCTTCCAATCGACATGACCTTCCAACTCTTCCATGTACTCGTCAATGAGCCTCTGCATTTCGGCGGGAACATCGCCCTTTTCCTTTGCACTCAGACCCGAAGCGGTCTTGAAGATTTTCTTGTCGATATCGTTCATTTGGTCTTGTAAACTTTTGCCCGTCTTTTTCTTGGTACTGGCAACGCCATCGCCCGTCATTTCCGAACTCGCACCGTGGTTGTCGAACTGACCGAAATCCCCTGCGTTACCCTGCATCCGCTGATTGGACTTGCTAGGGTTTTTCTTCTGCTCTTCTTTCAGCAGGGCAAGAATTTTCTCGGCGTTCATGCCCTTGAAGGCTTCATCATACAGGATTCCCTTCGGGAACTCCAACAGGTTGTCCTTGGTAGCCATTTCGTTGATGATGATGGAGTTGATAGCGTAGTCGAGAGCGAAGTTCAACTGCTTGCGGTCAGCCTCATTCTTGATGCTGTTGTGGATGTTAAAGCGCATAAAATGCTTGAACAGGATGTGCTGAAGTTCGTGCAGAAGGCACGTCATAACCTGATTCTTGTTTAACTTTTCAACGAAATCCTTGTTGTACATAATTTTTACGTTGTCGGTTGCCATCGTGTCGATGTCAGGGCGGGTGGTTTCCTCAATCGGGAACTCCAACAGAAGTCCACCGAACAGCCGATGCCGAATCAACAGACGGCACTTGGCGTACTTGATTTTCTCAGCCACGGTCATATTAGCCATTATTTCGTCTCCTTTATCATCATTAATATTATAGCAAATAAAACCCTATTTGTCAAGGGTTTTTGTACCTAAATTATCCTTTGATATCGGCTTTTCTTGCTTACTTATCATCTTTTTTCCAAACGAATTTGTCGCAAACCTCAGTAGGCAGGGATTCGTGAAATAATTCGTTAGATTCAAACGTAATATTTTTCTCGTAGTTTTCGTTGTCGAACGGGCAGGGCTTCGAATCGAGGCGAAGGCCGTCCCAATTGACGCACTTTTCGCACATCGGCAGGTCGTGCTTTAACTTGGATTGTAAGCGAATTTTTTCCTTCAACGGGAAGAGTTTCCGCTCACGGTCAGCCAACTCTTTAATGTCGTTGTAGATTTCAAGGCCAAACATTTCACGGAAACGCTTGACCCCGATTCTGTGCATTTCTTTGATTAGGTCGTTGATTTCCTTGTCCTTGTGAAAGGTCTTTTCCCTGCGCTTTTCCAAGTCTTCGATATCTTCCGAACCCCAAACTCCGTGCGGATTAAAAATACTGTTAGCCATTATTTACTCCTAGGAGCCGATTCGAACCTACGGCAGACGGAATAACGCCACCTAGTTCCTGAGCGTCTCAGCACGAGCGTGTCTTTGCACCCTTCGGGCGGGTCAGTCGTGAACGTGCCATCGGGAAGCCATCTGCCACCCTGCCGAATTTCTTTCCCGTTCGCATCAAGCCTGACCACGTTAAATCTCAGGTAGGCGTGGTAGGGAACTCCTTTGTACTTGAAACAGTACCAACGCCATTTCTCAGGCGCAGGGGCGGGATTCAGATTACCGCCACTAATAAATTGCTGATGGGTAGGCCTTCCACCCACGATATTTCTCCAACAGAATTTGCAATTGTCGCAACTGAGAAAATCCGATTTAAAAGACTTACCCTGTAATTTCAGGGAAAGTTCAATCTTCCTCAATGCTTCTGATTCGCCTAATAATCTTTTACTCATAATTCTATGATAGCACATTTTTTCGTGTTTGTCAAGCCCTGTCTATATTATACCACATCTTGAAGCAAAACAATAAATACTAGTAGGAGTTCAGAACTATGTTAAAAGCAAAGATATTGAGAGAAGCAAATGCCCCTGCACCGGCCGCACCCGCTCAGGCCGCACCCGCCCAACAAGCCCCTGCACAGTCCGCTCCCGCACCCGCCCAACAAGCCCCTGCACAGGCAGACCCAAAACAGGCACAGGCGATGGTGGATTTAATCGTTAAAATCATAACGCCAATTATCCAAAAGACGATTCAAGATGCTTTGAAACAGGCACAGCCAAAAGCCCCTGCCGCTCCTGCCAAGCAACCCGCCCCTGCTCAAAAACCCGCTCAGGCTCCTGCACAGAAACAACCCGCCGCTAAATAATTTACCTTTTAACGACAACTAGTTGTGTTTTGATTTTCGGACTTTCCAACGATTTAACGGCTTCAATATTTCTTTCGCTATCATCGTAAAACCGCACATCATCGTAATCATCCAATCGGGACAGAATTGCGTTCTTTTTCAGTCTCGCTAGTTCCTCGCCTGTTGCTCCCTTTTTACCCCCCACGATTATCAGGCGGTCAGGGTCAACCCACTTCGACAGGAACTCGCGCAAGCCGCTTGTGTTCGGCCTAGCGGTTAAAATCATAATATCCGAATCACCGCCCACTATTTTGCGGAAGGCGGTCTTCAGAAAATTGGTAGGTTTCGGATTAATCAATCCCCCTTGCTCAAAATCAGAAAGGTCGATTTTATCGTCAGGTTCGACTTTGTAATCGGCAAATTCCTGTGTCGATAAGGATAGGCCTTTGTTCGGGATTCTGATTTTAGCATCGGTGGTTGCCAGGCAATCATCGAAATCAAATACACGGAGTTTTCTTTTTATTTTTTTAAATTTCATATTATTAAATCTCTCCAACTTTCATTATTTTTTATTCTGTAAAATTGTTTTTTAGAAATATTAAAATAACTAAAAATTTCTTTTCTAGGAATTTTATTTTCGTTTATCAATTTCCTAATTTCGATTACGTTTTCTTTTGTTAGTTTAGCATTGGGATTGGTTTCCCCTTTCAATTTTTCTTTTACTTTTGGGTATTCTTGTAAAAATATTCTTCTTTTTTCTGATTGTAATTTTTTGGTTTTTTCAAGATGTTTTTTCCCCCAAAAAGGATGTTGTTTTCCTCTCATTTCTTTAGGGTGTTCTTTTAAATATTTTTTCCTTTTTTCCTTCATTAGATTTTTAGTTTCTTGTGATGGTGTCCAACCTAAACTACCTTCTCCACCTTCTGTTAAATTCCAACCTATTTTTTGTTTAGGGTCATAAGTATTTCTATTTTTAATTTGAAATTTTTCTCTAAGAAAAAGTAATTTTTCAAATTCTTTTTCATTTCCTGTGTTTTTATGAACTTCTAAAATTTTGAAACAATTTTTATCAATTGGGAAATATTTTCTTAATGCATTATGGAAATATTTATTAGAATTTTTTACATTAAAATGGTCTTTAAATCGTTGTTTTAAATCAAAAGTAATCCCTACATATTCTTTATTACAAATTTTGAAAACATAAATAAATCCCCAATTAATCATCACTTGTATTTATCAGAACGGGTCATCGTACTTATTTTTTTCGGACGGTTCCCAAGTGTTGTAATTGCTTTTTAACTTTTCCTGCCAAGCCTTGCGTCTCTCCATCAGTTTGTCTTTTAAAGACCACCCAAAGGGTACTTCTTCAGTCTCAGCCTTGTAAATTTCATCCGCAACTTTTTGGGCTTCATCCAAGTCCTCTTCGATTGTCGCATTAGTGTTGTCTATTTTCCCTTTCATGGCCTCTAAGGATGTTTCGGCCTTGCGCTTGTTTCCGTTCAGCGTCCGTTCCAACTTTTCCTTTAAGAACTTGCTCTTGGTTTTCTCCGCTTTCTTGATGGAATCGTCCGTAATCTTTTTAAACGTTTCTTCTAGGACGCTTCGCAGATTGTCGGTGTTGCGTACCATCTGCTTGTTGTCCACCCTAGTCTGCAATTGCGGTTCGGTCAGCGTGGTAATCACGCCCGTTGTTGCCTGTTTCATTTCGTAGACTATCTTGTGGCCTACGGCTGAGGCCAGGATGTTGTTGATAGACCAAACAGTAACGTTTCCCGCCCTGCTGACGGCGTAGAAAACATCGTCTAAGTTAAACTGCGTTGTCAGTTCCATCGTCCTTCACTTTCTTGGTCGGCGGGACGAACCGCTTGGGTTGCGGAAGGCCAAGGCGATTGTAAACCTCAGTCTCAATCTCGTCAATCTTCGCTCTTACGGGCTTGTAGGCCGTCTCTTCGATGTTGTCGAGAGCCTTCTGCATAATGTCGGGAAGGTTGACGCTGAAAGGCTTGCCCTTGTTCTCAGGAAGGTTGGCAATCTCGTTCAGTTTCTTTTCCAACATTTTCTTGACCGTCCGTTCGTTCGTGAACGGGTCGAGTTTTGTTTTCCACTCCCGCTTCATATTCGGGATGATGCCCCTGTCCTTGTCTAGCCAAGAATCCTTGGTCGGCGGGGTCTGCATTTTCTTGACTTGGGTGAGCGTATCGTCCACCCGCTTCACGAACCGATTAACGTCCTTAATCTCGTCCGTGTCCTCGTAGGCCTTCCAAAAGTCGTAGGGGACATCAAGGGCTGGCGGGGTCGGACGCAAAGAGAGCGTTTCGGCAAGTTCCTGCGCTCGTTGTTCTCTCTGCTCAGGCAGGAGGCTGTCGTAATCGAGTTCTTTAAAACTGTTCCACACAGTCCGCTTCTGCTCTTCCAACTCTTGCTCTATCGTTTTGTCATTTTCGTCCATTTTTTACCTATAGTTTAGTATATCATAAAATGATAGACTTGTCAAGCGTTGTTGGCTTCGCCTTCGCCAAAAATTTCCTTGGAAAGAAGCGATACTCGCTCCTTTTCGAACGTCCGAATTTCATCGTACAGGGCATCCATATCCCTCTGCGTCCTGTTCTTATCGGCAAAGAGAGCCTGAACCTTTTTAAGAAGTTCGGTCTGCTTCTCTTCGATTTCCTTCAACGACATTATCATTTGCGTCTCCTATTAACTTTTCTTTGCTTCCTAGCGACCTTCGCCGCCTTCGCCCTCTTCGCCGCTTTCTTTTGGAGTTGCTGATTCCGCAGATTGGCCTTGAAGCGAATCTTCATCACCCTCTCTTCGTAAAGAGCCTTCATCTTTTCAAGTTGCTCCTTCTGAGCGGGAGACATCTTCGACAGGACGGTTTCTTCGTCTATCGGCTGTTTAACCTTTTCTTTGTTCTTTTTTTTGGGTACGGTATAGGGGATTATATCCTCTGCAAGTTCTTTAAGTTTTTTTTCTTTCTCTTCGAGAGTTCTAGTATCGTCTTCCATTTACTCGTTCTCCTTGTTCAGTTCTTCCTTGGCCTCTTCGGTGTATTCCTTCACCAAGTCTTTGTACTCCGACTTGGGGCAGTACTTCCATCCCTCAGCTGCCACCATCTTGACAGCGGCCTTGTCCTTCACTCGCTTGACGTTCTTGCCCTTTTTAACGGTTTTCATTTATTCTTCTCCTGTTCTTATTATATCACACCCCGTAACCGAAATGCTCTTTCAGCATTTCAACCACTAGGCTATTAACCTCTTCGTAGCGGGGCTTGGAAGGAAGCGGCGATTTCTCGCTCATCTTTTCCACCCACTTTTCCAATTCCTCTCCGAGTTTCAAAACCTCGTTGAGTTTCCACTTGCCTTCCTTGACCTCTAGGACGAGTTGCCTGTCCTTCAACGGGAATTGCAAATCGCCCGTTTCAAGCAGTTCCATCCCTTCCATCAGAAGCCGAAGAAAATGCGAAGCGAACTTGGTATCGTAGCCTTTGCTCAGGTAGAGTTCCTTGCGGTTCCCTACTTTCTCTAAGCGTTCGCTTATCTTTTTAACAACCCACCTGAGTTGACGGGTCAGTTCGAAGTCCAAGTCTCCGATAGTTACGTGCTTTTGCTTGAACATCATAAACGGCAGATTTTTGTCCTTCAACTCCACCATGTAAGTCTCAGGCTTGTTAAACTCCACCATCCAATCAAGAGCATTTTTCAGTTCGTAGAACTTGTCAGTCCTGATTACCATTTTGTGTTTTTGCGAAAAGCCGTAGCCCAAAAACTTGTGCATCAAGCCCCGATGCAAAAACAGATGGCGGTTGTCCAAAAGTTTGAGACCCATTTCGTTCAGGAACAACACGTTCGGCTCGTTCACGAACAGTTGCTCCACCACGTTCGGGTTGTTCTCTAGGGACAGCCGCACGAACTTGCGGAACTCGTAGAGTTTGCGGTCAACAGCGTCAGGGTTGTTCTTGCCGTCCTTGCCCTTCGACACAACGGAAAGGTCAACCTCTTCGACAGCGTTCAGCCCAAGGTAGTACTCTTCGGGAGCCACGAACACGCCGCTGAAGTCCTCGTCAGAGGTCGGGGTGTTAGTGCCGTACAGATGGGAGCCTACCCTGTATTCAAGGATTCTTCCCTTTTCAGCAAAAAGTCTTTCGTTCATGTTTTAATTATATCACAATTTTAGTGATTTGTCAATAGGGGCGGTTGCGGGTTCGATATTCCCAACCGTCATAATCATAAGCATTGCCCCACGCCTTTAAACCACAGCCGATTAGGAATCCTAGGATAAGAGCCACCGCAATCCACAGAATTAACAAACCCACCCTGAAGGTGTTGTGGTTGATTCCGTGCGGGAAATTGCGGTCATACATTTTCTCTGACATCGAAATGATTTCCCGCCGAAGAGAATTTTTGCTACCCTTTCTACCTTCTAATACCACGGCGATGTATTCCTCAATCTTGCTTTTCAAAATTGGCAGTTCGCCTCTTGTGGTTTGGAGTGAGAAAACAAGTTGGTTGATGGCCTGAATGACCCTGTTCGCCAAGTCCCTGATATTCTCAACGGACTGATATTCTTTGGGGCCAGGGTCGCTAGAGGAGCCTGTACTGTAAGAATCATCGTGTGCCGTGTCCTTGTCCTTTTCCCACACTTTTATCAGCCCGTACATCCCGTTGTAGGCTAGGATATCGTCCCTGAGATTGTTGTAGAGTGAACCCGTGTTCCACATCGTTGCAATTTCCATCAGGGAAGCCCTGTCGTGTCGCTCCACTCTGCGGCTCTTGTCGGCGGCGTATTCGCCTTCGGCGTTTGTTCTAGAAGGCCGCATTAAATTTCCTGGCCAATCCAAGCGGTAGAAATATTTTAACATCCGTATGCCGCTCTGATAGGCTCTCTCGCCCTGCGGCTTGTGATACCAATAGGAATGGTCGGTGTGGTCGTAAACCTGTCGGGTGTGCATTTCGGTGTGCGTATTCCCGTTGGAATCGGTTGATGTCGTGAAATAAATTTCCGTCCTGTACTCATCATCGTGTTCTTCGTCCCATGCCTCGCCAAACTGAACCTCTACGCTTCGCAGGGTAGGGGTCAGGGCGATGTACTTTTTCAACGTGGCAAGCACCTTGTCAATCGTTGTCGGTAGGGTGTCGAACAGGTCGAACTCGTACTTGTAAATCTTGTTCTTCCTAGCGTCCAATTCCCTAGCGAACGCTTCGTTAGTCCCGATTAAACCAAAGTCGAGAGAGGTGTTCCAACACTCAAAAACCTTGTTGGTCGCATCGCTCAACTTGGCGTAGTATTCGGTGATGGGGTCAACAGGCTTGTGTTTGCGCTCCGCATCAAGTTCAATCTGCTCAATTTCGGAAAAGCCGAGCGGAATCAACTTGGCGTGTTTGATTTCCTTCGGGAGAAAGATGAACAGGGTTATCGTTAGAACTATAACGATTGCCGTTCCCACGACAAACTGTTCGTCCGTGTCCTGAATTAAATCCCTGAACCATTCCTTAGCCTTCAAGAAATATTGCACAAGTCTTTTGATTACCTGTTCCATTTTTACCTGTCCTCTTTCGTACCCTTGAAAATCGGGAAGCGGAGCGAACTCTTATCGTCCGTAAGCCCCTGATATTTGATTTCGGCCTTCAGGCCGACCATCTGCTTGCGATTTCTCCAAAATTCTTCTCTCTGTTCATCGCTGAAGCCTGAGCCGCACTCCGTTTCGACCTTGTGGCCTTCGACCTTACCCCTGCACAGGAACGCTCCTAGCATCCCCTTGTACTTGCCCGAACCTTCGATAGCGTCCACGATTTCCAAGTCCTCTTCCTTGAAGGATTTAAACTTGACAAGCGCATCGCTACGCTTCCAATCGTAAACAACGTCCATCGAACGGAGCATCACGCCTTCGTAGCCTTCAGCCACCCACAGTTTATCCAAGGCCTTGATTTTCTCAAAGTCGTTTTTGATGATTCGGTACTCCACGAAGCGAAGATATTTGTATTTTTTTGAGTGTTCACGTAAAGCATCAAGTAGGTTGACCATCGTGGGGGTGTCAATATCACTATCCCCATCGTTGCCAAGGATGGCGAAAATGTTGTAGAAGATTTTCTTTTTGTCCTCTTCCACGACATTTTTCTTCCGCATCACGTAGCCTTGAATTTCCTGAAACGGAATTTCGGGGCTGTACAGTTCGCCGTCAATCAGGTCATACGTTCCTAGGCTGTTCAGTTCGTCCACGATGTGTTCGAAGCCGACAACCTCTTTCCCGTTGCGGGTGTACAGTTTGCCGTTCTTCAGGACGCAACGAAGGCCATCCATCTTGCGGCTAGCCGCCCACTTGGTGTTCTTGTACTTTTTCTTGGGGTCGTACTTGTTCGCAAGTTGAACCTTGAACTCCGGTATGAGTTTCGGGAAAACCTTGTTCACGATACTGTCGCTGACGTTGCAACGCAAATCCCTGAACAGGATGCGCTTGGCAAGGTCTTGGGCTTCGGGGGTACAGATTTCAAACATTCCCACCGTATTGCGGACGGCTTCGTGGCCTGTGTATTCCCGTTCATTCAGGGCTTGTAACAGGTGCATAATCTGAGGCCACATACATTCAAACTTGCCAATACCCGTTTTCATTTCGGGCAGTTTCTTGATGTAGTAGTTAAATTCGGGGTTGAGCGTGTAGAACAGGACTTCCTTCAACAGAGCCTTGTTCTTGAACTGTTTGAGCAGTTCCGCTTTCTTGATGGTGCTACCGTTATTTTCCAAATCTTTTATTAACTTTATCATACTCTTATTATACCAAATAAAAAGGGGCTTGTCAAGGGCTAAAACCCCTGATTAATCGGCAACTCCCATGTGCGTACTGCGATATTTGTCAACCTCAGCGGCCTTCTTCACAACTTCGTCCTTGCTCATTACCTTGTATTCGTTGTTCGCACCCGCAAGATTCTTGACAAAGCGGCTGTAAGAAACCGTGCTAGGCTCGTTGTCGCAATCGCCAAGCACCGCCACTAGGACGTAGCCTTCTTCCTTGCCGAAGAATTTCTTCAACTGCCGAGCCTCGTCCTTAGTGAAATCGGGGTCTTTTCTGTAAGCGTCCGTGGTGTACACAACGCAACGCACCCGAACACTCTTCATTTCAGGATGGCGTTTCAGGTACATTCCGACCTCGCCCCGATACTGCCGAAGCACGTAATCTTTCGGGTCTTTGCTACCACGCTTCCAAGTCCCTGCGGACACCCAATCGTTGACCTTTTTGGGAAGGTCTATAACGGCCTGTCCTTTGACCAAGCCCGTTGAAAAGTCGTGCTTCTCAATCGCCCCACTCAATTCAAAGAAAAATTCCCCTCTGAAATTAAGAAAAACTTTACTGCCGACAGTCTTAGAGTTGAACGCTTCGCAGATATCCGAAACCATTACTTTCATTCTTACCTCACTACCCCTTATTATACTCTATTTTTTCGCTTTTGTCAAGTCGGCCAGGCTTCATTTGCCTGTTTTTTCTGCCGCACCTAGGGCATTTTTTGCCAACTGCTACGATGGCTCCATCACAGCAGTCGCACCACCACTTAGCCCTTTTTAGTGTCTTTAATTTCATCAGGGGTTTCTTGTTCACACCCTATCATTGTGCGGCAAACGTGCCACAGCCTGAACAGGTTGAAATATCCCGTGGCAAAAATAATCACTAGGATGATGGGGATGAGATTGTTCGTGATGTTGAAAAAGGATACCATCCCCTGCACCGAAAGAAGTGTGGCAATTGCCGTGTCAAAAAGGGTGAAGAGGTTAATTTTCACCTTGTCCGAATTGTCGGCCTTTTCGTTAAACTGCTTGACCAAATACTGTCCGAAACTCATCATCATACGTCCCACCCCTTCACGTGTCCGCACGTAACAACCGAGCCGTTATCGCCATCGTTGAACTCAATCTTGAAATACTCAGGCGTGTTCTCAATGACCTTGATGTTGGTCGGGTGAAGGCCACGCTCCACGAGTTTCTTGACGTAGCGGTTTAATTCCACCTTCGACAGTTTCGGCGGCTTGGCAGTCTTGCCGTTCGCAATCCTTTCCTCAATCTCCTGAGCCTTCTTCAAATCATCGACCCTGGCGAAACTCGTAATCTCGCCCTGCTTCTTGTCAACAAACTCCACCGTCCACATTGTCGGGGTTTTCTCGACAACCTTGAACGTGGACTCTTTCCACGTGTATCCCTTTTCTTTCAGGCCGCTCTTGATTCTATCCAAGACAGGAACGACAGGGATTTCATCCACGTTCTCTTTCCTGTCCGAAAAGCCGCTGATGCCGACAGGTGGTTGATTCGGCGCAGCCGCAATCGGGCTGTACTTGCTGTAGTCGATTCCTTGTCTGCTAGAAACCGATTCACCGTGGGAAGCACCGTTGCCGATGCTGTTCTTGCGCCGCATTTTCTTGTTGATTTTTGCCATCGCCATCTCTTCCACCGCCTTCTTATATTTACGCTTTCCGAGTTTCGCAATCTTGTGCATTTTTTCCCGCTTGGTTTCCTTCACGACCTTCTCGACCTTACGGGGTCTGCCTCTTTTCTTCGGGGCAACAGAGACCTTTTCCTTGCGGGGACGACCCCTCTTGCGCTTCGGTGCTTCGATTTGGGACAGCATTTCCTTTTCAATTTTTTTCTGAGAGTTAGGAGTGCCGAGCCGTTGCTCATCTTTCCGGGGCCGACCTCTCTTCTTCGGGGCAACCGCAACGAGTTTCTTGGTCTTGATTTTCTTGGCTTTCTTAGCCTTTTTAATTTTCTTCATTGGACACTCCTTGTCCTAGTATCTTATCACATTTTTTCCCAATTGTCAAGCCACCAAAGCGTTTGTAGCATCGACAACGTGGCAATCGGCGGTAATTTCCGTTTAAATTCGGACTTCTTCACACGGTTTAAGACCTTGACGATGGTTGCTCTTGGGAAACTTCCTACTTCTTCGATTTCGTCTAGCGAAAATCCTTTTTCGTCCCACAGGTGCAAAATCTTGTCTATCTCTTTGTAGGTAACGCCGATTTCGCCTTCGTCCGTCTGTCCTTCCCAAAGGTCGGCAGAGGGCTTCTTGTTGATAATCACGTCAGGAACACCCAAGTATCGGGCGAACTCAAAGACCTGAGTTTTGTATAGGTCGGCAATCGGTTCAAAAGCCGCCGCATCGTCCCCGTGCTGAGTGCAATAGCCAATCAGGTACTCGCTCTTGTTGGACGTTCCCGCCACGAGTGCGCTCTTGCGAACGGAGAAATCGTACAGGACGCTCATCCTTTCTCTTGCGCACTTGTTCGGAATCTGCAAGTGATGTTCGGCGGGGTAGCGGTTAAAGTAAGCGTACACCGAAGGCGAAATGTCGATGGTTTCGTGTGCAATCCCTAGAGTCTCGCAAACCAACTTGCCGTGTTCAAGGCTTTCAGGAGAAGAGGTACGGAAAGGCATCATCAGACTGTAGACGTGTTCAGCCCCTAGCGCACGGACGCACAAGGTTGCAACCACGGCTGAATCCAAACCGCCTGAAACCCCGATAACCACGTTCTTGAACCCGCTCTGATAAACGTAGTTCTTGATGAATGTAGTCGTGTATTTTTCAACTAATTCCCAATTCATTTTTTATCTCCCTTTAATTGCATACTGATGATTTTGATGGCATCGTCCCAAGTGGGGGCTTTAAAAGGCCTGACCACGGTTATCACGAACGGGTTGCCCTCGCAATCACGTGTGTAATCATCGTGGTCTCCGAGCCACCGCTTCAGTTGAATCGTCCCGTTGCTGTGGAGATAACCCCACCACCACGTTCCTTGTAAATTCTTTTCAATGTTCATTTGTTCTCCTTTTTGATAGTTTTTCCTTTTTCAAAAACTTCTTGTAAAATGGCGATAATATCTCTTTCACACCAAAAATTAGTACACATTGGTTTAAAAACTTCGTAAACTTTTTTGGCTTTATTTTTGATATATCTTTTTTCGTTCATTTATCCTCTCCTGATGATGCTCTTCAGCATCTTCAAATAGTTTTCGTCCTCGCACATCCCCTTGCCGCTGTTGTCCGAAATCTTCGCAACGGGCTGGCCGTTACAATGCGTCATTTTGATGACGATGTTCAGCGGCTCACGCTCCAAGTCGTTCGTCAGGTTCGTGCCGATGCCGAACGAAACCTTGATGCGCTTGTGGAAATACTCGTACAGGCCAATGGCCTTGATGATGTCAAGACTGTCGCTGAAAACGATGGTTTTGGTCTTGGGGTCGATGTGGAGTTTCTCGTAGTGCTTGATGATTTTCTCACCCGCTTCGATAGGGTCGCCGCTGTCGTGGCGAACGCCGTCAAACAACTTGGCAAAGTAACTGTCGAAATCCCGAAGGAAAACGTCAAGTCCTAGCGTGTCGCTCAGGGCAATCCCCAACTCGCCCCTGTATTCGTCTGCCCATTTCTGAAGCATGAATTTCTGACTGTCCTTGATGTTGGTCAAGGCCTGACCCGCCTGAATCCACTCGTGCGCCATCGTGCCGATTGGCTTGATGCCGTGCTTGTAGGCAAAGTACACGTTGGAAGTCCCGACAAAGTTCTGCGGCAACTCCCCTTTCAGCGTCCCGACAACGGTGTTCTGCCAACTGCGGGAAAATCTGCGCCGTGCGCCGAAATCGCTGAATTTGAAATCGGGGTCTCCGAAGGATAATACCGAATGGATTTTCTTGTACAACTTATTGGAACCCGTGATGGTCTCCGATAAAGTGTCCTTGTCGGTCAGGTTGAAATAGACCTCGTTCACAATCGAAAGCACAGGCGTTTCGAACAGAATCGTGTGAACCCACGGCCCTTTGATGGTGATATCCAACACGCCATCGACGAGGCCGATTTTAATGTACTCTTTGCGCAACCTGAAATTACGCAAAAAGTCGATGTAGTCGGGCTTCAAAAAGTAAATCGTGCTGAGGTACTTTAACTCTTCGGTATCGAAATGGAGTTCGCAAAGGTGCAAAATCTGCCGATTAATCTCGTCAAACTGTTCCTTCGTGAATTTAACTCCCTCGTTGCGGCACTTGAACTTGAACCTAGCATCCGTGCTAGGGAACTGATGGAGTACGGCCTGTTGCTGAGAAAATTTGTATAAATCCGTGTCCAATAATGATTCAATAATCATTCTTCTCTCCTTATTTTATATCCTTTAGTATTATCTCGTTCTTTCCTTAAAACTTTATATAAATTTCCGTGTTGAATATCGTGTTCTCGGCAAAATTGGCTAATATTATCAGTATGATATTCCATTCCATTTGGGTCAATAATAATATATTTGACATATTTTCTATTTTTACCCAACATAGATTTTCTCATTTTTTCTAATGTTTCGGGTTTTGTTATTCTTTTTTTTCTAGCAATACTCAAATTCTTTTTGTGTTTTTTAGTGAATTTCATTCCTATTCTTGATTTACTAATTTTATTTCTACATTCTAATGTTCTCTTTTGACCTATATGTTTTTGTCTGATTTTTTCTATAGTTTCGGGTGTTATTCCCGAAAACCCATCACCACCATAAGAACGATTATAACCAATATTTTTATCAGTAGAATTATTAACCTCAATCCAATATTTTTCCCTCTCGTTTAGAGTTTGGTAATCGGAACAATTTTCTAAAATTTCCTTTTTGAAGTTTTCTTTGCCGTACTTTTTGATTGCCTGTCTAATAACTATTCCTGACCCGTAATATCTTTTTCTGTTTTTCGTGTCTTTCCCCACGTATATCTTGCCGTTAATCAGGTTAGTTATTTTGTAGATGTTCATACCTTTATTTATCGTTTTTGTATAAGTCAGTATCCAAATTACGCTCCTAACATCTTGGCAAAGTTTTTCAGGTCTCTCAGCCAACTTTCGACAGAAGCCGTCCCGCCGTAAATCGTGCGGATGCCCAACTTGCTCATTTCCACGTCAGCCACCATCTGAGTTTCGGTGCTGATGGCACGGGTGGCGATGTCGTTGACAACAACGATGAATCCCGCCTTGCGCAACTGAATTGCCGTGGTCTTGACGCAGTAATCGTAGGCGAGACCGCCGACAATCACCACCTTGACATCCTTGCTCTTCAGCCACTCAATCACGCCCGTGGAGAGTGTATCTCCCATATCGTGATAGCAAGCCCCGTAAGGGTGAAGGTCAGGCTCAATTCCCTTGAAAACGAAGTAGTCGTAGTCAACTACCTTCGGCAGACCGTCAAGCAGTTCGTTTCCCTTCGTGCCGACAACACAATGGGCGTTCCAATGAATGTCCACGTTTGTGCCGCCGTCCTTCACAGGGGTGAACTGAGGATGCTCCGCATCGGCAGTCCACAACGCCTTCGGCGGGTGGCAATCCTTCGACCCCACTCTGTAGTCAGCGAGAGCGGCCTGAGCGTTCAGTTCCCCGACAATCTCATCCCCACCCTTCACGGGCAGTTCATCAGGACGCAGGGGCGTAAAACCCTTCTGTGCGTCCACATCAAAACTTGCAATCTTCATTTTTTATCTCCTTTCAAAACAGGTATAGACTTCAAAAATTCGTCCAATCCCTGTTCGTTTGTCAATCTGATTAAACCTGATAATTTGGCTATGGTCAACCTCTTCCTGCCCTGAGAAGCGAGTATAAAACCCACCTTTCCCACGGCAAGCGTAATTGTTGCAATTGGTGCAGTAATATTTTTCAACTTCGGATTCATCGATGTTAGGGTGGATTTTCCTGATGAATTTTAGGCGGTTAATTTCTCTAGGGGTCATTTGATATCGCCTGTGTCCCTGAGCATATCAATGTGCTTGCAAGAGTGGCTTCTCCACGACCATTTTTGGTAAGAAGGGCAAGTACAAGTCCAAATTTTGTACGTTTTGCCCGATTTTTTGAATAAAACGTCCTTTTTTGCTACGATATAGGCCAATTTCCTCTCAAAATTGAAGATTTTAAAGGCAAACTCGCCTATTTTGGTAATTTTATAAGTCGGGAGTAAGAAAAATTTATTTTTTTTCTTATTTAATTCTTTCATATTCATATTTTAACATATTTTTTAGTGTTTGTCAATAGATTGTCGCAAATAAAATAAAGCAAGATTGTTTAATCTTTTATTTTCTAATTCCTTTTGTTTTTTTCTTCTTTTATGACTTATTTTTAATTTTTTAGCGTGAATTTCTTTCGCTTGGGGATTATTTTGAAAGTAATTTTTTATTGTTCTTTTGATTTTCTCTTTGTGTTCTTCTGAGAGGGGTTTACCCAATAACGCTTTTTTTATTTTTTGCTTTGTCAATTCGTGAACTGTTTTATTCGTTTCTCCTCCGCTGTTTAAATTATATCCGTAAGGCACTAAAGTATTTAATTCTTTAATTAAAAAATTTTCAGCCCAATCTAAATTTTCTACAGGATAATCAAAATGAATCCATTTGAAATTCATAATCCCATATTTTTCTATGGCTCTATGAAAATACTTACAACCATTACATCTAATATGTGCGCTTTTTCTTTTGTTTAGTGGTTGAATAGTTTGACCGATATATTGTTTTTTATTAATTAGATTGGTAGCAATATAAATTATTCCTTTCTCCATCTCCCTTATTATACCACACTTTGTAACGAAATTATCTTTTTTTTCTTGCGGAGCCGCCTTCATCCTTTTTTACGGGCGGCGGCGGTGTTAAATGGCGGTAAGGGGTAATTGTGGGTCTGTGGGGGACCACTGTACCCTGATATTCCCGTCTAGAAGGGTTAAAACTGCGTGGGAAATCGCTTCTAGGCACGAATTTGCGCTCATTTCGGGGAATCACCCTCATCCCGTCCCTGCGTGGCTGTACGGGCATCTGACGGCGATACCCGTCAGGCCGTTTCAGGCTATCCCTGCGGATGATAAAAGGCCGATTTTGTCCGCTGTTCCTGTGCTGATAGTAGTAATCAAAGTGCGGCCTCCAATGCGGACGATAGTGCCGATGATACCAATGGCTCCACAGGCTGTTGTAGTAGCCGTATCCCCAAGAATTGCAGAACCAATCGTAGGAACGCCAAATAATGCGCCCTCTGAATCGTGGTACGATGTAGTGGTAAAAATAGTCGTAGGGGATGATGTAAATGCGGTTGCCGAGAATCACTAGGAACACCCTGTCGCTGTCGTAATAACTGTAGAGGATGTCGTAGTCAGCGACAGACCAATCTACCTGAGCGTAGTTGTCTAAGTATGCGTAGTCTTCGCTGTATTCCTCTTCGTAGTCGTACTGCGGTTGGGCGAACATCATCGAGCATCCTGTTGTCAGTAGTGCCGTTAATACAAGCACAATTGTGAAAAGAATCTTTTTCATCTTTCGCCTCCTACAAATATATAAGCAAGTTGAATGCCAAGATTTTTAAGGGTTAAATGTCCTGATTCTTGGATAAATTTTGTTTTTCATACTTGCGGCGGTAGTCTTTCTTGGTATTGGGTTTGACTTTTTGAACCATTTTGACGTTGTATTTGTAGAGGCGTGGAGTGCGTTTGATTACAATATTTCTGGTTAATGTTTGGTGTTTTGCCATAATCCCTCTATATTTATTATACCACAAGTTATAATAACAATAAATATGTGTAGGAGTGGTCTGAAAAATGTTTCAAAGCCTATTTGAATATTCCAACAACGGGATTGTGATTACAACCCCTGTTGATAACGGAAATAACTTTGTTATCAAAGACATCAACCCCGAAGCCGAAAAAATAGAAAAAATAAAGAAGGAAGATGCTGTCGGTAAACTGATAACAGAGATTTGGCCCGGAATAGAAAGTTTTAGTCTGCTTACCACGATGCGAAATGTGTACAAAACGGGGAAGGGTGAACAACACCCTACTTCATTTTATCAGGACGAACGCATTTCAGGCTGGCGTGAGAACTTTGTTTACAAGGCCAAGACAGGCGAAATCGTCAATATCTATTATGACCGCACGGAAGAGAAAACGATAGAGATTAAAAACGCTTCCATCATCAAGGCACTTCCTGATTTATTTTTCAGATTCAGCGAAGATGGTACATATTTGGATTGTTGGACTAGCAATCCAAAACTTCTTATTCAACCAAAGGAAGATTTTATCGGCAAGAAACTAGAGGAAGTCCTACCGAAAGATATTGCTGATGGAGCGTATAAATTAATCAGGGAAGTTGTTGAAACAAAAGAACCTAGAAGTTTTGAGTACGAATTGGTTTTGTATGGCGGCAAGAGATATTTTGAATCACGATTGGTTTTCGATTCCGACCATACGGTGATGGCAATTGTAAGGGATGTTACCGACAAGATAGAGATGGTCGGTAAGTTGACGGAGAGCGAACAAAAATTCCGAAAGATTTTCAAGACAAGTCCTGATGCCATTCTGCTCACTTCTGTTGTGGATGGAAAAATTCTTGATGTCAACGAAGCGGGGGTGGCACTCACGGGATATACGTTGGATGAAATGTTAGGAAAGACAACAATTGAAATGGAATTTTGGTTTGATATAGAAGAAAGAAGTAAATATATTCAAAAATTATTGACAGAAAAACAAATTAATAACTACGAAGCAAAATTCAGGACAAAACATGGAATAATTGATACTATGATTTCTGGAGAAATCATGGAAATTAATGGACAAAATTATTTCGTTTCTATTATTCGCAACGTTAGTGATTTGAGAAAAATAAACAGGGAACTAAAATTCAGTCAGGAAAAGTTTAAGGATATTGTTGAAAACATTTCTGAAATTGTTGTTGAAATGGATAAAGATTACACGGTTACTTTTGTGAATAGTGGAATATATCATGTTACAGGATATACACCCGAAGAAATAATTGGTAAAGATTGGACACATTTCTTTACTGAAGAAACTCGTACTAAATGCCAAAGTCTTCATAAAGAAATGGTAAGAAGGAAAAATAGTTCGATATACAATTGTATTGCCGATTTCATAACAAAGACAGATGAAATTAAAATTTTAAGTGTCCAATTCAGAATTGCATTTATGAATGGTAGTGGGACAAAGACATATATGGTTGCCCGGGATGTTACCGAAGAGGAGATGGAAAAAAGAGAGAAAAAATTAGTTGAAGATAAATTGAAAGATGAGTTCCGAGAAACCTTATCCCGCATTGGTGCGGACTTAAAAAATATGACAAGTAGAGGAGAAAGATAATGCCTATCGTTGACCCTGCAACTGTTGGTACTGCCACGCAAGCCGTCCAAACTATGAATTGGCCTGGACTTATCTTTTTAGCCTCCATTATCATCGCAGGATTTGGATTGATTTGGCTTTGGTTAAGAAAAGAAAGTAAAAAGGAACCTGAGCCTGTAAAGATTGAACTTCCATTTGATAAGGAAACCTTTGAAGATATTCAAAGAAAAATAAGTCAATGTAAAACGTCATTGGAAGAATTAAAATCCGAAATGCTGACGGTTAAGGCCACAGAAGCAAGAATAGAGGCCGATATGGTCAGAGTTTCCAATCACTTGCGAGACCTTGTTGATAAGATGTCTTATTTTGCTATCAAGTAGGAGACACAATGCCTTTTGAAAACCGTCCTGATTCGTTCGACACCGAGAAGCCGTTAGATATGGATTATTTCCATATCAACGAAAATGTCGATACGAAAACCATGATTAGTTTTCTCCAAGAGTACAATAAAATCGGCGGTCTCTTCGTTTATTGGTACAGGCTCCAAGACGCTGAAATGGGAATGGACCCTGTTTTCTTGGAGAAGGCAAACAAGAAGTGGTGCAGACCTATCGCAATCAAGGCCGTGTTCCAATACCTAGAGGAAATGATTGAGAACCAAAGATACGGTACTCAAATCATCGATGAAGTCAACCTGATTATCGAGAAGACGTATTGGAAGGATACTACGAAAACTCTATCCCCTTCCATCGGAGACCTCTTCTACATCGAACACGTCAAGTTGATGTTCGAAGTTGTGAACCTCGTTGACAGCGATGCAAACTTTTGGGGCAACAAGTTGACTTGGAAATTGACGGCAAAGATTTGGCAAGACAGCGGCGAAGACGAGAGAGTTACGGAAGATATCACCGAGCCTGGCTGGGCTCCTGACGAGCAGGGCTTGCCCGTACAGGCCATCCCGGGCGAACCGAATCCGCCAGGTGCAACTGATGCTAACGGCAATCCTGCGGGTATAACTGCGGGTATCGAACAGAAGTGTGAGGAACAACACACCTACACTCCGGGCGATAACCCATTCGGAAATTACTAAGATGAAGAAACTAAACATCCACATCGGAGACTTACGTTGTCAGATTAGCGTAGGAACGATAATCTTTTACGTTCTACTTTTTGCAGGCTTGGGGACTTTGTTGTACTTCAGCGTGTGGGAAGCCATGCATCATTAAGGAGAGGGAAATGAAATTCACACTAACAGAAAAAGAAATCAAACAGGATAATGTTTACGAAGACCCGCAATCTTCAGGTACGGAAAGTTATCATCGTGTCTCTGCGCTATTCAGAACCTTCGTAGCCACAGACGGCGTTGCGGAGATGTGCCAAAAGTTAAAATGCTTTTGGGTGATGGACGTTGTTGCATCGTATCTTCCTAGACTGAGGAATAGGGATTCCTTCTTCACCGTCAAGGTTACAAGAGACGAGAAAGGTGGCTGTCAATTCACAATCGATAACGGCAGCGGCAAAATTTACGTTACCCAAGATATCCCCTATACGGATTTGACCTACGACCTAAAACTTTTCCTGTCTTACGATGGTGAATTGTGGGTGATTATGTTACCGAGTGAATATTAGGAGACTAAAATGAAATTTAAAATTGCTGAAGATTTATCCACGTTCAACTTTGGGAATGACTTTGCCAACGCAGGGCGTTCCTACGAAAAGAAGGTAACGGAAAAAGACGTAGATGCCGAACAGTTGGAAATGGGAATCAACACGGAAATGGAACACACGGTGAACAAGGATATTGCCAAGAAGATTGCTCTTGACCACCTTGCCGAAATCAAGGACTACTACACCCGCCTGAAGAAAATGGAAGACAAGGCCAAAAAGGACGGTGAAAAGGATGCCGAAGATAGCAAAGAGGAAAAAGAAGAAGAGGGCGATGAAAAGGATGAAAAGGAAGATAAGGACGAAGAAAAAGACGAAGACGAAAAGGAAGATAAAGAAGAATCTATGAAGGTGTAAAATGAAATCAGTTCAGGAAAAGATTGACGAGAAACGAAAAACGCTAGACGAGATAAACGACACCCTTACCAAGTCGATGACGTTGTACGACATCACCACGTCTGAGTTCGGGGCGTTGTTTAAGGCTAACAATGGGAAAATAGATGGCAAGCAGACCCTTTCAGGAATTGCCCAACTGCTCTCCAAAATCAACGAGATGCTCACGACCCGTAACATGATTGAAAACGAAATTAACTCCCTGTTGGAATTGGAAGACGAGCAGAACAATACAAAGACAGACCAGTTCAAGGGGTCGAAAGAATCAATCCTTAAATTGTTGGAAGGGGCTAAGAAGTGAAATTCACAGTAGTAGAAGATGCCGAACAGGATAAGTCCTTTCGCCAAGAGGCTCTTAATATTTGGCATAAAATCTTGGCCGCCCCTAGAACCAAATGGGGACACTATTCTGATGGAAAGGGTTTAGAACTTGGAAAAATAGATAAAAAATATTCAGATTTGGCTTTATTAGTTGTAGAAGCGGAAAATGAGGAACAAGAAGAAACAGGTTCTTTTGGATTTGACTTGGATAATCCTAAAGATAATGGTATCGAAATTTATCTTAAAAAATCCGACTTGCCAAAAGCACTATCCCTGCTAAAGAGAAAAAAGAATTTAGAAACTACGTTTATTCACGAGTTCATACATTACTTAGATAGAGTAAGATACAAAGACCAAGAAGCATATAAAAAAATAAGAATGAGTTATGATACAGCCACAGGTGATTATGTAAAATATTTTAACGGCCCCCTAGAATTTAATGCATACGCCCAACAATTCATAAAAGAAATAGAAGATTGGTTGGATGGGCAACGGAAGATATATGATAAAATGGGTCGAAAAGAAAAATTCGCTAAGGATGTTCTAGAAAATATATTATCATCCTTTGATAGATTTTGGAAATCTTTCCCGTACATCGCCGCGCCCAATTTTTTATTCTTTTTTAAACATTTATCTCCGAAAAATAAAAAGAAAATACAACGCCGTATGTACGGTTTCTATCTAAAATTAAAAAGCGATTTAGAAAAGGAAGTCGAATAAAATGGCTAAAATAGCAACAAAAGTTCGCGCACCTTTGCCGACATTGACCGCCGATGAACTGAAAACTTTCTACGAGTGTTCTCAGGACATTTTGAAGTTCATCGAACACGTTAAAATCTACAACCCTGCAAGGGGAACATTACTCCTGTCCGATGTCATCTACCCGAAGCAGAAAAAGATACTTGTGGACTTGCAGAATAATTGGAAGAACAAGTACGTTGTCTTGCTCTCCCCTCGTCAGTCTTCGAAGACCACGCTCGTTCTAGTGTTCATCCTGTGGCTCATTACCTTCACGTCCTCATCCAACATCGGCATCCTTGCGAACAAGAAGGATAACGCAAGAAAGATATTCCGCAGATTCAGCGGGATGTACGAGAAACTTCCTGATATGTTCAGGCTGTCAAGTTCGACAAGCGACAGCAAGTTCGAATTGGAGTTGGAAGACGGAACCATCGTGTTCTGCGCCGCAACGAGCAAGTCGGGCTTGCGTTCGGAATCCTTGACGCTCCTGTACTTGGACGAATTTGCGTGGTTGCCTACGCCTGAATTGCAGAGCGAGTTTTGGACTTCGAACTACCCCATCATGCAATCGATGGACGGCGGCTTGATTGTCAGTTCGACCCCGAACGGCAAAGAACTCTTCTACGACCTGTGGCGCAAGACGCAGAAAACTCTCAAAGGTGAACCGAATCCGGCCTACGACCCGAAGTGGATTTTGGAGCAGATTCATTGGAAGGACGTTGACCCTAGAGGCAAGGGTAGGGATGCCAAGTGGAAAGAGCAAACCATCCGAGACCTTGCCGTTGGCGGCAAGAACGGAGAGGAACGCTTCGCTCAGGAATTTGACAACTCGTTTGAGATTCAGGCGGGTGTTGCCCGATTCTTCAATCCTGACGTAATCGCTAGGTTCCAATACCAACCGCCTCTGTTCGAATGGGTTCCTAACAAGAACTACACAGGCGAACCGATGAAGATTTACGATACTGTCGGGGACCAGTCGTTTTTGGTCGGCATTGACATTTCCGAAGGCAAGGGGCTTAACTTTTCTACCGTGATAGGCCTATCCGTGCGCAAGGTAAAACTTCAGGGAGAGACAAGCCTAGAGACGTTCGCAGTTAAGCAAGCATTTCAGTTTATGCACGCGAACACCTTGCCCGATGACTTCTTTAACTTCCTGTTCATCTTCTTACTGACCCAATTGAATGACAAGTGGTTCCTGATTTTTGAATTGAACGATGTCGGACGCACGTTCTCAGTCCGTTTCGAAAACTTGATTGAGGAAATCACCACTAACGAGTTTTCCAAGAAGAACGATATGTTCAAGCAGTTCTTGGTGGATAAGTTTTCAGGGGACAACGAGAAGATGGTCAACTACCTAGTGAGACGGGTATTTCGTTCTCTAGGTGGTGCGAAGAGACGTGGTTATATCCCGTGGGGATTTAAGTCCGACAGGAAGAACAATATCGACCTAAAGAACAACTTGAAGACAGTTGTAGATAAGGGGATGGTGTCTGTCGTGGACGAGTTCTTGCTTGAAGAGATGCGGTTGTTTGAAGATAAGAAAGGCAAGGAGAATATCACCCACTCACGCTACGATGGCACGAGCCACTTTGACCTGATTACGGCCTTGAAGTTCGCAACGTGGATGATGTCGGACAGGAGCCGAATGAAGGATGTCATGGCTATCTCCCCTCTTATCGATTCTAACCAATCTAGGGAACAGCAGTACTTGGAAGCCGTCCTAGGGGCAAACATTTCCAGGAACGCCCATGAATCCTTCCGTAAGCAGATGCAGAGAGAAAATATGGAACAGTTGAAGACAGAAGGAGAGGTTCCTCTTTCGTACAACGAAATCAGCATCAAGGATATGGGAGATGTTACTTCGATGTGGAAACCCTTCGGACGCATCACTAGAAAACGATAAATACTAGTGATGAAGTTCAAAATTAGGGATGCTCAGGAAATTCAGGATGATGTCATTAATTTGGCGGCAGACATCTACGAAAAATACAAAATAACGATGTGGATGGAATACGATGATTGGGAAAAGCAACTCGTAATCGACAAGATAGAAAAACGGGACAAGCAAAAAGACAGCCGGGGCTATTGGGCTTTGAAGGAAGTCGTGAAATTCGCTGACGATAACCACATCAAAATTAACATCATCGCCTCACCATCCTACGGTACTTCGTTGGATAAATTACTAGACTTGTATCAGAGTTTCGGGTTTAAGAAAGTAGGGGATATCCCTGGCGGTGATGTGTTGATGATAAGGGAGCCGAAAAATATAGTGGAGGGTGTTAATATGAAACTTACTAGAGAAGATATTTATAAGTATGGCACGAAAGAAGAAATTCAATTTCTTTTGGAGGCCATTATGCCAGGCAATTTTGTCAAGTCGATGATGAACTTTAAAAATTATTTAGATTCGCCGCAAGGCAAAGAGGCCAAGGCTCAATATCAGAATTTACTCAATCAGATAATCGAACTACAAAAAAAAGGTAGTACGGGAATCGTGCAATATATCAGGGACAACCAAAAGCCTGTAGGGGATTTTATAACCTTTGTCGATTTACTACTGAAGGGGAAAAGACCGCCTGAACCTGTTCTTATCCCTTTACCTTGAACATATCATCGGCTAGTAGATTAGCACCCGCAATAGCCGTTCGGAAAGAGCGGACAATCATCCAATCCTGAATTTTTCTATTTTCAATACGGTTCAGTAAAAATTCCCAAATTAAGGCCTCGCCCATCAGCGACCAGCCCCAAACAAAATTGATAACTTTCATGTCTTAATTATATCACAAAAAACTACATTTGTAAAGCCCTTGGCGGTGGGCAATTTTTCTTCTCTAGTCGGAACTTTTTAACGGTTGCAAACTTTCTTGCGTTGTCTAGAAATTCTTCCTTGGTGTGTCCAATCCAATTAAAAATGTTGTGGCTCGTGGTTACAGGCAGAAAGCCGTGCATGAAGGTGTAGAGGCGCACCATTCCCGTTACCAAGTCCTTGTCCCACTTTGACCCGATGTAGTTGTTACGGGTCAGAGCATCTAGCGGTTCGAACCTCTGCGGGAACAGGAATATCGTGCGCCCTACCTTGTCCGTCATTTCCTGAGCCATCACAATACGCTTCCAAAAATCATCAGGGCTGTCAACCCAATTGAAAAGCATATAACAGAAGAATCCCGCCTTGATTTGGTGCTTCTCAGCGAGTTTCAAAGCCCTCAGAATGTGTGCCTGATATCCCACGAAATCGAACGAAAATCTCATGTAGGCCGTTCCTGCCTCGTGCTGTGCGCCCCACTTCAATCGGGCGAACCTTTCGGCCTGATGGTCGGTGAAGGATGAAACGTGAAGGCCGTGAATGTCAATCGGCAAGCCGTACTCTTCCAATTCATCGCAGATTTTGTCGAAGTACTGATGCTCCGTGAAGTTGTTGTCGTAGAGGACAATGCCTGACGGGTCTTTGATTTCCTTCAATCCGTTGTCGAGCATCGGCCTGATGGACGGGAACGAGCGCATACACCCCTCTAGTTTTGAAACGGCGCAGTACTTGCAAGCGTTCGTGCAACCACGGCTTGCGTAGCCGACAATCTTCTTCGACCACGGTGCGATGGAGTACTTCAGCGGCAAGTCTTCAATTTCGGGATAGATGCCCTCGTGGATTTCGGCAAAAGATAAATTCTCCTTGAACCACTGGGGATTCAGGGTTGGAAATGCGCCGCCTACTAGGAACCGAGCCTTGGGAAAAAGGTTCTTGTAGTGAACTAGGGTTTCCCGATACTCCTTGCTGTAGAACGAGAAAATGCAACTCATTACAACAAGGTCGGGAGTTATTTTCGGATTAATCCGCTTGCCGTTTTCGTCCTTCCATCCCGTGATGTACCTGAAGGTGTGATGATGCTTCTCAGCCCATGTAGCGAACTTTAACATCGCTAGATTCGGGGCGATACGCTTCACATCGGCTTCAACTAGTAGAATGTGCATACCTTAATTATACCACAGTTCGTTACTGATTCGTGGCTGACCAAATCTTAGCGAGTGAGACGAATTTATCTCCCCACGCATTATTAGGGATGATGAAGTGAAAAAGGTCATTCCTGTTGACGTTGCCGTTGCAAGCCGTCCTTTTCTTCTGACCACCCGCCCAAATGATTTGCTTGGGATGTTGTGAAGCGAACGACATGAAATCTTTCTTGGAAATCTGCCGAATATCGATGTATTCGGGATAGATGCAGACAAACACTAAGGTGTCGTAGTCTTGTGTTTGGCGAATTTGGAAGAACGTCAGCGAGAAATTTCCCTGCTTGTTCTTGTTCGTCCTTGTTGCCATCTTGACTTCGACCCGTTGCCTTCCGACCTTGACATCGTAATCGGTAGAGTCCGATTTTTGATGTTTGATACCTTGGTCATCTAGGAAGGCGATGTAGGTTCTCTCTCCGAACACCCCTTTTTTCTTCGGGGTCATTGTCCGCACAGGGAGAAATTCCGACTTCGCCCAATCGCCGCCGAGTTTGCTCAACCCATCCATAATTTCCATTATTTTTTCTTTCATGCTTGTCTTATACCATAAAAATTTTCATTTGTCAAGTGTTTCTAATTTATCGGGGTACATCCAACCAAAACAAACGTAAGGATGAATTGACGGTAAAACAAATTCACTTTGACACCATACTTCAGTTGCCCCTGTTTGTTTACACAAATGGTGATTTTTACACTTCAAGTAAACACAGGATTTATTTTTAATTTCTTCTTCGATATCTTCATTGTGCAACGTTGCCCACAATGTAACCTTGCGCAAAAGTTTGTCCCTCTGCGCATCTGTTAGGGGTTTAAAAAGCAAAGGGGCTTCCGAATTGGAAGCCCCCTGCGAAATCTTTTTTTGGCTCACGCCTTACTTCTGAAAATCCTTCAACGAATAAACCATCGGCATCCCGACTTGACTTGAACTTGTCGGCACGAAGACGAAGGTGGAGTTCTTGGAGTGAGCAACGTCCTTCATCATCTGAATGGCCTCAAACTGCAAGTACTGCGGGGTCAAGGTCTGATGAATAATGTCCTGAGCCTTCGCAATACCTTCGGCGTTCTTAATACGAATCTTGGCATCCATTTCGGACTTTTTCAACTCGTACTCCTTGGCCTGAAGTTGCTGTTGCTGTTCAAGTTTCATACCGATAGCGGCAGTAACCCTTTGGTCTTCGGGAACTACGTTCCGAATCATAACCGTGTCGATGACTACACCCTTGTCGTGTGTCAGTTTAATCAGGATTTCGTCAATCTTTTTTGTCAATTCGGTACGACCTTTTACAGACGTAATCTCTTCAAAGGTGTAATAAACCGAAGCGTCCCTGACGGCTGAACGAATTGCGGGGAACGTAATCATATCGTCAATATCGCTCTCCGTTGCGGAAATATCACGCCGAATCATCTTCACTTGATTTTTAAGAATCTTCCACCAAATCGTAGCGTCAACCTTGACCGCCAACTTGTCGGAAGTCAATGCCTGAAGATAGTTGCCGTCCTTAATATCCATCGTGGTCTCCCGCAACTGCACATTGTACGTAACGGTGGACGCAAACGGACTCTTAAAGTTGATACCCTCTGTCAGCACATTATCGAGTACCTTACCGAACATGATTTGGACTTTAACCTCACTCGCATCGACTGTAGTGATACAGCGAGACAGAAAACCAAGCCCAAATACAATGAGCATACACAGACCAACGAAAGACCCTATGCGTCCCGCATTGGCTGATTCCTCATCATGCCCCTTGATTGCCACGGCGCGAACGCCCTTGCCAATCCACATAACAACAAGACCTATGACCGCTAAGGCCAATACAACAATACCGCCCATTCTTTGAGCCTCCTTCGCTCTTACTTTAATTATACCACAGGGTGTTGCATTTTTGGTTTTGTGGCACGAAAAACAATGGCGGGCCAGGAGGGAGTTGAACCCCCAGTCTCAGATTTGGAGTCTGATGGTTTATCCAATTAACCGACTGACCCGTGGTGCTAAGGGTGGGATTCGAACCCACAATCCGTTGCCGGCTACGGCTTTTGAGACCGCATTGAATACCAGTTCCAGCACCTTAGCATTATTTCATTTCAGCAGTAGCCTGTATCACACAATTATTAAGAAACTCTCTATCTTGGGTAAAAGTAGGAGCGTGTGCAGTTGCCCATTTGCTACGGCTTACATCATTGATAAGGGTGTGAACTTTGATAATCATTCTACCCCTCTTGTACTTGGGGGCGTAGTCGTTCCAATTCTGCCCCTTCTGAAAAATCATTTCCTGAAGTTCTGTCGTGTTCTTGCCGTTCATTTCCTTGTGCGAGTAGAGAGATTGTGCAACCGAAAGGATACTGTTGCGAACACAGTCCTGTTGTCTCCAAATGAAGTAGTTTTGTACCTCGTCCCACTCAGGGATTTGAAATACCCTGCTGTCGAACTCACCCCACTTCATGTTACGAGTGCAGGACTCAATTGTGTGTGGGCCTTCCTCGTAAGCAAACCTTTTCAGCCTAGCCTCATTGAATGCCCTCGTTGCCATACTTGCCGACACGCTTGCCATCTTCTGAATGTTGTTGTCGAACCAAGCATCCGTTGTGAGTTTGTCGAAGTCCATGAGAAGAATAGAAATCTCATCGGACTGCACGTAGGCGAACTTGGCTCCCTGAATGTTCTTGCAGAGGTCGGCCGCAGTTGCGTCCATGTCCTCAATAAATCCATCATCGAACGGACGAGTCAGCCCACGCGTGTACGTGTGGAAAGCCTTCCCGTCAATTCGGATAATGGTGTGCGTTCTACGGGGCAGACAAATTCGTGTTCTGTCCTCGTAGTTCGATTTCATCCTATTTCCGATGTCATCTTTCTTCATTTTATCCTCACTAAAATTAAATACTTGGTGCTAGCGAAGGGATTCGAACCCCCAATCCTTTTCAGGCCGTGCGTTCTAAGCGCACGATGAATACCAGTTCCAACACGCTAGCAAATGGGGTGAATGGAGAGATTCGAACTCTCGACTAGTGCGTTCACAGCGCACCGCCTTTGGCCTCTAGGCGACATCCACCATAAAAGTTAAAAATTGGGTGAGCGGGACTTGCACCCGCAACTCGTAGTTTCCGATACTACGCGTCTTCTATTGACTTACCACCCACTACAATTCAATGGTTGGGAATGGGAGATTCGAACTCCCAAATTCTTGCGTCCAAGGCAAGCGACTTAACCGTTAGTCTAATTCCCAATACAGCCGTTGATGGTACTGCCCCACCGCCTCACGGTTCAGAGCCGTGTGTAATGCTATTTTACTAAACGGCTAAAAGCACCCCTGAGAGGAATTGAACCTCTACTGTAGGTTTAGGAAACCTGTGCGCTATCCGTTACACCACAGGGGCTTAAAAACGACAGGTCATACGACAAGGTGAGAACACTTCGGGTGCGACCCGACCATCGTAAAGTCTTTAAACTAACCACGTGAACTCGCATCTCACCATTAGGGGAAATTGCGTGTCTAGTTCCACGCCGCTGTCGTTAAATAGTGCAGGGCTGCTCCGATTCGAACAGAGATAAATGGGTTCAAAGCCCATCACCCTAACCATTGGGTTACAGCCCTATACGCATCCCCGAAGGGAATTGAACCCCTACTAAGGGTTTAGAAGACCCTTGCGCTATCCGTTACACCACGGGGACATAAAATTGCTTGTAGAAGAAGGGAGCCTTTCGGCCCCCTATTCAACACCTAGAACGTTTTTCAGCCTTGCCTTGTTGATGAATAAACTGTAGTCGTGCCAATTTGCGAAAATGGTTGCTTCCTCTAACATCACCGCTTCCACCTCTCCGTCTGATAACCCTCTGTCTTCCCATTCATCGCAACCACTACAACTCCCGTAGGAGTAGTTGTAACTGAACACCCGGCCGTCCCCCAACAATACGTCTACGTCTACGTGGCCTTGGTAGTCATCCTCGTAGTCTGCCCTCAACAATTTCATGGCTCCCAGTTTGTCCAACACACTTTGCAAGTTGTCTGCGTAACGTCCCATGTGGCTTACTTCTACTTTGTTTTGTTCTGACATTTTGCACCTCCAAATGCCTTAGTGATGCTTCTTCGTATCAGAACATTAAAATTGCTAAATTGGCGATGGGTGAAGGAGTTGAACCTCCGCTACTGTTACGTAGGCTTCGGTTTAGCAAACCGACACATTACCGCTCTGTCAACCCACCCTATTTTTTCTTAGTCCACACGAACCCTAAAAGCAAACGATGTATTTTCCTATGAAACCAATTGGGAATTTTTCCATTCGGGGGTTCAACAGTTATACAACCACCAAATAAAGAACAATGCCAATCCCCTGGCGAAGTGGTTACTGTATAAATGGGCATATAAGGGGAGTTCAAGATTTTTTCATCAGAGGACTTGGTAAAATGACACCCCTTACAACAATCAAAAACTTCTTGGTTAGAAAAATGAATATCATATTCGGGACAACTTGAATGTAAAATATTTTTCAATTTTGTTTTTTTAGTAAGAGGACACTTTTTACTAATCATTTATTATCCTGTTTATATTATATCATATTTTGTTTTTTCGGAAAGAGCAAGATTCGAACTTGCGGGTCTTTCGACCTTCCGCTTTCCAAGCGGATGCAATAGACCGCTCTGCCATCTCTCCATTTGGCGGGAAGAAAGGGATTCGAACCCCTGAAGGATGGTATTAGCACCCTTGTCTGCTTTCAAGGCAGATGCATTAAACCGCTCTGCCATCTTCCCGTAATAAAAATGCCCAATGATGGTTACGCTCCACCGCCTCGTCTTTGTAGGAGACATATTCTACTATTAAACTAATCGGGCATACAAGTACCCCCCAAGGGAATCGAACCCCTGTCTCCTCGTTCGTAGCAAGGTGTTCTATCCGTTGAACTAGGAGGGCTTATTTTTCGTAAAACATAGGACTAGGATAATGATGCAACATGAACTGATTCTGCACAGTCGAATGTGTCGGATAGTTGTAGCATATATGGGGGTTGATACAATACACGTTCATTCCCTTTTGTAAGTCCCTGAGTAATGCATCGAACGGGGCAGGGAACCTGTCATACATAACGATAATTCTGTCGTAAATTCTCTTGTTGATGATTACGCCGTGTACGCCGAAAGCGGATATTACTTTGTACACGTTCTTACAGATTCGTACAGGCCTGTAGCCGTCTTGGTCTGTATGCGCACCCGCAAGATACAACATATCCCAATCCTTCGGAACTGCTTCTAGAAAGCCTTCCAAATGCTCGTTGAAATCATCCACGAGAATCAAATCATCTTCAAACAAGGCAACTGCTCTAGAGTGATAATACTTGCGTATAATTCGCTTGTATGATTCCAAACACCCGAAGGCATTTAGGCCGTGGCGGGTGATGTCTTCGGCGGGATACATATGTTCTACGTCTTTCCCCGCAATTGCGGGAAAAAGTTCAGCCGTGATTCCCAACTTGTTAAATTGGATGTTCATATGATTTGTCTTGAACTCGTTTAGGCTGAGTAGAACAACGTTATCAACGATTGTGTGTAAAATGCTTTTCATTCTTGCTCCCCTATTATTTAGGGGAAAAGTGGGTCTAGAGGGAATCGAACCCCCATCTTCAGGTTAAAGGCCTGCTCGTCTACCGTTGACATATAAACCCATAAAAGTGAAGCCGGAGGGAATCGAACCCACATAGATTGATTAAGAGTCAACTATTCTTCCGTTGAATTACGGCTCCATAAAACCGACAGGTTGAAATTTATATTTCAACTTTCCTACTTTTCCATCGTATCTTTACCTTCTAGATTAGGTGTAGGAATCGTCTATCTGTCTAGTATTCCTCTAGAAAACACGCAAACGATAGTGTGTACTCTATCCACACCGCTGTCGGTTAAAATTGCAAAAAATGGTGAGGCCGAGAAGAATCGAACTTCTATAGATTGATTAAAAGTCAACTATTCTGCCGTTGAATTACGACCCCACAAAACTGCCTAGGGTGGGATTTGAACCCACATGAGCCGAAGCCCAACGGATTTTAAGTCCGCACGGTATACATTCCACCACCTAGGCGTAATAATTCAAATGGTGGCAAGGGGAGGAATCGAACCTCCATTTCCCGCTCTTCAGGCGGGTGCTATGACCACGTAAGCGACCTTGCCTTTGGTGTTGCTGAAAGGCATCGAACCTTCACCCCTTACGGGACAGGACTCTCATTCCTGCGTGTCTACCAAGTTACACCACAGCAACATAAAAAATGGCGGGGGCGAAGAGATTCGAACTCCTAACTCACAGGGGTTAACGGCCCCCGGTTCTACCGATTAGAACTACACCCCCACTCTAACATCATGCATATTGATGATGATTATTCTTCGTAAAAGTCCGAAGTCAAAATAAATTTCAAATCTGCGATTGTTTTTAGCAAAGGTCAAATGGGAGCCTAATTCAATACAGCCGTCAAAAGCCTTTGCCCAAGTAAAGTAAATTTTTTTGTGTCTAAAAAGTCTAAACTCTTTCTCCACTAAAAAAGGACTTCTGTTGTACTCACAATCATGTTCATCTTCTTTTTTCATTTTTACCTCTTGTTAATTTTGGAGCGGGTAGAGGTAGTCGAAACCTCATCCTTTGGTTGGAAGCCAAATATTCTACCGTTGAACTACACCCGCAAGCGGACGAAAATATTAGAAATTTGAAATTCGAATTTCACAAAAACACTAAATATATGTATGGGATTAATAAAAGGACATTGTAGCCATTGTGGAAAAAATTTTTCAAAAAAAGGGTCTATTGAAAACTATAACCGATGGAAAACTCATTTTTGTTCGAAAGACTGTCAAGATAAATATAAAATGACAAAAATAAAAGTGATTTGTAAAAACTGCAATAAAGAATTTGAAAAACAACTGAAACGAATAGTAACTAATAATTTCTGTTCTTCTTCTTGTGCCGCTATTTATAATAACACTCACAAAACAAAAGGAACCCGAACATCAAAGTTAGAGGTTTGGCTTCAGGAACAACTACGAACTCTGTATCCAAAAGAAGAAATTCTTTTCAACGATAAGACCGCTATTAACTCAGAGTTGGATATTTACTTCCCTCGTCTAAAATTAGCCTTTGAATTGAACGGTATTTTTCATTACGAACCAATTTACGGGAAAGAAAAACTTGAACAAATTCAAAACAACGACCAAAGAAAATTTCTTCTTTGTCAACAAAAAGGAATCTCGCTTTGCGTGATTGATGCTTCGAAAGAAAATTATTTCAAAGAAGAACGAAGCAAAAAATATTTAGATATTGTTATTGATATTTTTCAAAAGGCGGCGAAGGGAGTCGCACCCATTTAGACGGTTTTGCAGACCGCTGCCTAACTGTTCGGCCACGCCGTCCTACACGGAGAGAGCAAGATTCGAACTTGCGCCCCTTTCGGGGAACGGCTTTCGAAACCGCCACGATAGACCACTCTGACATCTCTCCACAAAGCGGATTATCGGCTCTGCCCCGATACTCCAACGTTGGCAACGTTGGGTGCTACTATTACACCAAACCCGCAGAAATTCGCACCCCTACTAGGATTCGAACCCAGTCTCAATCGTTCGAAGCGATTGTTGCTTTCCATTACATCATAGGGGCATAATACCGCTAGGCGGGGCTTGATTCCCGCTGACCGTTATCTAGCCATTGTAGTTTAACCGTATCACTTGCCACCCTGGTCTTTCGGGCTACGGGTTCTGTCCAATTGAGGACATAGGCGTTCGCTACAATGCGGTGTCCTTCCACGCCGCTAGCGGTTATCAGAAAGGACAACGCAAAGCGATGTCCCAACTCTTTCTACACTTGATTACCACGGTAGATGAGATAGATGAAATTATGGAGCCGCTGAATGGAATTGCACCAATATTTCTTGTTTACCGAACAAGCGGTCTGCTATTGAACTACAGCGGCATTTACGTAATGAAGCGTTGGATGCTACGATATGAAAACGGTTCAAAGCCACCTGACGAGAACGATTCGCCAAAACCCGCTTACGAAACGGGTATTTTGCCAATTAAATTAAGGTGGCATAAAAAAGAGCCATAAAAGAGATTCGAAAATGAGATTTTCACTAAATAGTAGTATGAGTATAGAAAAAGATATTTTGTATTGTAATTATTGTCATAAAAAACTTGAAAGGGTTTGGGTGCGATATGGAAAAAGAGCAACCCAAAATCACTATTGCTCTGCTGACTGTTTACATCAATTTAGAAATAAAGCACAATTAGTTTCTTGTAAAAATTGCGGAAAAGAATTTATGAAAAGATTAGACCAAATTAAAAAATTCCCTAATAATTTTTGTTCCCAATCTTGCGCCGCCATTTATAATAATGCTCACAAAACAAAAGGAACCCGAACTTCAAAACTTGAAGTTTGGTTACAGGGGCGATTACGAACCCTTTACCCTAACGAAGAAATTCTTTTCAACGATAAAACTGCTATCAACTCCGAATTAGATATTTACTTTCCTCGTTTGAAGTTGGCTTTTGAGTTGAATGGTATCTTCCATTACGAACCTATATACGGAAAAGAAAAACTTACACAAATTCAAAACAACGACCAAAGAAAGTTTTTACTTTGCCATCAAAAAGGAATTTCGCTTTGTGTAATTGACACATCGAAACAGAAATACTTTAAAAAAGAACAAAGTGAAAAATATTTAAAAATCATAACAGATATAATTCAGCCGCCGGAGGAAATTGCATCCCCAACATCCGCATTACAGGTGCGGCACTCTGCTAATTGAGTTACGGCGGCATCAAATATATTTAATTTAAAACCGAAAAATTTCTACGGGGAGTCGAACCCCGATTTTCTGGTTGCAGGCCAGATGTACGCCCGTTATACTATAGCCCCATAATAAAGGGTATGGTATTAAAGAAATATTGCAAAATAACAGAGAGGGGAAATAATTCAAAACCTTATCTTGTCTAGAATGATAAGATTCTTTTTCTTTCACGTGTGCCGTTGGGATTTGAACCCAAGCCTCCCGCCTTCTGCGGCGGGTGTGCTATCCAGCCTACACCATTAGCACAACTCCTCTCCGAACTTATAAGTTCAATGTTGTCGTGGGTGGGGTCGAACCACCATTGAGCGATTATAAGTCGCCTCGCCTGCCAATTGGCGGACACGACAATATTCAAAATAAAATTAAATACTGCGGGGCGGGTGGTCCCGCCCCAAAAAGTTATAATGGATGACCGCCGACAGAGACTTGACGCATGAAGGCGGTACTTAGGCAGATGTAGGCTCGTATGATTGGCCCACTTCGCCTTAACCTAAGTCAATCTTGGTGCGGGGCTATTGGTAACACCGTGGTCAAACAGCATTACCAACAGCCTGACCTTCCGCACACTTTCCAAACACTCTAATTTGAACCTACAGAAATCCACGAATGTCGCACCACCAACGAATTTCTGACGATTCTCTTTTACCATAATTACTGACCGCTAATGGAATTGTTCCGAATCTCTGTGCGATTGAGAATGGTTCCGCTAACTGTATTAAAAGCACCACCCCTGTCCCATCATAATCCAAAATCTAAATGATTTCGCAGGGTGGCTGACTTAAAATCGAATCTTACTCAGGGGCTAACAGGTTCCACGACAACCCGTTGCCTCTGAGTTCCGTCTAATCTTTTTAATTTTAATTATGTCCGCTGACCTAAATCTCAGGCCTTGGTCGTGGAAAGGTCAAAGATTTATTTCTGCCAACGGATTCAAAGGTGGTGTCCTTATAAGGGACAACCTTCCAACCTAAGAACAAAATGTGCCGCGGGGTAGAATTGCACTACCAACGCCTTGCGGCGAACGGTTTTACAGACCGCTAGGCTCACTACGCTGCCCAACCACGGCATAAAGTCCCCAATGACGGTACTGCCCCGCCGTCTGACGATTATCGGTCGCCGGTTCTGCTATTGAACTAAATGGGGATGTATTGCTGACGGGGATTGAAAATTTTATTCCGATTTCTTTCAAAAACACTAAATAATAGTATGAGTATTAGCAAAGAAATTTTGTATTGTGATTATTGCCACAAAAACTTCAATGGATGGGTTCGTAATAAAAATAGGGAAAAAGAAAAACACTACTGTTCCCGATATTGTTATCGTCAAGCCAAAATCACAAAACAAACCGTTTCCTGTAAAAATTGCGGAAAAGAATTTGAAAAAACATTAGGTGAAATTAAAAAATATTCAAATCATTTTTGTTCTCACTCTTGTCGTGCCATTTATCAAAACACCCACAAAACAAAAGGAACCCGAATATCGAAGTTGGAAATTTGGCTTCGGGAACAATTACGAACTCTTTACCCTGACGAAGAAATTCTTTTCAACGATAAAACCACCATCAACTCTGAATTGGATATTTATTTTCCAAACCGCAAATTGGCCTTCGAACTAAATGGAATTTTCCATTACGAACCAATTTACGGAAAAGAAAAACTTACACAAATTCAAAACAATGACCAACGTAAGTTTTTACTTTGCCAACAAAAAAATATTTCTCTTTGTGTGATTGATGCTTCAAAAGAAAATTACTTTAAAGAAGAACGAAGTAAAAAATATTTGAATATTATTATCAATATTATTAATAATCAAAAGTAGCCCTGCGGGTAATCGAAACCCGACCTAAAGATTGAGGGTCTTTCATCCTGACCGTTAGACGACAGGGCCAATTACTCTACAGTAACAAAAAATCTCCACCCTGTGATACTCAGGGATTGGCGGCAGATACGCCGCTGTCCTATTATGTTAGACGATGGAGAAAATATTTCTTGGTAGCCCCACGGAGAATTGAACTCCGACTCCGAGATTGAAAATCTCGTGTCCTGACCATTAGACGATGGAGCCATAAAATTGCTTTGGTCGCAGAGGAAAGATTCGAACTTTCGGCTACAAGTTTATGAAACTCGTTCCTTAGCCACTAGGATACTCTGCGAAAAATGGTAGCGGGTCAGGGAATCGAACCCTGCTCAGGGGTGGTTATGAGCCACCTGAAACACCTTGCCTCCCACCCGCAATAAAAATACAAATGGAATAACCTTTGGTTACTTGATTTACATAAATCTAAACTTTCCACTTATCACTAAAAATGGTGATGAGTGGAAATAATAAAATATTTCACGCCGCAAGCAAGGCCACATCCAAGTACTCGTTGCCGAAATACAAAAATGGGGGCAACCCCTGCTCCACGGCACTATTGCTAACCTCTTGTGGTTTTTTGAGTATAGGAACTAGGATACGACTTCCGAGTACCACTCCCCACGGCTCACCACTAACCTCAATAAAAATCTTTCTGACCGCCGAATTTCACGGGATACTTTGGGTCATACTAGATTTAAAATTGCTACTTCTTTTTTTACATCTTGGTGAAAAAGAATACGAAGAAAAAACACCATCTTATAAAAGTGCTAGAAGTCAGCCACCACTACGGAAGAGCGTTTTATACACGTCTGCGAACTGCCTTTAAACTTCAGCCGCCATTCGTCAATGGCGAACTCGTAGATACAGGGACGATATGCCCTGCGGTGGCTGACTTCAAAATTGCAAGAGTCGAACTAGCCCTCTACGGCGTGAACGCTGAACCCGCACGTCTGCAAGGCTACTCGTAGAGTGGAATGACGGCTCTCTGCCGTTGGCTAATCCGACTCATAAAAAAGCATGGCGGGACCGACGGGTACTGCCCCCGCATATTCCACGCTGACAACGTGGCGCGCCTACTTGTGTGCCACGGCCCCATTAATTAAAAGGATATAATATTGCTTACAAAAACAAAAAGAAAGAAGCGGGGTTCCCCTCGCCGATTCGAAAATCGTCAAGAGGAACGCCCACTTCAAAAAGCCACAAAACCAAAAATGTCAAACACCCTAAGACTCATAGCCTACGAGTCAATACAACCCATTATAACACAGGTTGTTGTATCTGTCAAGCCCTTTTGGAATTTTTTTTCAAAATCCAAAACAGTCTTACATTCTGGTCGGGGTGAGAGGGTTCGAACCTCCAACTTCTTGCTCCCAAAGCAAGCACGCTGCCAATTGCGCCACACCCCGAAAACTGATTCCAAATAATTATATCACACCACGTAACGTTTGTCAAATTTTTGTGTTCGTTCTTTCTTTCGTACTGCTATTTATGATTTTCCCGATTAGGGCTTATTAAAATTCAATTTTACGAAGTAGTACAGGTCGATTGCTCTGCGAATCCACCCACGCAGGAACTTAATATTGTTGCCTACGTTGGCAATTTCCGTGTACCGCTTGATGCGCTCGATGATGGCGGTGCAGGGGTCGTATCCTTTTAACTTCTCAGCAAAGATATGTCCCATGTTCACGCAAGTGTCCATCACGATTGCGTCTGTGCCTTTCTGTATTTGGTCGCAGTCGCACCTATTCCAATAATCCCGATGAAAAATCTTTTTGGCATATTCCTGTGAATCCTCTTTGGTCATGTTCCACATCAGTTCCACATCTTCGGGGTAATATTTTTCTGCGATACCCCAAACTGTTCTGCCACCCGCATCATCAGGGTCATCGGACTTCCAACCTTCCCACTTAAACACAAACTCCATTATCTTGTCGAAATTTTCGGTCATGGTAGTTACCCCCACAATTACTTGAACATCTTTAAAATCATTTCGGCTTCTTCATCCGACATATTTTTAATTCTGTCTGAATTTATAGCCTTACCAAAACCAAGCGGGTCTTTTTTGGAAAAATCGGGCTTCTTCAATTCCATTTCTTTTTTGACCTTGCGTAGTCTGTTCAAATATCTTTGATACAGTTTCCTTCTTTCCTTTTTTTCTTCACGATGCTTGCTAGGAATTGTCCACTTCTGAATGTACCACGTTACTCCATCCCTAGCCGATTGAAATTCAAATGTGGCATCTTTGATTTCCCGTGGAGACATTTTAGCAATCATTTTCTTCCATTCTTCCACATCACCATTACTTGCTTTGATAAAGTTCATGGCTCTTTGGTCAGCAACAGATTCTTTCAAAGATTTTTTTTCGATACTTTCTTCCCACGGCAAAAAACTATCTTTAGCAAAAGGCCGTTTCTTCATTTCTTGGGCAATCATATGAACTTCATCCCAATAATACCCTGCATTATTTGGCACACCTTCTTTTTCCATTTGGTCATGTATTTTTGCAGTTTCGTATGCATCTTTTCGAGCAAACTCTAATTCGGAGTATGTCATACTTTTTAGTTTTTTCTTATATGCCTCAAAATCCATATGCTTTTCACCAACCCATTCCTTCAGGAATTCTTTTTCATTATCAGTTGCAAATTTATCAATATCATCACCCCAAGGGTATCTATTCTTCCACGGCATTTCTGATAATTTATCGCTGACATAGCGATTGATGTCTTGGTAAAGGGTTTCTGTTTCACGGACAGCGGCAACTTCATCGTAGAGTTCAGGCCAATCATCAACGTTGAACCAAAGACTTCCACGCTTGATATCGTGATAATGCTCTTCGATGAATCTATCTATAATTTTTTTCTGCTTGATGTAAAGGGGGATATATCCTCTTCGGCGTTCGGATAATTCCTTGGATTCTTTTACTTTGTGATATTCTTCGGGGTTAACACCACCTGAAATTAATGGGTTCGCATCCCATGCGGCTATAGGGGTATTATATCCCAATCTTTTTGCCAAATTATACATCGCATCATACGATTCAAATTCATCAAAACTTGAATATACTTTTTGTAATCTTGCCGTCCATTTTTCCATCAATTGTTTTGATTCTTTTCTTAAAGAATTAGGCCCAGGTAAATCTTCTTGTCCTTCGTAATTAACTGCCCAAGTCCAAAAGTCTTTAAGGAGTTCAGCCATTTTTCTTTCAATATTATGACCGCTGTACACCAAATCGTTCATTTTCCATTTATCTTCCAAAGCACCAATAAGTTTATCAGCCCAATTACTCACACCCATCTCGTGCGCACCGTAACGCTTGTGGTGGGCGATGATTTTCTTTTTGGCTTTGGTAATATCCTGTTGTAATGCTTGTAGCCGATTTAATCCTTGTCTATCAATTGGGGTAGAACGAATTGGTATATCGTCTTCTTTTAAAATTTTCTTCTCGTCTTCCGTTGCGAATTTTTGGATATCTTCTTTGGATAGTTTCATAGGCCACCTCTATGATTATTTATTGTTTTGTGGCTATGAAAAGTTATTTATTGAGTTGCTCCCAGAAACGTTTAGGTAAGTGAATATTCGAAATATCCTTTGCCTTTTCGAATAAAGGGGCAATTTGTTTGGGGGAGAACCTAGCCAATCCACAACCGATTTCCGTAACAAGGAAAGTGAGTTGTGGGTTTTCTTTGGCACAAATAATGAACTTGCGAACATGGTGTTCAATTTCAGGGATACTCAACACATCCATATTACGCCCTTTAGTTGGAATTCCGTAAGATTTCCCTTGCAGTCCTGCCGCTTGCCCCCATTTAGCACCGAACTTGTGCAAGGCAGTCTTTGCCGCACCTTTGCCGTGTTTGCCGCTGAGATTACTACCAAATACGAACACTTCATTTTCATTCAAAGACACAATCTTCTCTGAAGTTGTTCTACCGTCCATTATTTTTTATTTCTCCTTTTTGGGCATTTCCAATCTTGCCCAATGTGTTATTTTACTTAAATCAAATGAAAAATTACGAAGAATCGAACCCCTAGTATAACCCCAAATTAAACAGCCTGTGGGTTTTGTGTCAAGATAATATTCATCGACCAATGCGCAAAATTCGTAGTGCTTTCCGTCTGTAACTAGAACTTCTTCGTGTTTATTTGGTCTGTGTTTGTAATCGTACTTAATCCACTTCATTCTTTACTCCTACCTATATTATACCACATTATGAGGGAATTGTTTGTACCTCATCGAACTGTTTATCAATGTTTTGCAATCCGTTTTTAAACTGAGTGAGTTGTCGTGCGATTACTTCTTTCGGTACTGCGCTTCTGTCTTTGCCACTTGTTAAATCACCCTGCACTCTGCCGTAGAGTTTGTCCACGATTTCCTCGTCTGTGCCTTGCGGCTGAAAGACGATGGCTACCTTGTGGACTCCTGCGGGAACGTTCTTCAGAAATTGGTTGCGTAGGGATGATTTGGTGTTGGTGGCATCCAAGACAGCCAAACCCATTTTATCAAGGTTGGCCTGTATTCTTTCTGCTGTTATTTTCCACACCATAAAATCTCTGCTTTGGTCGCTGACCGAACCTGTGAGTTCCTTACGGATGGCATCAGGTTCCACGATTACTTCCCGTTCGAACACTTTGTCGAGAATGGTGGATTTGCCTGAACCACTAAGGCCGATTGCCATATAAAACGTAGGATGCATCACTTTAAATCTCATCTACTTCTTATTTATTTCCTTTTCAATACGCTTCCAATTATTTTGCGCCCAACGTTTCAGGAACTCCTTCTTGTTCTTCTCAGGGTTCATTATTACTAAATCAAGTAACCCTTTTAAAACTTTTCCTATTATAATACCTGGCGGAATTCCAATTGATATTAAATCATCGCCATTAATAGCCAAATGAGAGATTTCATAGGGTTCTTTCTTGGCTAGGATATCGTCAATCTGTGCGGCTCTAGACCCGTACTTCTCCATCCCCGCCTCAATCTTCTCAGGCTTATGCGCCCTGATATCTGCTAGCCGCATCGCCTTCCAATCTTCCAAGTAGTCTACGCCCAAGTTTCTGATGAAGTGCTTGATTTTGTTGCGCTTCTCAGGTTCGGCTTGGTGCAGGAAAATCAACCTGACGATTTTCGTGATTGCTTCGTTTTTGAATTTCAAACGGCGCAGAATAGGCTCTGCCAACTCTGCCGAAATCTTGTCGTGTCCGATGAACCTATCTCGTCCCGTTTCATCCCTGACCCTAGCCTTCTCCTTGCCGATATCGTGGAGCAGGGTTGCCCAACGAACGTCTAGACGTGCGGGCGCGCCGTCAATCACGTCCATCGTGTGTCCGAAGACGTTCTTGTGATGCCACGGGCTTTGCTGTGGAACGCTGTCGAGAACATCTACTTCGGGCAGAATGATTTTGAGCAGTCCAAGGTCGTGAAGCATTTGGATTCCTACAGACGGCTTTGGGGTCAACAGGATTCCGTCAAGTTCGTCCTTGATTCTTTCAGACGAAACGTAGCGTAATCTTTCGGCGTTGCGTTTGATTGCCTTTTCCGTGTCAGTATCTAGTTTAAACCCGTAGCGGCTTGCAAAGCGAACCACTCGCATCAATCTGAGTGCGTCCTCGTGGAAGCGTTCTTCAGGACGGCCTACTGCTTTCAACGTGCCGCTTTCCAAATCTTCCTGACCGCCAAAGGGGTCAACAAGTTCACCTGTCAGCGGGTCGAAGGCCATTGAATTGATTGTCAAGTCCCTACGAGCCAAATCTTCCTTGATGTCTTTGGAGAACGATACGGCTTTCGGCCTACGGGCATCGGAGTAGTCTGCCTCTAGCCTGTAGGTGGTGATTTCAAACTCTTCATCGTCTACGATAGCCGCCCACGTTCCATATTCTGCCCCCTTGTCGTAATTTTTTATCCCTGCATCAGTTAGAATTTTTTCTGTTTCTTTCGGAAGGGCATCAGTTGTGAAGTCCCAATCCTTCGGCTGTCTACCTAGCATGATGTCCCTGACACAACCACCTACAAGGTAGGCTTCGTGTCCTGCGTCATTAAAGAGTTGTGCAATTTCAAGGGCTTGCGGCGGGATGTCTCCAAAGTTTTTAAATTCCATTTCGTACCTTCTTCCAAAGATTAATCAATTCTTTTTCCGTGTAAATATTTTTGTTATCAAAAAGCATATAGTCGTTGTGTTCCCCTGCGGGAAGTTTGACCCCATCGTATCCCATCTGTATCAATTGGACTATCATGTATTTGTCGTACTCATTCCACCCTGCCCAATTTTTCCCTGTGAGATATCTCTCCATTATGTATTTCGTTCCCTGTGCGCCTGATTCGCCTCTGATGATTGTGTCCTTATCATCCGTGAACCAAATGGTTCCCTGCGCACCCTTCTTCGGGTTGAACTTTCGAAATTCGGTATTTGTGCCGTGATAGACTTTCGGAAAACTTTTTACGAAGTCTTCAGGCGTATCAAATTGCAAGGCTTCCTGTTCCAAAGATTCCACGATTCTAAGTTTCATTCTACCTCTATTTATTATCCTTATTTAAAAATTCAATACAACTTCCAAAGTATATAAATTTAGGTTTGTGGGTTTCATCGTATACCCCATCGATTGTTCCTATTGTTTTACCACCATCGTGAGATTGATAATAAAAATATCTTCGGTATCCTTTAAAAAGGCATCGACCAAATTGAAAATGACGACAAGAGGTTTTTTGACAATCTGCTATAGTTCTGTTTCCGTGTAAAATGCTGTATAGTTTTAATTTCTTCAGCAATTTTTCATTTGTCATCTGTTATCTTTAAAAAAGGGGGCGTCATTGGCAGACGCCCCCAGACCCAACCTAGGCTGTGAAGATTACTGATTCTTCTTCAGCCACTTCACGAACTGCGGGTCAATCAGATACCTGTTGTCCTTCAGTTCGTAGGCAACTCCAGGATAATCCTGTGCCTTCTCACGAAGTCTGCGGGTGGCAGAATCTTCGGACTTCGAAAGGCCTAGAATCTCTGAGTGGTCAAGCACGTGCATCGTTCTGCGATTGACCTTTGCCTTCGGTGCGTTGACGATGGCCTCAACCACCTTGCTCGTAATCGTTTTTGTCATTTTTCTTTTACCCTCCAAGATAAAATTTACTTACACTAATATTATACCACACGGCGTTTGTTTTTTAAAACACACGGCGCATATATCGCACCCAATTCTTGAATTTGTCAAGAACATTGGGCTTGCGATAGGCTTCCGCTGTACGGCCTGAATATCCTGACCAGCCTGAATATCCTGACCAGCCCGAATATCCCCACATCACATTCAAAGTACAATTTTTACAATCGGGAAAATTAAAATATTCTGAATTGGGGTCTTTGTAATCCCAATTTTGGTTTACTTTAATTAAAGAAGTCGTTTTTTGAGTGTCGTTGTCATCCAACTGACTGCACATTTCGGCGTGTAAGACAAGATACAGTTTGCGCTTGTTCGAAAGAGGGCAACCCTTGTGAAACATAAAATTCTTCTTTTCCATTTATTTCTCCTTTAAATGAATTATAGCACGATTTGCTACAGAATTGATATAGTGGAGGGGGTAGGGATAAAAACGCCACCACGGGCCTGAAAACCGCCAAAAAACCACCTTCTAGGGGTCAATCGCAGAGCGATGAGCAGGATTATAGTTGGTAAGAAAAATCATCACAAAGGTTGGTCTGTAAAACGATAAATTTTATTGTTCCAATTTTTAAAGATATATTCGTTGTTTTCTACCTTCTCAATATAAGTAGGTAGTAATGGTGTCTTCCCTCCACCATTCGGTAAGTCGCACACAAAATGAGGAATTGCGTAACCAGATATTTTCCCAATCAACTCCTTCATTATTTCTAAAGTTTTTAAAACAGGAACTCTAAAATGTGAACCACCTGGAACAAAATCCATATTGTATAAGTAGTAGGGTTTAACCCCCACAGTTAAAAGTTGCTTGAACAACGTTCCCAGCACTTCGGGGCTGTCGTTTACGCCGTTTAAACAAACCGTCTGACTCCCTAGGAAAGCGTGGCCTTCGTGCGTGAGCATCCTACAGGCCTGTCTCGTCTCCACGGTCAGTTCGGCGGGGTGCGTAAAGTGGATGCTGATGTAGAGGGGGCTGTACCTAGACAGGATATCGACAAGCCGTTTCGTGATTCTTTGCGGAAGCACGACAGGAACCTTCGTCCCAATCCTGACCATTTCCACGTGCTTGATTTCGTAGAGTTTTTCCAAAAGGTAAGTGAGTTGCGAATCGTTCAGGAGCAAGGGGTCGCCGCCTGAAAGCAGAACGTCCCTGATTTCGGGGTGGTTCTTGATGTACTCCAAACTCTCGCCCCAAGAGTGGCTGATGGAGTGGTCGCTGTTCTCTACAAGCCGACTGCGGGTGCAGTAGCGGCAGTTGCTAGCGCAGATGTTGGTAGTGAGGAAGAGAACCCTGTCGGGGTAGCGGTGGATGATGTGTTCAGTTTTTCTGTCCCTTTCTTCAGCCAAGGAGTCCTCTTGTTCGCAAAGGGAAATTTCCAATTCCCTTGCAGTCGGCACGATGCACTTTCGGATTGCGGGATTTAAAAGCAGTCGTGCGTAGTAAGGCGTGATTCGGAGTGGAAGATTACCTGACTTTCTTTCTTCGTCCGTCAGGGTAATATATTTTTCTAACTCTTCAAGAGTTGTTATAGAGTTCTTGATTTGCCAAGTCCAATCGTTCCAATCTTTAACAAGCGGCGGCTCGTCATCATTGACGCAGCCCTCCTTCGTTTGTAGTGTGGTACTAAAAGTGTTCAATTTGAGTTTCTCCTTCGAAGTCTATTTATGATTTTCTATTTTATTTCTTTTTTTCGTCTTTATCAATTTTTTTATTTTCTCATCTGCAACTTTTTTGCCATATCTTTCCACCATCGAAGAGTACAGAATTTTGTAATCTGCTAGAGTTTTGGATTTCATTGTACAAAAATAAAAGGTAATGTATTATCAACAGCATATGCTCGATATTCAAAATCTTTTTTATAAATTTTTCCGTCTGGTTTTGATATGGGATGTAATGTATATGACTGATGGGTATTTGGGTGATTATCTGGAAGATAATAACACCAATGAACCGAGGTGATGATATAATATCTTTCGTTTTTAAAACCATCACGATTTCGTTCGGTTTCACCAATATATTGTAATATAGTCCCCTTTGTATATTTCGGTATATATTGTTTGTTATCTTTTTGTTCTACTATTTGGAATTTCATTTTCCGTAAAGTGCCTCAACATCTTTAATAGTTTCAATAAATTGGCGTTCATCGGCATGAGACGAAAACCCACCAAAATCAATACCAAAATAAATTAAAGATTGTCTCGGTTCAAACCCTGTCCAATATTCATACTCACCGCTTCCTGATTTTAGAGATATTGCCTCATTCCAAGTATCTAATTCAAGAAATTTCTCTCCTTCTAAATTTAATTTAACCCATTCCCCGTGTTTCTTTCTATAATGTTCGCCATATTTTAGAATTAATCTAACTAAACGGTCATGGTATTTTTTTAAATTTTCTTTTTCTTCAATAATTTTTAGTTTCATCTTGCCATCTCCTCTATCGCCCGAATTGCCCTGAGAAAAATAATGAGAGCATCAAAATCCATGATGGGAAACTTGTTGCTTCCCCTGATTTTCCCGCCGTTTTTGGTTTCTGCGCTAAACCAATATAGAAAACTAGCGGTAGCCCATACAAATTCATCATAATCTTTTTCAACCTTAGTCCATTTGTCATTATCTTCATTGTAAGAGAATCCAAGTGCTTGCAAACGCTTCTGTTTGTCAGGGGTCCAGACCACCTACCGCCCTCCATTTACCACTCTCCCTTTCCAATCCCTATCGCAGAGAGTAGCCTATCAGTTTGAGTTTCCATTACGTACTTGTAAATGAACTTGTCAATCTCTCTTTCACCTCTTGTAAATGCATCTAAGGCCTTGAACATCGCTCCTGAGTTTGTCGTTTTCTTTGCGACCTCTGCGAACTCCTTTCGGGATTTAAAATCAGGGCCGAAAGCAGAGTACAAATCTTTCCAATCTTCTTGAATGGCTTTGATGTACTCGTTAATTTTGGTGCGTAATTCTTCTACTCTTTCCGTGTACTCAGGGAACGCCGACAGGAACTCGTCCGTCTCGTTCGCCTGTATCATTTCGACAAACTTTTTAGGCCCAGTATCGCCGTTGCCTTTCAAATAATGCATCTTTAGATAGAGCGACCCTTTGACCTTCACCCTCTTAAACTCAGGGTCTCTGACAACGTAGCCCTCTTCGTTCGCACCTAAAATTTCAGCCGCCGCCAGCATATCCTCTTGTGAGGAAAAAGAAAAGGTTTTTGGCCTGTTGATTCCTAGCGAAGTGATTTTCTTAACCTCTTTGTTGCTTTCGTCAAACGTGTCGATTTCCCTCATCGTCTTGTTCTCACGGATGCCGATTAAATACACGCCAGGCTTCTCGTATTTGACAACTACACGAGTGATGGGGTGAACGAGTTCGAAGATGTAGGTCAGGCCCGGGGTTAGATTTGCGGTCAGTTCGGGAAAGGTTACTCCCTGCTCTTCCAAGCCTTCGTGGAACAGGTCGTAAAAGTTGTGCTTCTTTCCCGTCAACGGGTCGGTGGCTTCAGCATCCTTTGCGTCTATCGTTCCGTTCGTGGCGATTCGCCATGCTTTCTCGTAGTAGTAAACCTTGATGATGGAGCCGTCCACCTTCTCCTGAATTGAAGACGTTGCGAAGTCCACTTTTTCGGCGTGAGTTTCCTGAATGTTGAAGAACTTATTAAATCCATATGCTATTGTCTTATTTGTGTCCTTTTCTAAAATAATCCCCCTACATTGCCTAACTATTTTATATGAGAAATCTGAGTCTATTTGACTATATTTTAAAATATATAGATTCCCTTTGTCTTGGGCTTTTATATTGAACGGGTCTTTTGATAATTTTTCTTTTATGAAATCATAGGAATTACCATCAAGGAAATCGAATAAATCGGTATCTTTTTCAATGGGAATATCTATGGTTTCAATAATATTAAACCTCATACTCATATTTATTTATCTCCATATGTTTTCAGATAGGTTTTAAAAATTTTATATTTTTTTCCTTTATAAACTTCATTTTGGTATAACATTTTCCCAAATTTGACTGCGTTTTTCCCCACCCAACGCATTTGAAATCCTTTTTTTTGTTTATAAAATTTACAATCAATGCCTAAATTTTTTATTGATTTTGCTACGATGGTTGTTATGAATTTTTCATTGCCATATAAGGTGATTAAAAGTCTAGGTTTATTTTTATGTCCTATATAATAAGACCCCACACAACCATCCCCATCAATATATCCCCTTAAAAAATCTAAAAAAAATTCATCAGGTAAAATTTCAGGATAAGAATATGAAAAACTTTTGTTTTGTGTGATATTATATTTTTCGAAATCTTTTGCCATAGGGGTAGAAGTCCAATCGAAACTATATACAATTCTACCAAATGGTTTTCCATTTTTCATTGGTTGGGTTGAACGAATAATACCGTTACTACTAATTAATTTTTTAGTATAATTTATAAGTCTTCTCCCCTCATTTCCCGATTGAGATATATGGATATATGATTTTTTTATATATCCATCAGCCGCCATCAATCCCAAAAACCACGCCTTTGTGGGGTCTAATTTTTTTAGAAAGTCATCATTAAGGATGTACTTCCGTTCAAATTGCCCATTTTCTTTATTTCTCTTTTCCATATTTATATTTATTGTTTTTCAAAAAAGTTGTATTCGTTTTTGAATGGGTTTATTCTTCTTCAGGAATTCCGTTTTTATCGTTGTACCACTTGATGAAACTCTTTTTCCTCTGCATATAGCGAAGGCGGTCAGGGAGAGTAAGATTCTCAATTTCACGGGCATTAGCCTGTTCCTTATAGAAGTACTCTTTGTCCTCTCCTTCAACTTCCTGACGAAGAAGGCTGTCTACCAAGTCCCATTGTTTCTTGCTCAGGTAGCCTTTCGAACGGAACTGATTCAGGACGGACGGGATGAAGGTCTTTTTGAAATTGGAACGCCACGTGTCCTTCTTCTTGTCGTAAACTCTGCTCAGGGCGTGAATCATCTGCAACTGCTGTGCGTACTTGCGGCCTACGGCGTCCCAAATCCGACCACGCAGGGTTATCTTGACCGTGAGCGGGTCGCTAGGAAGAAAGACCTGTTTGAACATCTTCTTGTACTCGTTGAACTGTCCTTCGGTGATGGTGGTCTTGTCTGACTTTTCGTACTCAGAGGTGAAACGAAAATCGAAATCGTGCATCCCGAAGCGGTCTCGCTGTTCTTCAGGAAGGCCGTTCTGCGTATCCTGATAATACTTAGTCCAACAATGGTAGTCGGAGTGAATGATGATGTCCTTTTTGACTACCACGACTGAGGAAGTTTTGATAAACTTCCTATCGCAGACGGGGCAGACCACGGCGGGAATCGCCAACTTTTTAATTATAACAGTTTTCATTATTTTCCTCCACTCAGAACATCGGACAATTTTTCCTTGTTGACCTCTTTCACGACTTTTTGGAAAGAGTCCGTATACAAGAACAGCAAACTTTCCAAAAGTTTGGTCAAGAAATGATGAAGCGTTTGTAATTCTTCTTCAGTTCTATCAATTGACCGCTTGATGATTTTATTATCCCCTTTGGAATATTCCATCGTGGTGTAAACTATTTGCTTTCTATCGATTGAGATTTTAGTAATGACGGCTACGGTGGGAACCTGAGTGAAGATTCCTACAGTATCACGTTCGCCGTTGTCGAATACTATTTCGGTGTGGGGTAAACTATACGACATAAAAAACGTATCACCAATCTTAAACTTCGGTTCCCTCATTATTTCCTCACAATAGTATTATACCACAATTGGGAGTGGTTTGTCAAGGATTGGAAAAGGCCTATACGTGAGGCTTATCTGCCCCGTAAGGTTTGCCTTTGTAGTGATATTCGTCCTGAGCCTTTACGGTTTGCCTGTAGGACTTGCCTTTTTGCATCGCTAGGTCGCTGTCAGGGATTGATTTTTGCACCTTCGGGGCTTTGGGTTTGCGGCGTTTCTTCCAATCGTAGGAAGGGTTGGTCAGGACTTTAAACTTGGTAGATTCCATCGACAATTGAGGCCATCCCCACGCACTTTTAACTTGGGGTTCGACCCCTGCGATGTGCCTCTCGTAGCGGTACTCGTCCACGGGGCTGATATCTGCGGAGCGCATCAAGGCCTTGATAACGTTTGTGTTCAGGCGGTTGCCGCCGATTTTCTTCCACATTCTTTCCAAGCGGGGAGAAATCTCAATCCACGCCCTGCGGAGTTTTGGGTTTTGGTCTTCAGCCATTATCCCCATCAGGGCTTCGATACCGATGAAAGTTCCGTTCGAACCTAGGCCTACGCACTTGCGTCCGAACTTATCCCGATACACCGCAGCCGCTACAATCTCTCCATTTTTCTTTGCAAGTTTCCAAACGCTCGTGAGTTGAATCAACTCTTCAGGGTTTTTATGCGTCCAAAAGCCACCGATATCCTTGTAGGATTTTTGCAGAATATCCCACACGACATCTTTGTACTTTTCTTTCTGGTCGGGAGCAATCAAAGTAATGTAGCGTTCTACCAAGAGGAACTTCATACTATTATTTAGTTAAAAGTTCTTTTAGATTTGTGATTACAATGACGGCATTTCCGTGAGGGTAAGGCTGTCCGTATTTAAAGTCAAATTTTCTAGGATTCGTAACTTTCCAATTGTTGTGGTCATCTCGGTTGAGAGTAAGAATATTTTTGTCGTTTAATCTTGTAACCACGGTGGTAGCGTAGTGGTCAAGAAGCAAATTATAGCCGATAGGCCAAGTAATCAGGTACGTCTTTGCCTCTAGCATCTTATTCAGGGTTGTGATTGCCCGATAAGGCGAAGTGGCACGAAGGCCGTATTCTGCTTTGCCGATGTGTTCAATCGTTGAAACCGACATCACGTTCTTGCCAACGTAATCCAAATTTTCGGCAAACTCTTTTGTTGCCGCATCATCCGTGGGGTCGAAAATTTGATGATAGGTCAGCAAGTACTTACAAGATACCGCCCCTACCTCAATAAATTCCTCTTTGTCGGTGCGTTGGATGAAATGGGCTAACAGGGGAACTTCGAACCGCCTTTCCGTGCTAGGGTCAGGCTCCAAGTAATTCAGTTCCATCCCACCAATTTTGAAAGTCTTATTTTGGGGCATCTAAAATCCTCTTGTAAAGATTGAAGAAAAACTCGTTGTGCCATTTTTGAAAGTCGAGCATTTCCACGGCAATTTCACGGCTACGATTAGCCATTTTTTGTCTGATTTTTTCGTTGTTTAAAAGGTAAAGGACTACGAGTTTGAACTCGCCCTCGCTGTCCACTAAAAATGCATTTTCGCCGTCAAGCACGAAATTGGATTTTTGAAACGTCTTGTTGAACCCGACAATCGGCAAGCCACAAGCAACGGCTTCTGCGACTGAGCGGTTTGTCAGGGTGATTGGGTTCTCGTAGGATTCGTGCGCCCCCCACAGGAAGATTTTGGCCTTGTTGTAAATCAGCGGCAGTTCTGTCGGGTGTACGAAATCCACAAAGTCCACAGTCAACTTGTCTTTTGTCTGTTCGTAAAGTTGCTTGGTGTATAGGTACTCGTCCGTGTAAATTCCTTCGTTGGACTTTTGCGCCCCGATGAACAGGAGACGCACAGGTTCTTTTGCGAAGGTTCTCACGAGTACGTCTTGCCCCTTGCGACAGTAAAAGCCGCCGACCTGAACGCCATCGTAGACTTTTTCCACTTCGGGCATCGGCCTGTAGATATTCAGGTCAGAGCAAATTCTAGCAACTACTCTTTTTTCGGGCGGGATGTGTTGAAAGGCGGGGACGTGAACATCGTCAATCACAACGTAGTCCACGAAGTCTCCACCGTATCCGTCAGGGTAAGCCCCTGCGTAACGTTGGATAATCTTGCATCGTCCGTGGAAATCTTGGACGAATCGCCTTGCCTCTCCAAGAAACAAAGGTCCGAAAAGTTGGATGATATCGGGGCTGAATCTTTCGATTTCGCCCCGCATCTCCTCATACGGCGTGTTCCTGTTAAACGCCTTGATACTAAACCCCGCTCGCTTCTTGACGAAGGTGGGGCTTAACGTCTTGACGATAAACAGGATGTCGAAGTACTCACTAAGCCAATCCTTGTTGTGGACGTGGCACATTTGTTCAAGTGCCAAATCATCGTAGATATGGTCTATCAGATAAACAAGTTTTGGCTTTTGCAAGTTTACTTTTTACCGAAGAGTTTTCTCGGAATGATTTCGTGTGTGAAATCACTCAAAAGGTGAGAAACGATTTTCTTCTCGTACTCAGGCGTAAGGTCTTTTACAACCTCACCAATGTCCACGAGCATGAACGGCTTTTCGTTTCCAAGGTGGCGAAGAACTTCCTCACGACCTTCCTTACGGCTGAACCTGTCCAACTTCGGGTGAGTGATTGCCACTTCGAAACGGGCAACCTTCTTCACCTTGTCGTAGTACACTAGTGTAGTGTACTCTCTCATTTCTGAGCAGTTCGCAATACAACCGTACTTCTTCTGAAGTTTTTGTTTTGATACGTGGATAAGTTTCTGGAAAAATTCCACGTTGTCGGTGTAGATATTCATTTTCTTTCCTCCAATATCTATTATAACACAAGGTGTTACAAAAACTATTTATGGTTTTGCCTACAGGAAGTTTTCGTGTTCTATTTTCTTCGTCAGGACATCCAACAGGATATTGTAGTTTTCGTAGTAGCAAACCTCGCAAGCAGAGCCGTCAAAATGCTTCTGTTTATCGATGATGGCGGGAAGGTTTGTGAAGTGTCCCATGCTCATGTAATCGGGCAAGTCTAGTGGCTGTTCCAACTTGGCATACTGCGCCCCACAGCAAGGATATACGATTCCGTCTGCTCCAATCACAGGCTTCAACAGGCTGATGAGGCAATTCTTCCGACCCCTATTGTACTGCTGACGGTCTTGGTAAATCATTAGTGAGTCGTTGATTCCCGCCTCGACCATTACCCTGCGCACGTCTTCCATCGGGTAGGCGTTCGGGATATCGATTAAGTCGGATACAGCACGGACGTGGGTGAAACCGTGAGCATTGGCAAACTTAACATATTTGATGAAATTATCGGCGTTGAAGTCTTTACTCACTACATAACTGAACGCCCAATCAATACCTTCCTCGGATTTATTAAGCGCATCCAATAGAACACCCTGAGCATCGTTGTCGAAATCTCTTGTGTCGCTAGCAGAGACTCTGCACCAAGTCAACCGCCTCAATGCGCTAGGGTATAATTCGTTCAGCAAGAGGCCATTGGTAACTAGGCCGATATCGATGCTCATGCGTTTCGTCTCGTAAAGCATCTCGTTGATATCGGGATGGAGCAGGGGTTCGCCCCCGCCCGTGATGGTGTATGCTTTACACCCTAATTGGGTACTGATTTCCAACAGGTGCTTGTAGTCAAAGATACTCATTTCTGTCTGTTTATTTCTAGCCTTGCAGGAGCAGAAAGAGCAATCTAGATTGCATCGATTTGTAGGAATCACCTGAATGTGAATAGGTAGAATCTTTTTAGTCTCTTTCACACTTTCCATAAAATCCGAATGGAAACACACTTTCAGCGGCATCGAACTTGCCGAAGTATAACTGATGGCTTTACTTTTGTTCATTCTTCTTCCCCACGAACCAACAATCTGGCCCAACTAGGTAGGACGTGATACAGGTAACGAGAGGCTCAGGGAAGAGCAGTTTCATCCCGTCAGGAAGGAATCGCCAACAGTCGATAGGGTAGCGATGTTCGTGGACGCTGAAGGGAGCGGTGATAAAAAGCAATCCTTCGGGCTTGGCTATCCTGATGATTTCGGCGGCTAGTTTGAAGGGGTTGGTACAATGCTCTAGGCATTGTCCGCTCAGGACGATATCGGCGGTGTTGTCAGGTAGTCCTGTGTCGAACTCCCCTGGCATTATCGCATCCACATTCTTTCCCGCCTGAACATCAAAGCCGTTATAACGCCACCGTGGTTCAACGATTGGTTTGTAACTGCCGTTGATATCCTGTGAGCCTATGTCGGCTACGTAAGACCCAAGTGGCACGTTGGAAGCATACTTGTTCAAATTATGAATCATATTTTCCATACTTAGTGGATGCATTTATACCTCTTTATTCCAGCCAAAACTTCTGTTCAAATATTCTTCTAGGGCTTCATTATGGGGTTTGTAAAATTTGTAAAGCCATTCCTCAATATCTTTTGGAATCGGGGGATACCCCACTTTATCTTTGATTTCTTTCCACGGGTCTCGTTTTGATATTTCCATAGGCGGTTCATAATCCACACCAAGAAACTTATCAACCGTTTTAATCGTGTCTAGTTCATTTGCAAAATAATCTTCACTTCGGATGATTAGTAAATTTTCCTTTGGAAAATATTCATGCCACTTTTTTATTTGATACAAATAAATTCCTCTATTGATGACGGATGAATTTGGGTCTGTTAAAATAGAAAGTGGATAATTGTAAGGTGGTAAAGCATATCGAGGGACATAATGGCTCCACGCTCTTGTTACGGGATTTCTTAACATCAAAATTGCTTTTATATCTGGAATTAAACCTTTGATTCTTTCATGGCAAGGTGCAAATATGGTAAGGGTTGAACCCTCAAATCTCAAATTTTCTTTGGGTGTATCTTTCCACAAGTTAATGTACCAATTGATACCGATTCTATAATGGCGTTGTCCTGCAAAAAAGTTTGGTTCTTTCAGAGATGCTAAAGAGAGTTTAGAGTGTTGGTCTAAATTATCGCATAAACTAGTCGTGCCACACTTGGCTGCTCCTATTATAAGAAATTTTGGAAGTGCATTTATTATTTCTTGGGTCAGGGTTTCCCTGTTAATCTTACAGGGAAACTGTCGGCTTAAATTTGGTCTTGATAACATAATAAACTCCTTTACTAATATCGCTATGGGTTCTTTGTCGATGATGTGTACGGTATCATCTGTTTTATCCAAAGGTAACATTCCTTCTTCGTCAACGTAATAGGAATATATATCTAGATAGAGCCATTTCCTCGTTTCACATTCTCTCTTCAAATATTGATTCATTGTTTTGGTGTACAATGCCCGTTCTTTTCCACTCCCGCCTACAGGCCACTTGAATGAGCCGGGTTTCACTTTTCTGCTCGGCGGCACGATGCTCATTATTACTATCCCTGCATTATTCAAATCAAGAAGCGAAATACGGTGGCAATAATTCTTTGCCCAAGTTTCTAACAAGCCATCTAAAGTGATAGACTTTCTGTGTTCTACTGTTGGTTTGACATAACACCTGATATCAATTTCACCGAAACAAAAAATGACAAAATCATCTTTGGTCAATTTCATCTTTTTGATAATTGGAGGAATGACCGTATCTTCTACTTGACTAGCCCTGCCTAGCGTGAGTTGGTTGGTACTCCACATTCGGCAATTTGGTACTTTTTCGAAAGACCCCGCATGGCTATCCCCGATGGCGTGTATCATTTGGTTATTGTGATGTAGAAAAATATACCTTTAGATATTACTTCTCTATTATATTTTGCGAAAAGGTCATAAAGAGATTCCAAGGTGTGAAGTCGGAGATGGCCGGGGTCGCCTACCTCTTTGTTGGGGGTGGTGAATATCACTTTTTGTTTTGCAATTTCGATAACCTTTTCGATGAATAGTCTATCATCAGGAATGTGTTCAATTACCTCAGAACACACTACGGAATCATACTGCCCTACCATCTCTTTGTAGTTATAATCGGGGGAGTAGTAAAAATGGATATCGGGAAAATTCTGCTTGGCTTTCTCAATAACGGGTTCGTAAAAATCCAAACCCGACCATTCCCCATCCTTGAATTGTTTAAGCATATTTGTGGAATGACCGCAGGCGCAGCCTACGTCTATAAATTTTGTACCCACTAAACTGCTAGCACAATTCTTAAACCTTTCGTAGTGGTGGTTTTTGTTGTTGACATTGTAATCGTAAATCTGTGGCTTTTTGAGCCAATGACCTTCTAAATATTCTTCTGCTGTCATTTTATTCTCCTGATTCTATTTCTTTAACCAAATATTTTACTCGTTCGGCGTAGGTGTGTTCTGTAAGGGTTCTTATTCTGCCTGCTAATCCTATCGAATTGCGCAACTCAGGGGATGCAAGTAATCTCCTGACACAATCCATTAACTCATCATCGGAATTGTAAAAGAGGACTTCCTTATTGTTTTCAAAATGTTTTTCTAATCCCTTGACATATCCGACTACACATGGCGTCCCTGTTGCGGTTGCCACGTAGACCCTATTCGACCAATAATTATTTGACATTTCTGCTGATGGAGCAGGAACAAATCCTATTTTTGCCTTTTGATATGCTTCAAAAAAATTACGACCATATACACGAGTACTTGCTGGTATACCATATACGTCTACTGAAAAGTTTAATTTCAAAAGTTCTAACTGTCTCATTCTTTCTAGGAATTTGTGATTAAATGCTCCTGTAAATACTACTTCACTTTTTCTAAGTTCAGCAGGCTGAATATCGTAATCAAAATCATTGGGTTCAACTCCCTGCATTAAATGTCGATAGTTTTGGATGTGGTTTTCCCAAGGATAAGAATGGTCTGTTGTAAAAAGCCAATCCACATACGGCAACGACCTTTTTATGGTTTCAAATTTTCTAGAATCGTAGTTCGGATTACACAAGTCAAAATACCACAAGGCTAAGTGGGAATTAACGGATTTATTATCAAATAGTATTTTTGCTTGTTGAAGATTGGTAGGAGCGAATAACGTAGCAAAGGAAAGTATCAGGTCAAAATTTTTAATTGGCTCAACAGCAAACTCGGAGTGATTCATAAAAGTGGCTTCATATCCTAGGAATTGAAATGCTTTATAAATACGGAAAGCGTTGGGAATTTCTCTTCGTTTTCTAGATTTTAGTTCCGATAAAATCAATACTTTATTTACTTTCATATCCAAATCTCTCTTTCAAAATATTCACGTCCTTTTCTTCTTTTCTTAGAATATATCTCATCCCAATACGGCTTGATGTATTGATATCGTGAATCGAAACACAGAAATTATTATCAGGTAATTGTTGTGGTTTAAAGTTGATGACAGCGGGATGTGTAGGATGGCGTTTTTCCCTGTCAAAATGCTTCATATTTTTGGGGTCAAAGCGATGGGCGAAAAATGGCCCAGAGCCTATCGTGTCGTAGCCATATAATTTTTTGTTTAGGATATCGTAGGCATATCCGTATTTAAAATACATCCATTCACTATTATTTTCAGCCATCATTATTTCGCCGGCATCGATGGAGTACATATCATCTGAATCGATTAAGGCATAGATGATTTCATCATATGATTTCAGTTTATCCAATGCTTCGCCGTCTTCGTACACGTAGAGGACACGGGAATCCTCTTTCGGCATCAACCCGTCAACCTTTTCTTTCGATTTCGGGTCCATTAGGATAATGTAAAGAAAATCATCGTACTTCTGCTGTAGGATACTTGGTAAGTTGAACCGTTTAAACAGGGCAATTCGGGAATTAATCCAAATATCTGTTGTACAGGGATGCGGAGTTCCTTCGGGTTTCCCTCGTAAAAGTTTTGAGGATTGGTATGAGTTAAACGCTGTCCAAAAGACTAATTTCCTGTTCATTTTTTGTAGAACCTCTCGTAACATTTTTTGTAAAACGCTCTTCGAACTACACGAGCCTCTGGATTACCGCAAAGCCGTTGCGGGTCTTTGCTCGACTGTAATTTGGTGTACTTGGTGGTCGAGATGATATATTTCGCCGCAGTTGGGTATGCCCAATTGTGCCAAAACAAATCTTCCACAGGAGACTCACATCCTTTCAAATCCATCGCCAAATATTTGCGTGGGGTACAGGTGATGATGCCTAGAAAATCAACTCGGATAGGTGGTTGGCCAGGAAGAGGGCGATGAACCAATTTGGTTTGCCTGTAATAATCCTCGCCGTTGAACATTCGTGCGTGGATGCCTGTAATGCCGTCAACTTGCTGATGGGCTTGGATAAAGTCAGCGACAATCCCTGGCTGTGGGACGATATCATCATCTGCTTTGATAACCAAGTCCCCGTCAGTCATCATCGCAACGGCGTGTCGGATTTTACTCCCTGGGTCGGGGATTGCCCTGATGATTTTTACGGGAAGGTTCGTCTTGAATCCTTCCTTGCTACAGTCGCAAAGCCACACATCAGGAGTTTCCTTTAGCCAACTGCTAAGAATCAATTCCATGTCTTGCAAGCGGCGATATGTTACAACGACTACTGATACGTTCATTTTGTCTCCCATCTCAGAGTCGTGCCAAATCCCACTTCCTTGCGGAAGCGTCTCGATGCCTGAAAATGCTCGATTATCGGTTTTTTTTTTGTGGGGTAGGAGTAGTCGAAAACATAAGTGTATTCAAATGGCATCCGACAAATCCTTACTTCAGTCCCGCTGTCTTGCAGTTGCTCTATTGCCATTCTCAGGCATTGTTGGTGTCTAATGTCTTCTCTCTGTAAGCCAACTTCGTGCCATTTCCTAACTAGATTTCTTCCCCGTTCGTTGTTAGGGAACCACAACGTCCCCGACAGTAATTCGTTGGCATCCCCTGAACGTGGTGAGTATTTTCGGAACGATGCGGCTACGTCAAAATATTTTTGGCGGGAAAGGACATCGAACAGGATTGGATACTGCCGCATAATTCCATCCGCATCAATGAAAACGATATCCTGATTTGGGAACATATCGAAGGCCTTCAGAATACATTTTGATTTGTAGTTCAGATTTTTTCGCCACGTTCCCTGCGGGGTGGATGGGAAGAAGTGGTAGTCCACTCCGAACTCTTCCAAGGATTCTCTTAACTTTTCGATTTCCTGTTCGTAACTTGTCCCCTTCGTATAAAACGAGACAACGACCCATTTTTTCGTGTACTCGTTTTTGTTAAGTTCGGGAAGGTCCCCGAACTCAAAACACTCTAGAGCGGAGTCTTTGTTTAAGTTGATGATTTGGATGCCTCTTTCCTTTGCCTGTTTTGCCAAGTCGGGAAATTTTTTTGCGAACATTTCAAGTTGCTTCTCGACTTGGGGCTTGGGATAGCCGCCGTGGAAATGGGAGTTTCCTTCCTTGTCGTGCTTCATGTCGTATCCCAAAAGATAAATCGGGTTTGCTCCTAGAGTAATGGCAAGATTGATTGCGGCATAACCTGAATTGGAGCCGTCAAAAACTCCTTCTTCTAAAGACTGACTGATTCCTTCGTGGCCGGCCAGGTTGACGAACTCAATATCGCTTTGGTAAATCTCTCCAGGGACTTTGAGCCACACTTTGTGTCCTTCGAACTCAGGCCACATTTTCTGAGCCTCTTCCATTACTGGCCCACCCTTATCAGGATTTGTTACCCAATCTTGGAACTGCCTATCGATGGCAAAGGCTATTTCGGCAAAGGGAGCGGCTACGAAAGACTTGTTGATGGCGATGACTTTCTCGTAGTGGAGTTGTGAAAAATCGAAACCTGTCAGGGATGGCCCTCCACCGATAATGAAACATCGTTGGCCTTTCCAACTCCCTGTAGGCATAGATTCCTGTAGAAATCGTTCTGAAAAGAATTGGGGCATTTGCCTTATCATTTCCCTGCGCACGAGGTCATCGATACTGTCGATTCTTTTGATGTGTTTGGGAAATATAAGGTGTAGGTTATCTTGGGTGAAAAATTCAGGGGAAACGGGGATTTTTATTTCTTTTTTGTTTCTCCCCAACTTAATGATAACTTCCTTTCCTGTAGCACTTTGATAATAAGGCATGAATTTTTTCTTCCTTCCTTTTGATACTCGAACCATTCTCTACTCTATTTAGGAGATTTATCACTTTTCTTCAAATTCTCTTCAGCCCACAAAGGCTGAAGATTTGTGTAGTGGCAGGCTTTTAGGAATTCTTCTCTGTTCGTTAAGTCGAAAGAATCCAAAGGTTGAATGTGGTCAATATGCCACCCATGAATACCCCAATTCTCCCAATTCATTCCTTCTTGAAACTTCAATTCTAAATAAAGTTTAAATTCGGAGATAGAACACCCAAGGTCTCTAACTGCGGAACCTGATTTTTGGTTGTTTTTAACAGCATGATACATTCTAGTTCTTAAATTACTAATAAGTTTATAATTAATATCTGTTTTTTTCCGTTTGTAAAAATATTGATTTGTTATTTCTTTATTATTTTGTCGATATTTTTTACATTGTAACAATCTTTTTTCTTTATTTTGTTGATACCAAATTTTTGAGTATAATTTTTTCTTTTCCCTATTATTTTCGTCATATATTTTTTGTCGAATTAAAATTTGTTCTCTATTATCAATGTATCTCTTTTTGATTGCTTCTTTCCTTTCTTCTTCTGTAAAATATTTTTTCCTCATCTCAAACCTCCGACTAAGTTTAATTTATTGTAGGTAATTTGAAAAGAGTCGGCTTTTCAAAAAGGGTTGCATCCCCTGTCCCTACACTATTATTTATTGTTTTTCGTCATTTTTTGTGTTTAAAAAAATGGCCCCTAATTATTAGTTAAGGGCCATTTTTATTATCGTAGTTACACGAGTTCTACTTTTTCCTTTGCAATCTTGAAGGTCTTGCCCGTGCCAAGTTCCTTTAGGAAGAAATGAGTCTTCTCTTCACGGTAAACGGAGAATCTGCGTTTCTTGTCGCCCTCTGCCGCCTCCAAAAGAGTACCAACCCGAACTTCCTTCTTTTCCTTGACAGGTTCCTTAACCTCTTCCTTTACCTCTTTCTTCTCTTCCACTTTCACAGCACCCTCAGCCTTGGCCTTGCGTTCTGCGATTTTCTTCAGGATATCCTGACGTTTCCGTTCAGCGATTTTTTTGAGGATTGCCTGCTTGGATTCAGGAAGTTTTTCTACTGCTTCTTCCTCGTCTTCAACTTCTTCCTCTTCAGCGTCCTCTTCCCCTTCCTCTTCAACGTCTTCCTCGTCTTCAACTTCTTCCTCTTCAGGGGTTTCCTCGTCTTCTACTTCAACGTCCTCTTCTCCCTCAATTTCCCACTTTTCCTCATCACCATCTGCTTCCTTCAAGGTCTTTTTAACCTTTTCGTCCACTTCGGTTTTCTCTTTCATCAGTTTGCGCTTCTCCATGATTTTCTTCTTCATCTCTTCAATTCTTTCCTTGCGGGAAATTGCCTTTGAACGAGACTCAGCAATCCTTTTGATGTTGTCGTTTTTCTTTTGGATAAGTGTTTCCTCTTCTAGCAACTGAGCATCATAGGCACTAATGATTTCTTCAGTTGACATACTCATATTTTTTTCCATTGTGTGCCTCCTTTTTACCTGTACTCAGAGATGTTAACGTTTCCGCCAGCCGCTGAGTACATCCAAACGTTCTGAAGTGGTTCCAACCAAACTCCCCAAGTTCCGTCATCTGCTAGAGTGATTGCATTGGTCGGGGTGTTGTTGACTGTTCCATCGTAGCCGATATATAGGGTTCCCCCTGTGCGGTTCCAAAAGAAGAAATACTCACGGACAGGAACACCTGTTATGAATGTGCAAGTTGCGGCTGCTGTAAATGCCAATGGGACTGCGCCTCTCTTAATGTTGTTGAGAGTTCCCGTGGATGCAGGAAGCGGGCCTGGGGCAGGAGTCCATGTTACTGACCCGTAGTAAATGGTTTCAGTACCAATACCACCTTCGGTGATTACAACGCTACCTGCATTTGGAAGCGAAGCCAAAGGTAGAGGCGGCTCAGTTGTGCGGGGATTGGTGTTGGTGAACTTGGAATAACTCGACCACGGAATATTTCCCCAAAGGTTGTCGAATGAAAGTTGTGTTGCTGTGGCAGAAAATCCTGCTGAAAGTCCGAACGATACTTGTGAAATGTTCGTAACTTGTTGAGCGGCTGCTGGTCCTAGCGTAACGGTGTAAACAATGGCTTCCTCGAAAGTTGCCTTGTTGTACTCATTTCTGTGATAACTTGCTGGAATGATTTTCTTCATGGTAATTACCTCCACTCAGCAATTGCGACTGGGCCAGTTACTCGACCTGTGCTGTCATCGATTGCCACGTAAATTCTGTTTCTGCAAGACAATGGTAATGTAACGTTATCACCAAATGTAAGCGGGAGTGCATTGTCTCCATCAAAGGTAATTGCTGGGTTGAATCCGTAATACAAATAGACCCCTTCACTACCTGTTGCGTAATTGTGAAGTGATACGTATTCTCTTTCTTTGAAAATGTGTTCGAAACGAATTGGGATATTGGTTACGCTACCATTATGTGCGGCAGCGGTTGTACCATTATACCCTCTGAAGCAATACAACAGATTGCCTGCTGTCTTGTTCACATCGGTGTAAGTTAATCCACCGTAGTAAATCCATTCCGTGTCCACAAAGATAACTCCTGTTTCCGGAATCTGTCCAGGTCTGTCTAGGGTAACGAATGGAATCGTTGTTGCTCCAATCAACACGCTTGTGTTAATCCATGCAAACGCATCACCGAAATAAATATGTGCATTTGCTGCATGAATAGCCGCCGTTGTGCTTTCCCAACCTCTTTTACAAAGGTTGAATGTGCCTGTCGTTGAATTTGTCCAAGTAATCGAGCCGTACTGAATCTTTTCAGTTCCAACAAGGAATTCTCCTGCTGGCGGCAAAGTTCCCACCAAGGTATCAAAACCAAGTGTGGTTGCGGTAGCCGTCCAATCCCCTGCTAAAACATCAGGAGCGGTTGGCTGTCGAAGTACTCGGAGTTCATTAACGGCTGTACTAGAAGCGGTGTAGGTCTGAATGTACAATTCCTGGATTGTATCATTCACATACTCAAATCTTGCCATGTAATAATCCTCCTGGGCTAAGTTAAAATATAAAGTAATGCTTGCCCTAATAACTATTTATTGTTTTTCTTCTTTTTCTGCTTCGTTTTTGTTTTTTTCTTGGTAATAAGTCCAAACATTTTCTTTGTAATGATGGATGTAATTCTGATTGATGACCTCTTCAACCAAGAATCCCTCAGCCCCTTTAAACTTGTAAGAGATTTCTCCCTTGCCACCCGAAACGATATCATCGATAGTTTTCAGATTTTGTTTAAATTTCGGTTGTGAGATAACGCCTGCGAAGTCTTCGGCTTTTTCAAGGTTCTGAAGAATCTTCTTGGAAATGAAAACGTCTCCTTCCTTGTACTTTGCTGAATTTTTACCCCACGTGGTCATCATCTTGTTCAGGTCGATGACTTTGGCCTTTGGGCCAGGCCGAAGATAATTCCGTGGGTTGATTGGTTCACGTCCTGTCCGCTGTTGGTTTAGCACCCAAGCAGGCACTTGCGGTTGATTTGGTCTTTGTGCAGGACGTTGCATTGGTCTAGGCATCGGCCTAGGCATTGGTTTTTGCAGTTTGTCGTCTGGCATTTTTGGTTCTCCTTTCGGTTTTTGGTTTAGTAGGATTTTTTGGTGGTGTTACAGGTGGTGTTACAGGAGTGGTTTTTAAATTTCTTTCTAACCACTCGATGTCAAATCCAAGGACTTTCAGATAGTTGAAAATATCCTCATCCTTATTGTGTTTGTCCCGTCTCAACATTTCAATCATTCGTTCAGCCGCTTTTTCCCGTGGTACTCTAGTCATTACCACACCACCATCGCTATCCGTGGCTAACAAAGATTTTCTGAGACCGTTGACGTACTCTGATAATTTTTCCTCAATGTTTTCTAGTTTTTTGTCTAATTCTGTTTTGGTTTTTTGTTTTCTTTCGTGTAAGTTTAGAATATCTGACCAATAACTCATCTCAATCATTCTTTTCAGAAACTTTGGTTTGTGGTGGAAAGAGTCCAACCACAATAAAAATCGCCTTTTCATATCGCCTCCTTTTTAATCTACGCTACGAAAAACAGGGAATGGCGGGGCTGACCACTTGAAATGGATGGTCAAATCGTCCTCCAATTTTTCCTTTTCCGTTTGGCCTTCTGTCTTCAATGTTTCCCCGTTAAGAGAAACTGAGTTGTTGAACCCTGGCAAACTTTGGAACTTACTCCTGATTTCGCCTAGTTCAATCTTACAAAGAGCGAGAGTGTACTCACGAACAAATCGTTCGTTCAGTAATTCGTCAGTAGTCCCTTGGTGGAACACTTCGATAAAGAGTTTGGTGTATTCATCGTCAGGCTTTGGAACAACGTGGAGCATCTTCGTATTCGTGTTGAAAAATAGACGGAACTTGGAAATGGTGATGTACTTCAAATAGTGAATCCATTGTTGGAGCATATAAAATGAAACCATGTCAAATGATTTCAGGCTGAGGACATCGCTAGCCGCATAGCCTGACAATTGCGCTAAGACCCATGCTGAAACTGATTGACTAGTCTTATCGTATCCCAACTGCATGACGTAATCGGGAAGTTGATAATCTTGAACCCCTATTTGTAAATCCAAGGCCATGAAAGACCTTGTATTGCCCCTACCTGTCGAGTATTCTCTGAACAATTGAATGGCATCGTAGAGGTTTGTGTCGATTTGAGAATCAGCCAATTCTACCCTGACTTTGGGTTCACCTAGTTTTCTGCGGATGTAATCTCTGAACTCTATTACTGTTTTGATTTGTTCGGAAACAGCCACTATTCCTTCCCTTGCCTACCTGTGCTGGCAATCGTGTATTCTCCTGCAATCGGGGAGTAGCCTTCGTTCAATTTGGTGTCCTCTTTGACAACCTTTCTACCTCTTTTTGCAGATTCTTCCACAGGCTCTTTCGTCAATTCTTTGTCCTTTGCGGGTTGCTTGACTTCGTTAATCAACCCTTTTTCGTTCTTTTTCTTTGCACCTTCCTTCCCTTCCTTCACGACTGAGTTGGGGTCAGGAATGAGGCGAAGGTAACTTGCGTACTGTTTTTCCAATCCTTCCTGAACGAGCCGCTTGTGTTCTCCAGGAAAAAACTTCACGGGTACGGCGTTGGCTAGGAAAATTGTTACCTCTCTGTTTCGATAGTTCTGATAAATTGGCATTTTTGCCCTCCTTTCTTCATTTTTCGCTACTTAAAATGTCCCGAATCATTCCTAAAAATTCATTCAAGTCGGGGTCATTTGTGTAGTTCATACTATTATTTATGATTTCTAGTATTTTTTCGTGATTTTTTGGATTTATTGAAACTTCTTTTATTGGGGCTAGAGATATTTCAGAGAGGGAATTTATGACAATCGGAGTTAAATCGGGGGATTGCACGGGAGCAATCGCTAGTGTAATCGGAGTTAATTTCGGAGTATCGATAGACTTGATGTTGACAGGCAGAAGCCGCCTTTCTATCTCACGAATGATTTCGTTGAGTTCGACTTTTCGGACGTGCTTGGGAAACGTATCTGCCAAATCGTCCGCGCTAGTTTCGTAGTACCCGCCTGCGGGTACGGTTATTTCTGTCCCTTTGAATCTTAAAACAACATCACGACCTGTACGAGAGGTATATCTTGGCATCCATTCAGTTCCCCAAATTATTTAGGGGTATTCTGTTCTTTCTGCTTCTGTTCTTTCCAAGTGTTGAAGAATTTCCGCATCAGATTTTTGAAACCATCAAGAGTGTCAGGCATTTTTTCCACCGTTATCGTCTTTGGTTTCAGCCGCTTCTCTTCATCCCGTTCGGCCTTGATAAGCGTGTTGGTCGAGAGCCAAAGCACAACGGCGAGAGGGTCGAAAACAAAAACGAGAATCAGGATAAGGATGGTAACGATGGAATCCATGCTACTAGACAACAACTTGGTCAAGTAGCGCAACGGGCCAACGTCAATCTTTCTGTCCTCTTCACGAATCTTGAAATTGTCGGCTTTCAGCGTACTGAGTTTGTCGTTTTCTTTGGCGATGTTGTCGTAGCCGCTGTCTATCCTTTCTGTTAGGGTTTTGATTTCGGCATCAGACTTGGTAATATCCTGACGGGCTTGGTCTTGCATCCTGCGATTGAGTGCCACCTGCGCCTGATTGAGTCGGGTTTCTTGTGCGTTACGTTGGGAGTTAAGAGTGTCGAGACGTGTCGTGTCTCTAGAGATTTGTTGGCGAAGGTTGTTGATGCGTTCGCCAATTAAGTTCTGTTGCTCCGTGTTGTAACTTTGGCTAGTCGTTGTTGCCGCCACCCTGTCGGACGATTTTTGATAAGCGTTAGCCAAGTACCCGTATGCGCCTAGGCTCGTAATGAACATCAGGACAACGATGGCTGTTATCAGGTATCGCTGTATCAACTTAGGTAGTTTCTTGGCGTAGTTGTATACCATCGAAACCGACAAAATCTTGCCTAGTTCCAACGCCGAAGTCATAATGATAACAGGTAGCCGTGAGCCTGCGAACAGGGTGGATAAACCGTAAACTGAAAAGACAGCACTACAAGCCGCAATTACAAGTGCGCCTGCGCCGCTAATATGGTAGAATTTTATTTTTCTCATGGATACCTTTATTTATTGATTAGAACCGTGGTGTACACTTCGGACAAGGGCAAGAAATCCAATGAATACAGGTGGAGCCATCTTTCTTTTTCCCCTTGCCGTGGCACTCAGGACAACTATCGTGCAGACAGGGTTCTTCCTTCTCGTCTTCGTCTTCCACGTCCTTCATCCAATCGCTGTCAACCCAAACTGCTTCGTTCATTTTATACTACTCCTTCGGAATCGTTTTCCCCGTCAGGGGACGAAGAAATCCATCCAAGATAAAAAATTGTTCTTGTAGATACTCGATAATCATATCCACTTGCTTGTTGTGTTCTTCATAATTTCGAACACTATCGGGGTCTAGTTTCAACTTCTTAATCTCTCTGATTACGTTCATCGTTTCCCCCATTAGTCCCACCAGCCTTGACCACGCTTTTCCAAGATGTGATAAATCAGGTGGTTAATTTTCTTCTCCCGAATCATCCTTCGTCTTTCAACTGCCCAATATTTTTCTTTGGCTTCGGGGGAAGACCAAGATGAAATCATTTCGACTGTTCCCTTTTCATCGGGTTCACCCCAAGATATTTCCCCGTGTTCTATAGACTTCCACAAATCATCTTCCAAGTCTTCCATCTTCTTTTTTTCGTCCATCAACTTGATGCAGAGGTTGATGTACCTTTCCATCCACCAACCGTCTTCGAAGACTTTATCGTAGGGTCTTTTTTGAAGGTTCTTCAGTTTGCGGTAGATGAACCTTTCGGTAAAGGCTTCGTACTCCCAATCCCTGTCCTTCCACACAATCGGCAGCCACGCAAAAATATTGCTGATGCCAATGGTGATGTTGTAGTACTTGGTTTCTAACCAATCAAACACTCTGCTCTTTTTTGCCAAATCGTGCAGAGCCTCTTTAGTAAACATAACTTTCCATTTATCCATTTTGTTTCTCCTGTAATCTTTCACCTATATAATAACATATTGCAAACATAAAAGCATCAAAGTCTAAACCCAATACAATACTCCAAATTAATATTTCTATTGCCCACGGTTCATTCATTTATTCACTACCTCGTAACTAGAACAATCGCCGTGGTCTTTGATAAAACTCAGGCAAGTCCAACACACGAAAATCTTCTCCTTTGTTGGTTTAAAAAATACGGGAAACCTTTTGAAACTGTCGTTACCCGTGTTCTTTCCGCAAATTTGGCAGTCGTAGTCGAAAATAATTGCGGGGTCATTTATCTTCCGTACCAAGTTTTCCCCTCTATCCAAAAGTCGTTCAATTTCGGGTATATGTCGTGCATTTCCCATAACTTGTGTTGGTCGGAACTGCATAATTTGTAAGTCTCATTGAGTTGTAATTTTAGTCGCTTGATATCAAAATTTGTGAGTTCTTCCCGATATGTGGATTCATCTTGTTTGATAGAAGGCTTGTCCTTCAAATTTTTTGCCAAAATAATCATCTGTTCGTTGTTCAAATCCTTTATCAGAAGGATGGTTTGTTTGAGTTGGACTGCGATTTTGACGGCAACGTTAATCAAGTCGCCGCTTCCCAAGTCCAAAATCTCCAACGTATCCGATTCGGAGTTGAACGTAGTATTTCTAGGTTCGTTGTGGTAGACTCCCCTGTAACGGCTTCCAAAATTCCACAGGACACCGTTGGAGTACTTTTTGAAAATCTTTTTGACTGCTCTATTTTTGAAGACCGTTAAAGGCTCGTGAAGATATCGTAGAATCACAGATGTACTGTTCGGAAAGATAATGATGCCGCCTTTCCCACCCTTTTCCATTTTGTGCTTTTTCACTACCTCTGCATCGGCCTCTTTTCCCTCTAGGTCAAAATATGCCTTCTGTGAATCATCGAAGAGTTTCTTTTTCAATGCCGCCATCAGCCAATACCTGACATCGTATTTGAGAGGAATCTTGATGTAGTAGTCGTACTTTTGAAGAAACTTGTTCTTCTCGTTGATAACATCCAAGTACTTTTCAAAGTAAGAAATCTTGCGGTACTTTATCATTTCAGTCTCTTTTTTATCCTGTCGATTTTATTTATAAAGTCGATATACTTTTGTTCCGTAGCGGCTGTCGTTTCCTTCATTACGTTGTCAAAGTTGCGAAGCAGTTGATTCTCCGACACGTCCCAATCCCACAACAGGTTCTTGTTGACTGTGGAAAGCGACAGGTTCAAAGCCTTCGTCTGAATCAGGTCTTGGCGTAAATTCTCGTTAATCACGAGTACTTTGGAAAGACTCAGTTTGAGTTCTTGAAACTCCCCACGGGTCTTTTCTTTATACTTTTGAAAAGTGTAATCCCGCAGGCTTAGTTCTTCTTTGTGCTTTTCCTTTTCGTCCAATCTCTCTTTGACTGCACGTTCTAGCAATTTGGACTTGGTTCTAGCATCTTCTTCAAATTGCAGAGTGATGAGGGTGATTTTATCAGCGGCTTCTTGTTGAACTTGCGCACGACCTACATTGATGTAAAGGTCTTTTAAATCCTTTAGCATAAAAACAACAAGGCCTGCGGCAATAAACCACAGAAAATTTTTGCTTAAAAATTTCTTCATTTGACTCGTTCTTGTCTCTTGATGTAACACTTGTTGCACAAAGTCGATTTCCAACCGTGGATGGTTCTCATTCCTACATCGACTTTTTCAGTCTTCATCTTTCCACAGTCTTCGCACACAAGACTTGAAACACCTTCCATCGCCCCGATAGTGCTGTGCAGTTCGTGGAATAGCCTGTTATCATCTTTCTTAACGGCATTAAACTGAACGTCAAAGTAAATTCGGAGCAGACCGAATTTTTCCTTGATTTGGGCAAACTGAATGGCTTCTACTTCCTGATTGCGTACTTTGCCTTCGAAGTAGTGGCACACTAGGTCAATCAGTTCAAGCCAACCACTACCACACTCAATTCCTACCCCTTTTGGGAATAGTTTTTGGTGGCTTTTAATCAGTTTTTCGGCTCTTGTCGATTTTTTCATGGTTCACATCGTATCCGCACCAAGTGCAAATCCCTGATGCGACATTCGGCGCATAGTTTTCCATTCCACATTTCGGGCAACGCACCATATAGAGTTTGCCCTCTTTTTCTACCCAAAAGGTTCCTTTGGGTACAGTCGTAGGTTTTTCCATACTTATATTATACCACAGTTTGTAACGAAAAATGATAAATAAATGTGATGAGATTTAAACATATTGATATTCAAGCCAACGACCGCATACACATGACAGATGAGCCTCAATTGACCTTTAAGAACAGGAGCATTGACGATAATTCGATGAGCGGAGTCGGCAAACCCGCTGGCCTTTGGTATGCGATGGGTCGGGCATGGTTGGAGTGGATGGAAAGTGAAGGAATGAATTGGTGGAAGAAGTACCTTTATAAAATTGAGATAAATCCAGAAAAAGTTCTACTTTTGGATACCCGATTTGATGTGGAACTGTTCTCTCATAACTATACTCATGTCCCCAAACAATCTTTTTTGAATCAGATAAATTGGGGGGCTGTTGCCAAAGAATATTCAGGAATTGAATTTAATCCTTATTTTTATGATTTGAGATTGAAGGCTGGCTTTAGTTTCTATTACGGTATCGATATTCCGTCAGGTTGTATTTGGGATAAATCAGGTATCAAGAATATCACTAGATTGAACTAGTTACATCTTTTGCCAACGCCGCAAGAGCGACTTGTTGAACAGGTACATCCTTGTGTTGCTACCTTCATCGCCGCCCTTGACAGTCGTGAAGTACTGCTTCTCAGCAATTATCTGTTTCAGCACCTTGACGGGTGTGATGTAGTAATCACCGTACATCTTGTGAACCCAATACTTTGCAGTCGTGGTTGTGATGCCTGACGGCTTGCCCCAACTTTCGTACTCAATTCCGAAGTTCCCCGTCTGTTCGGAGAGCATATCGTTCTTGACTTCGAAGGTAACAGGTAAGTCCTTAAAGGTTCCGCTGATGTCGTATTCCTTGATTTTGTGGGTTTTGAGGTCTGTGATTCCGACAAACATCTTCTTAATCTTATCAAGGACTTCGGGAGCCGCAGCCTCAGAGACGGCTAAATCCTGTTTAAAATTGTAGTTGCCCATCTTTTAATGTGTAGTGAAAGTTTTTCGGAGTGATAACCAAATCCACGTATTTGAATGATATCAACATTGCAAGAATATCAGAAACAGTCTGATTCCAATATCCCGTTTTATCGTCTTTGACAAAGTGTATTTCTTTTCCCACTTTGCGGTGTAGATAAGTCAAGAGTTGTTTATCCGATACATTTGGGTGTTTCTTGATGTAGTCAATAATGATGTTTGTAAGTTTTTTGTTGCCCAATTATTCCTCTTCCTCTATTTCTCGGACACGGTACTCGGACATATCCGACTTAGGCCAATATTTATGATAACCCTCTTGTTGGTTGATTCGTTGCCGATGGGCTTTCCGTGCGCTAGGCAAGTCCGAATATTTTCTCTCTTCCACCCATTCATTCTTTCGGATTCTTTCTATTTGCTCTTGATGATATTTTATATCTTTGGCCTGAGTTTTTGCTGACATTCTCCGCTCCAAAAGATATCGTTTTTTCTTTTTTCTATGGGAAGTCAGCGGCGCAATTTCAGGTGCGGGAAGAAATTTCTTATCCTTGTACTGTTTGCCTTTTGCCATTTTTCACTACTCCTATTTTGGTATTCCGTGCAGGGTCTCCCATAATTGAACCTTGTCTTTGAGTTCGGGATACCTTCTTTTGATGTATTTTGGGATATCGGGCATTGTTTTCAGAACATCCCCAAAGGCTTTCAAAATATAATTGATGCCTTCTTTTTTGAGAATATTATCGACTCCTGCCTGTGTTTCGATAAGTATGCTTTGCGGGGGGGCGGCATAGCGGATGTAGAAAAAAGTTTCCATCGAATCAACTGAAATCTTCTTATGGAAGTCGTACAAATAAAAGGCAGGGGCATCTTGGAGACAATCTTGTTTTATTTCGTGTACGATATCGGGTAGTTTATCTACAAATTTTTCCAAAGGGTCAATAGTTGTTTTCAATCTTTGGGTAACACAACTTAATGCGGCCTTCTTCATCATAAATTTACCTGTTTCCTCTAGGGAAATATAAAAATGTAAAAGAGTTGGTCCAGATGCCTTTTTAATTCTTTTGTCGTTAATGGCAGTTATCAATAAATCAACTACGTTTACAGGAAATTCGTGAAGAAGTTTTGTCATTCAATCGTGATTTTTTCCAACACCGCTTGGTATGATTTTCCAATTGGGGTCGGTTGATAGGCCTTCACCAACTTAATAGGCTTGTCTAAGACAAAGGCCATTCCAAAGTCGAAGTGAGAACCCGAACTTGATGCATCGAAAAAGACGTGGACTTCATCACACTCCAGCATCGCCTTGCGGTGATGGGCGCAGATATTCACGCCGCCTGTGGGGTCAACTTGGTTCACGTTCTTGTAAGAGTGAACAGAAAATCCCTCTTCTTCTTTCTGCTTGATGTAATCATCAATTTCCTTGCGTTGCGTTTCACTAATGATTCTAACGGGGCAGATGATAAATATTTTTTTCATTCTTTTCCCCTCACCATTTTCGTCATTTGTGCTTGGCCGGGGATAACCTTTCTGAAATTACCGTCCATTAAATCTTCGTAAGTCAATTCATCCCAACCATCGATGATGATTTCATTTTCACAATCGTTACAACGAAATCGGGTAACATTTTTTCTTGGGCCAGCATTAGCAAACAAAACCTTGCAATGAGGACATTGATAGCCCGTGTAGGTGATTGTGGTCTGTAGATTGGCAAATTTCATTTTTGCTCTTTTTGCTATTTTGACTTTCTTTTTAGAAACCATTCTTTGCTCCTACTTTAATTATATCACACCTTGCTATTCTTTTCGGCGTTGCAAGTTCTGCAAAGCAGTTGCGTGTTGCCGTAGGTCAGGCCTGGGTCGCCAGGTTTGGACTTTGCGACAGGTACAATGTGGTCGAGTTCGAAACGTCTTTCGTCTGTGAAAGGTTTGTTACAAATTTTACACTTACGGTTTTGGTTTTCCAAAATTTGAATCACTTGGTCAGGGGTGATATCGTTAATTAAGTCTCTTTCACGCTTGCGCCTACGAGCAGTTTTTAGATTGAGAACAATTCTACCTCGTTCGGTGTGAGCGTATTTTCGTTGGTAAGATTTGTTTTGTTCTTTGTAGTCAGGACGTTGGCGGTAATCTTTGTTGTAGTCTTTGACGTACTCTTTGTGTTCAGGGTGGGAAGCCATCCATTTGTCGTGGGTGGCTTTAACCTTTTTCCAATTTCGTTTTTGAGTTTCTACCGACCTTTTATTATTACATTTTTTACAGTCGTAAGTATATCCTCTAGATTGATAATCACTTTTGTAAAATTCTGTTTCGGGTAAATCTTGTCCACAAATATAACATTTCATTTTATCTCTCCTTTAATTATATCACACTTTGAAAGAAAAGTACTACTGTGTTAGGGGTAAAAAAAGAAGGGGTCTTGCGACCCCTTCCCTCTTATCTTACTCTAATTACAGAGCAGAGTTGCGAACGCTTACCACCGCGTAATATTTTTCTGTGTCCAAAAGTTGCGTTACGATGGCGTAACGGCTACCCAACGAGAGTAGTGGGTGGAAGTCATGTGGCGAGATGGTCTTCATCATCATCACTGGGATGTATGGGCAATAGAGGATACCTGAGTCGAAACTCTTCTTTCCCTTGTAACCCATCAAGATGTAACCAACCTCTTTGTCTACGTTGTTTGCAGGTGCTTCCCAATACAGGTCAAGGTAAACCTTAACCTTACCGGATTCGATTGTACCCAAGTACACAACGCCTTCACCGCCCTCGTAAGGCTCGAAGCCATCGACAGGCTGAACTGCGCTGTAGTCAAAGGCCTTGATTGCTGACAAGATTGAAGCAACTTCCGAAGACACAACCATCCAATTTGCACGTCCTCTACGAGTCTGATGACCGATGTAGTTCAATGCTTTGACGATTGCGTGATAGAGAGTCTTGTACTTTTCTTCCTGCCAACGACCATCCGTTGAAGCCAAGTCCCAAGTGAACAAGCCATTGGTTGTACCAAGATTGTATGCGGCCAAAATCAACTCACGGTCAATCTCTGCCTGAATCTGGTACGAGAGGAAGTCAACAATTTCCTGTTCAAGATTCAACGAGTGAACCTTCTTGATGTCGTCAACTGCTTCCTGCGACCAATTTGCTTTCAACTTACGAGTGCGAGCCTCGATAAGTCTGTTGATAATTTTGAGCGAACCTTCCGAATAAGGATACACACCGCCTGTACCATCAGGTGCGTTACCGTAGGTAGCACCAGGGGTCTGCAAGATATCCGAAAGCAATTCACCGCGGTCATTTCTCAAACCGAAACCGCCTGTGTTGGCAGTTGCATCGTCTACGGCACTCTCGTAGGTTGCGTTGTTCCAATCACCCGAATAGACAGGGTTCAAATTGGTCGAACCTGGGATGTATGCCTGAGAGTCAGCGGTTGTGGTGTACACACGCCCTGTTACGGGGTCTGTCCACGTTACGGTTGTGTCATAAACCCAACGAAGGGTAAATGCCATACCGACTGGGCCTTCCATCGCCTGAACGCCAAAGATTTCATTGGCAATCAGTTGTGGCATGATACGGCGAACCATAGGAATCATCAACTTTGGGAACTTGTCGATGTCGCTTCCCGGTGTAGGCGAAGTGCCTGGTCCGAAGCCGTAGCCTGAAATGGTGCTTTCACGAAGGGAAGTTCGCATCTCGCCTTCTTGGTTTTCAAGAACGATTGCGGTCATGTCTCTGGTTTCGTCATTTTTAATTCCCTTCAATAGACGAGACCATTTTTCACGAAGTCTCTTTAACTTCTGTTCTCCTGTTCCGTACATATGTTAGCCTCCTTTAGACTAAACGCCCGCTTTTTCGGCCCATTCTTCTAACTCACGGGAGAAGGACGTTGATTCCCCCATTAGCCGTGTACCCTTTCGTAAAATTCCCGTCTCGTTCATGGGTTTCACGCCGCCGACATTTTCTCGGACAAAGGAGCGTTGTACGGGTTTCTCTCTTTCTTTTGTTTCTTTCATAGAGATAAACTTTTCTATTTCGTTCTTTCCTTCTTCATATCCTACTTTTTCGTAGTATTTATAAAAGTGTTCTTTCTCTTGTGCATCTAATGTGGAGTTTTCTAAGAGTAATGTAATATCAGTACCCTGTCTCTCTTTAATGATTTCTTCTTCCAAACGCTTTTTATTTTTTACATTTTCAGTTAATTCTTTTTCTAATAATGAAACTCGTTCTTTAAGTTTCTTGATTTCTGTAGATTCAATCTCCACCAAGGCCTTTGCCAACAGGTCTTTGTAATTACCGAAGACGTTGCCGATATCGCTAATCTTCTTGATGTCAGCCCCCATGTCTAGCGGGAGGATTTTCTCGTTAATTTTGTTCACAGCCTCGTCCAACTTGGTAATCTTCTTTTCGAACAGATTGAGTTTCTCCGTCAAAGGCTTCGTGATGGCTTCCTCAATATTCGGAAGGTTGGGAACCTTGATGGCTTCAATCTGTTTCGTCTTTTCGTCAATCGTCTTTTCGAAGTGGTCTTTGAACTGCTTTGCTTCTTCTAGTGCGCCGACCAATTCGTAATTGCGCTTGGAATATTCATCCAATTTCGCCTGAATAGGAGCAACGGCTTCTGCAATTGCCTCTGATTTCTGAAGTTCGAAGGTAGTAACAAAAAGTTGTACTTGGTCATCGCTGATTTCAATTCCGGCTTTCTCAAATAGAGATTTTATCTTTTCGAGTTTCTCGGTTGATTTCTTCTTCATTTAGTATGCTCCTCAATCATTATTTATGATTTTTTCCATTTTCGAATAGAAAAATGTTGTTAAAGTGCAAATTTGTATTTTACTCCTAAGTTTATGAACCCATATCAAGTTTAAAAACGCCAGGGTGTGCTTCGGATTCTCTAGCCCCTTCTAAATATAAATCACCTATATCGTGGCCCCAAGTGGGATATTTTTCAGGGTCGGCATAAATTTCTTTGTACTTTTCCCTGACGGCATCCAAGAATTGCTGTTTGGTAAACCCACCAAAATTTCTGAGAACGAACGGAACAGGGGATTCAAGGGGGTAGTCAAAATAGACAACCATATAATCATAGTTCACCATCTGCTCATCCTTTGGACTATATTCCTTGTTTAGTTTGGCATTACTAGCAATCTTATCGTTGAAATCCCAAGTGCGTTTTTTAAACCCCTTGCGTGTATCGTCTATAGTCTGATACTCCTTCAAGAATTGTTTCTCTTCAGGAGTTGCGTATTTTTCAACGTCCTCGGCATGAACCCCCTTGATTTTTCCTTTGTTCGCAGAGGCGTAGAAGACTTCTTCGCCTTTTTCTTTGCCGTAAGTCTTCCGCATTTTTTTTAAAATTTTAGTCCCTTTTTTAGTTAACGGCATTTGACTTTTCCCTCCAATTTCTGTCCACGCTTGATTTCGGCTGCCGAATACTTCATGGCTCCGAATTTACGCAACAGGTAGGCGATGGCCTTGTCGCTGTTAAGTTTCTCGTTGCAGGCGAAAAGGTCTAGACCAACGTACTTCTGTTCAGGCCAAGTGCGAATCCCGTAGTAACTGTCGGTGATAATGACAGCCCCCGCAACCCCCATTTCCCCGAACTTGTGAAAGAGGGACGTTATGATTTCCGCTCCCGCTTCGATTGCGGCTTCCTTCATCACGTTCTCGACAAATACGACATCGCTAATACGGTCTATCTCACAGCCGTACAGTTCGACAAGAAAGTGTTTGCCTAGGTAGTCCATTATTTCCTTTTTGCTCTATTTCTAAGTGCTAAAATTTTACTATCTATAACATCCTTATCATTGTTTAATTTTTCTATTTTTTTATTTAAAATCCTTCGTTCCTTTTCTAATTCTTTTAATTTAATTGCAGCATCGGCACCACTCATCGAATGAATTTTTAATTTATCTTTTGGAATATTATAGGTGATTATTACTTGGGTAGTGCCTTCTTTTCCTGGTTTAATAGAAACAAAATTAGGATTTCCTTCATCATTAAGCATATCTAATATCTCATCCTGCTCAGTACTCCAACCAGCATATGCAGTAATTACAACTTGGTTTCCAACTTGTTTAACACTTTTTAAATAATACTGACCAGAACCATAAGAATCATCAAAGTCCCCACGTTGTTTCCCAATTGCAATTAATAATTCTCTTTCTGTTGGGCCGATTGACTTTTCTAATAATTTCTTCTCATTTCCCGTCCCGTACTTCTGAATATCTTCCCGTGTTAGTTTCATGTTTTACTCCTTAAACAAAATCTCGCTCAACGAAACCAAATCGCCTGAGTTGAGAGTGGGTTCGATTTTCTCGGCAATTTTTTTCTCTTCAGGCTTGTGGATGGCCTCAGCCTGTTTCGATTGGGATACGAACATCCCGATGGACGGTTCGGAAACTAGGTCGAATGAAGCAATCGAAAAATCCGAAACCTCGTTTACCATCTCCTTCTCCCCCGTCTCTTCGTTCACGATTTCCTTTTCGGCAATCTCGCCTAGGCCTCTAGAAGAAAGGCCGATAACCACACCTTCCCTCATCAGGTCAGCCGCAATCTTTCCCATTGGGGTACTCTCTAGGATTCTTGCCTTGCCGATGACTTCACCTTTCTCGTTGATTTTCAGGGGTTGCTCTACGATAAAGGCGGCGTTTCGGAGATTAACAGAGGCATCTTCTGGGTGGTCAAGTTCGCCCAAAGCCCTGCGCTTTTCGATGAAATTCGAATTGTAATCTTTAACCGCTTTCTCCATGACGGCAAGTGGATAAAGTCTTCCGTTAAGATTCTTCTTGCCGGCCAAACCGAAAATACCTTCAAAGCAAACAGAGTTGTTTTTCTTGTCAACAACGGGCTTAATCTCGGATACCGTTTCCATCAAAACTTGTTTAGACATCTGCTAATCTCCTCCACGCCTATTTATTGTTTAAGCGGGTGCGACTGGTGCGGCAGGAGCCGCAGGAGCCGCCTCGCCCCCTGCTACCTCTGTACCCGTTGTTTCAGCGGCTTCTTCAGGTGGAGTTTCCGTCAAAGTTTCATCGCCGCCGCCACCTGGAATTTCTCCTGCGCCCGCGCCGCCCATCAAGCCACCACCACCGCCTGCGCCTTCAGCCCCCGCTCCACCGCCGAAACTTGCAAGTAGTTTCTGTTCCTTTTCCAACCACTTGAAGTTTTCGCGCAAGTCTTCGTCCGTCCACTTCAAGTACCTCTTGGAAAGGTAGATGAAAGAGAATAACGGGTTCTGACCGTTCAAAGCGGCAAACGAATTGGAACGCCACTCTTCCACTTCCGCTGACTTCAATTCCGAATACGGATTGACGTGGCTGAAGCGGACTTCGACCTGATGTTTCTTCAACTGAAGCCTATCAACCAACCCACGGAAAAATAGATGGCGGTAGAACAATTCCTGAATGAACTGCTCCATGAATCGACCTTGAAGCCTCTTGATGAAGTTAGCAAACTTGACTTCATCCCGCATGATTTCACCCATTCTGCTTCCCGTGGTCGCAGTCGAGTACTCACCCGCTTCGTTAGGAAGGTTCATTCTGCCGACAGGAATCTTCATCGCACGATAAACCTTGCCCAAGAAGTAACGGATTTCATCCATCGATTCCCACTTGGTATCCTTTTCCGAAACGGTATCAACGGTGCAGATTTCTTGACCGCCTTCCATCACGGGGAAGAAGTAGTCATCAAGCATCGTGATGGGGTTGAATCCTATGATTTCCCCTTTCTCGGAATCGTACTGAATATCTTCACGTAGCCTCTGACGGAAATCGTAGAGGTAGTGTTCGATGTCCTTTGGAGCCATCTTGCCTACGTAGACCTTGAATACTCTGCGAAGAGGACTGCGGCTCAATTTGTAGATAACTGTTGCGTCTTCGATGAGGTTAAGCCTGCGCCAATCCTTCTTGGCAAATTCAAGCATCGAAAAGAATTCGCCGTCATATGTGTATCCGCAGTCGAAGCGAAGGATTTCTTCTTCACGATACTTGTATCCTTCTTCCGCACCTTCATTGTCCTTCACCACGTAGTAGTGCTTCTCCATCTCCTGTTTGCTTTCGTCTTTTTCCACGGTCTTCTCAGCCATGAACTTCGTAACGAGCCAAGGCTGAAGTTCTTCTAGGCTCTCCACCCCTGTCGCTTCCTTGTCGGAGAAGTTAATTTTGAACAGGATGATGCCCTGAACCAACCACTTGTAGACCCATTCCCAAACAGCATTGTAGTCCCCCAATCGCAAACGGTTGACAATCAAATCACGGAACTCGGCAATCAGGATTTCCCGTGTAGGAGTCTTAACGTCCTCGTCAAATTTGAGCATGAAGAGTTTCTTATTTTCATCCTCTTGTACGATTTCATCTGCAACTTCCGTCAAGGCATAATTGATTTCAGGGTCAGCTGCCATTCGATAGTACTCACGGATTCTTTCTTTGGAAGCGTGTTTTACGAGATAAGACCCGTAAACGTAATCCGTGTACTGCTTCGATAGGGTGCTATCCCCCTTTCCGAACAAGCCGTCTGCCGTATAAGGTGTAACGGCCTCCTCTTTTTTGATAAGTTCTCCGGCTTTTGGTTGCCGTCCGAACATCGAAAAGATTCTTTTTATAGCGGCCTTGCGGTCAGCAAGTTGTTGTATCTTGCGCTCTTCTTTGGTCATACGCGCCATATTAATTGACTCCTAATGTTATTTATTCAAAATCTATTTTTAGTGCCTGTATTGTGAAAGTTGATTGATGACTCTTCCGAAATTCTTCTTGGCTTCTTCTATCTTCAGCGGGGCGATAGGCTTGACAGGAGTTATCACTTCCAAAGCCCGTTCAAGGGCTTCAATCGGCACTACGTAGATACGGGAGTTGATTTTGCTGAACTTGTATCTGCGGTAAAAGAGTACTTTATCCGACATCTTTTTGCGGATGTAGTCGTAGATGGAATCTGAAGTGTAGGACTTGCGGAAGATGTGGCGTTCCTCTCCCAAAAGGTTCTTGACCTTCATCGACCCTCTCATCATCTTCTCGGAGTGGATTTCGGTCTTGCGGAAAAATTCAAACAGTCGCTTGCGCTCACCTGTTGAAAGGTATTGCAGAGAGATACCTTCTAAGGTGTTGTATCGTGGGTCAGTCCCCACGTAGAAAACTATCGGGGTGGGAACGTGGTCGTAGGATGAGTAGGCAAAGACGTAACAATTGCCTGGGACGATTTGGGTTCGGCTGACGGGAATCAGCAGTTCGGTATTGTAGTAGCGGAGAAGAGGTCGGATTTTCTTCTCTCGTTTGAGTTTCTTAGCCTCTTCCAATCTAATTGCTTTTTTCTGTTTTTCTAATTCCGCTTTTTCAATTGGTTTTTGAGGAAGTTCTTTTTGTTGTTTTCTTGCTGCTAAGGTTTTAAGGTCTTGTTCAGTTAAAGGAGTTGAGGGGGCTACAGGATATGGATATTGATTTTGGTTTGTATCGGCCATTCTACTATTATTTAGTACCTTTCTTTGTATTCTCTTCAGCCCAAAGTGGTTGAAGGTTTGAATAATGATTGGCTTTCAAAAATTGAATTCTATCTTGAAGGTTGAAAGATGCTAGGGGTTTAATGTGGTCAATATGCCACTCACCCCAATTATCCCAATTCATTCCTTCCTGAAATTTGGATTCTAAGTGTGTTTTGAGTTCAGGAACAGAACAACCTAAGTCTTTGACTGCGGAACCTGATTTTTGGTTAGAGTGTATGGCTTTTCGTAGTCTGTCTCGTAAACTAACAGCAATTTTATAATTAATGTCAGTTTTTAATCTATTACTTTGGTATTTTTTATCATAGATTGCTTTTTCTTTTTTATGATTTTTATTATATTTTCTTTGTTTCAATAAATATTTTTCTTTATTTGTTTGATAACGAATTTTATTTTTTCTTAATATCTCATTTTTATTTTTTTCATAATTTTTTCTTTTTCTTAATTTTATTTTTTCTTTATTTTCTTTTTCGTATATTTTTCTTTTTTTTAATATTTCATCTTTATTTTCTTTATAATATTCTATAGATGTATTTTTTATTTTTTCTTTATTCTCTATATAATATCTTATATTCTTTTCATCTGCCATTTCATTTTTATTCTATCGTTTAATATTTTTGCCAAGGCTTTTGAGTACGGCTTTCATCAGGTTCTTCTTCGTCAATCGCTCCATCTCCTAAAAGATGTTCCAATTCCATCATCAATTCTTCACGTTCATCTGGTTCACTTTCATCATCTGTAATGTAAACGTATAACCGTTCCATCAGGTCTTCTGGAACCGTAATTGTTCCGATACCGTATTCGCTCTCGTAATCTTCTGAAGGTTTTTCTCCCGCTTCCTGTTCGTCTTCCAAGGAGATTTCTTCTTCGGGTAGGGATTGGTCTTGTTCGTCCCCGACAGGGATTTCAAATGGGTCAGAACCTTCAAGCAGTTTTATTTCTTCCGGAGTTCCGTACTTCGTGATATCTTCTTTCTTTAATTTCTTCTTCAATCTCTTCAACATTGTAGGTGTTTTCTTTGCCATTTTATGCTCCTAGTTCTATCAGCATATCCTGATAATCAGATGTTGATAGTAATGTATACAGTTTGCCTGGAATTCGTTTCGGTGGTTTGGAATCATCCACGACTACGACACGGATGAAATTGTTGCTCTGCTGCCAAATTTGGTCGGCTAGTTTCAGGAAGTCAGGAAATTCCTTTTGAAAGAAATTGGGAATCTGCTGAGAGCCTTGGAATTTCTTGCCGATGAGACGGTACATCGAATAGGATTTGCCTGATTCATTTTTCTGCTCTGCATTTTCTGCGCCGAAAGCGGATAGCCGTTGTTCCAACTGTGCTACGTATTGGTCGGCTTCGGGTGCGGAGCGGTCCGGAGTGTAGATATGAAACTCAATCATCAGGTTGGAGTTTTGCTCTACCGTTTGTACATCCTGAGCCACATCTTCTACAATTCTGAATTCCATTATTCCTTGTCTCTTCCCTTATCGATATCCTCGGCACACATATCGCACACCTTGCCTGTATCACCTTTCTTTAAAGGCTTGCCGCAACGAGCGCAGACTTTCTTTTTCTTCTTTGTCGCTTCAAGAAAAAGAATTTCCTCTTTGGTTCCGTATTTGAAAACGTCTTCCTTGGTGAGTTTCATTTACTTTTCCTCCTTCTCTTTCTCTTTCTTTTGGCTCTTGTCTACTCCCTCTGAATCTTCGACCTTCTGCGGGTCTACTGACAATTCAGCCTGATTCTTTGGGGTATTGATAGTAGGAACGGAGTCGCTCTGTGCTTCCACGCCGAAGGATTCCTCAGCAGGGTTCGACATAATCGAAATCTTGTTCTTGATTACGAAATCGATGTAGTCTGCCGGCTGAAGTTCGGTCTCTTCCGTGGTGTAAATGGTTTCGATTTGGTCAGAGAATTTCTTCATCGCTTCCTCGTCATCCATGATAGATGCGAGAAATGCAGTCAGTTCGGCGCGATTGACGGAGAAGAAAGGCATCACCTTGTCGGATGTCTTGCCCTTCAGGATGAGTACGTCCTTGCCACGCTTGCGAAATTCCTTCACGTACTTGAACAAAGCACAACGCTTTACTTCACCACGCAACGGGTTCACCAAAGTGAAAAACTGTTGAAGTGATTTAATGTTTTCAGGAATCTTCAGAGACTCTTCGGGCTTGACCATCGATTCGGGGTCTTTGTTGACCTTATCGGGTTCGTTCGGTTTCGTTTCTTCTTCTTTCTCTTCTAGAAATTTTTTCAGCCTTTCGTTAAAATCCATATCACGCCTCCTACTAATTACTGAATGTTGACTTCTTCTAAATCACCTTCGCCGCCCATTGGAACTTCGGTTGGTGCTTCTGTTGGTTCAGGCTCAGGCATAACTTCTTCAGGGGTCATGCTGTCAGGTGCATTAACGCTAGTCATTGAATCAAGCGAAGATTTTACCTTATCATATACTTGCTTGAACGGACCTGATGGGCCGAACGTCTCACCATCAATGTATTCCTTCGGCATTTCTAGCAACGCTTGTGAAGCCAAAAACAGGTTATCGTAAATCGTCTTGTAAAGACGAAGTGCGGTCTTTTTTGCTTCCCTCTGAATTTTAAGTGCTGTATCATTATTTTGTGCCATTTGCGCCTCCTGCAAATCTAATTTACCTTTAATTTTATTTTTTGATTCGTAAGGATTTCCCTCACCATGAACTTCTTCAAGGTCATCTACGTCAAACGGAATACCTTCGCCGTGAACATCTTCGAAGTCTTTGTCGTGCATAGTACCTTTACCTAAGACTCGTTCCAACTCCACCCAACCTTTTTCCATATTTTTTAAATCCATAACCGTCCAAGAATTGCTCGTGGGTGCGGGGTCGAATAAGTATGCGTACACGGCATCTAAATTTTCTGCTTTATCGGCATAAGATTCTTCATGTCTAGATACTTGGGCATCAGCATCTTTTTCTCCTCGGTCTCTTTTGTAAAAAAGAGTCCAATTTTGAGCAGGAGTTCCTTGCTCTTCATTATGCCACCATTTATCATAACTGTGTTGCTTCCCTGTTTCATCACCCAAAACGCTGATATCACCACCATCAATCAACTCTTTAACTTTTTCCCAAGTGTTATAATGTTGCAACAAAGTTGCGCCAACTCCTTCGGGATAACCGTCAGAATGACAATAAATGTGTCTAATCATTCCATTTTTCATCCAATACCCGATACTACATCTTGTTGACATAGATTGCTCCTCTGTTGTTATTTATTATTTTCGCAAATAAACTATATTGAAACGGGTCTACGGTTCTTAATGTCCCACGTGTAGAAGCGAAAGGTGTGTTCCCCTTTGCTTGCGATAAAAAATTTCCATCCGATTCTGCGGCAGAATAGTTCCACGGTCTCAAATTTACCCAAGTTTTTTAAGTAATTGCTCGTGTGGATTCGCTTGAAGCGCATCGAATGGGTTTCGACCCGGGGCTGTAGAGATTTCAGAGGTTTGACTTCTACGAGCATGGTACTTCCGTCAACCATCTCGATTTTAAAATCCACAAAATAAGTTTTAATTTTTTGGGAGTTGTACTTATCCTGATATTTTATCGGATAGTCGTTTCGCCACGATTTAACGTTAGTATTACTGTCAAGAAAAGACGAAAATTTTATCTCCCATCCACTTCTAAAACAAAGTTTTCGTTGTGTGGTGTTTTTTTTGTAGTGATTTTCTATAATTATTTTTTTAAATGTTGCCATTTTATCCTATAAATAGTGTATATAGTTACCCCATATTACGCATCGTTGAGAGGCGCGGCGGGTATTCTAATCAGACTACAGTTTAACCGTGATGTCGGCTTTGGCTTCCAAGATGCCTACGAGTTTCTTGACATCGGCTTCCTTCAACATCAGTTCGATGGCTTCCTTCTCTTTGGCTTCCTTGATGTTCACCTGATTGTCCAATTCGAAAACGTCCTTGTCGATAATCAGTTTGTTGGAAGTCAGTTTCAGGTCGATGCGTCCGTAGAGTTTGTTCTCTGTAAGATGCCCGATGTAGATGCCGTCAGGAAGATTTTTCTTCCCTTTCATATTGAAGATGGAGAATGATTCTTGCTGAACTTGTGGAGTTGCGGGGTTTGCCTGTGGGGTGTTCGTCATGTCGAGCGTCTCACCCTGGTCGTTCACCATCACATTTTGGTCTTCAGTTGCGGCTTCATCAGTTGCCTCTTCCTGTCCCGCCGTGAACTCGTCCAACTTGGTCTTGAACTCTTCTAGGTCTCCCTGAATTGCCACGAACACTTCGGTGTCAGGATAGAGTTTTAGGTAATCAACTGCCTCGTCCAAAGTGAATTCGGTCTCTTCATCGATGCTGAACTTGATTTCGATTTCGGAGCCTTCGATGAAGGACTTCAAATCTTCTTCGCTTAGTTCGACAGGTGCGACTTCATCTAACTCAGGTTCTTCTTCAGGAAGCGGTTGCTCTTCAGGTAGTGGTGCGGCATCAGGCGGTGCTGGAGGTGGCGGGGTATTTTCGCCGCCTGCTGGTCCCATCACGCCTTCCTGCTCGGTAATCGGTTCTAGGTCAGTCAACACCGATTCAGGAAGTGGAGCGGCTTCAGGAGCAACGGATGGCTGAGGTGCTTGCGCGCCTTCAATTCCTGCGCTTGTATCTTCGATGGACTCTAGTTCATCTTCCATCTCTTCCCCTTCCTCTTCTTTCGGAGTCAAGATAAAAGTGAAAGATGGTTCAAGATTTTCTTCCCCTTCTTCGTCTCCCTGTTTGACAGTCAAAGTGTATTGATAATCCTTGCCGCCTTCGCCCTCGGCTCCCTCTTCCCCTGCAACTTCCTCCAAATCAAGGTCATCAATTGGTAACTCTGGGGTCGGAGGTGTGTCTTCCACGGGTTGTAAATCTTCAGAAATATTTTTGTTTTCATTTACGGGTTTATTTTCCATATTTACCTCTTTGTAATAATTTTTATTTAAATAATGACAAGCCACTTGTGCATTTGTAAATCCTCTACCTTTCTGTTTTTTTCCTTTTATAGCCTTACCATATACAATTTCATCATTATTTAAAGTATCAACAACCCACCATCTCTTTCCACTTAAATCACTTTTTAATTGAAATCTGCGTTGAGATGTATCTGGCATGGAAACATCACCTTTAAATAAATTAATATCTTCTTTGATTTTACCCATGAGATTCCTCCACAAAACTATTTATTATTTCTAGAATAGTCTTACTTATTTTTCTTCGTAGGTATTGTCATCTGAGGAATTTCAATTCGGCGGTGTGCTTGCTTCTCCCTCTCCATCGCTTCTACCTGTTGGAAATAAAGGTTCATTTTCATTTCAAACAAGGCACTATCTAGAACCTGAATGATAGCCGGCAGAGGATATCCTTCCGATAAAATATCGTTCAACTTGCCTGCGAAATCCCGTAGGTATTCTTCGTGAGTCTTTTTTGGTTTTTCCTGCTGAGGTCCTTCGTTTTTCCCGTTCCCACCATCGTTGTTCATCACTTCCATTAGTTTTTCTCCTTTTTCATCGATTTTGCTACTTGTACTGACAGACTACGAAATTCCTTAAACTGCTTCTGTAAGGTAATCGTTGTCTTTCTTGCTCGTTGCCACGCTGACTTGGGTGCAACTTGCTTTTTTGCGTCTGCAAGAAATGAGTTAATATTGTCCTCAATTTCTCCGACCAATGCTGTTAGTTCGTCCATTTTGGTCTCCTTTTTTGTAGAATCTACTTCTATTTATGGTAGGAGGCCAATTTTTTACTTTTGAAGGGTTATTCGTTGTGGAGTTTTTCCCATAAATTAATCTTATCGGAGTACTGCGGGAAATACTCGGCCACGTACTTGCGGAACTCTTTCAGGCGCATACAGGAGTTAACAAACTCGTCCTTGGTGGCTTGCGGAAGGTTGGAGCCTAGCATATATGTTATCAGTTTTTCAAACGGCTCTTTGTATCCATCTTCTTCTGTGATGGTTGTACTTTTCCAAGTTGGTCCAGAAGGAACCGCACTTCCGACATAATCTGCAAAATCCCAATCACCTGCTGCCATCTTACACTCCTAGTTTTTGCGTTACCGCTTTTTTCTTTTTGATTCGATTGACGATGTTCAACTTGCTCTTGTCAACCAACTGCGTCTTCGCTAGGAAGAGTTTGTAGTGCAAGTCCTCGTCAATCAGTTGGATTTTCTTCACCAAAAAATCCTGAAAATATTTGTCGTAATCGATTTCGAATTTCAGGTTCAGTTCGGGGTCGTAGTGAATGATTTCTCGGTGGTCTTTGACGAACAGGATGTTCACCGTCTCGCCCCGCTTGATTGTCGTGTTGGAATTGCGGATGGCTCGGACGTGTTGAACCCCTGTGTCGTACTCTTCCATCCTCTTGCTCATCTTTTTGCGGATAACAAGGTCGATTGCCGACTGACTCTTCAGGTCAACCTTGACCTTTTTGCAGAACGCCCTGAGTGTCTCCACGTCCCCGTAGTGGGTCAGGATGGTACTGTACAGGTTCATCAGCACCTTCTTGAAGAAAGTTGGTGTATCGTCCTTGACGGCTTCGAAGCCCTTGATGTACAGTCGCTCTTCCTTCAAGACCTTGCCTTTGAAGTACTTCAAAAATCCGACTTGCTTTTTCTTTGCGGGAGCAAGCAGAAGTTTGGAAAACGACTTTTCGAACACGGTCTTCATAATGTGCGAGTCGAGAACCTTCCTGTTCTTGGTGAATTTTTCCAAGAACTCAGGTAGTCCTTTGTTGAACAAATCCTGCAAGGCTTTCGACTTGTCGATGGTCTGCTCAAAACTGTCGGCTTCGATTTTGATAAAGATGGAGTCCGTGTCTCCCGTCAAAATCCTGTAGCCCTGTTCTTCTGCGGCGTTCTTGACGTAGCGCAACGTTTCACGGGCAACGTAGGTAACGCAAGCCGCAACCCGTTGGTCGTAAAGGATAAATCCTCTGTAGCCTAGAACGCCGTACAGGGCGTTGCAAGTTGCCTTGAAGCACGATTCCATGTCGTTGACGATTTTAAACTCTTGCGAGTTCCCATCGAACTGCATTTTGCGCTGAGTAAGTTTGTCCCGTTCGTTAATCAGCAGTTGCGACAGTTGCGGAACCACACCACGCTTTTTCGTGGTGAACATGATTTTGCCGATTTTGATGTCGGTCTGCGGGTCGTAGTCCTTCAACTCTTCGATGATGGTCTCCTTCGAAAGATTGAGCGAGACCATGATGGTCGGGTACAGGCGTGAGAAGTCGTACACCGAAACGTTTTCGAACAGCCCTGGCACGGTGTCCAACACCAACGCCCCTTCGAACGTGCTGTCCAAGTTCTGCTTGTGTTTCGAAGGGAACTTGAACTGCTTGAAGCGTTGGTGAATCAGCGTTTCCAAGAAGCGGCTGTTGAAGTAGACGTTTTCGTAGGCTTGCGGAGCAATCTTCTGATACAGCATCGGGAACTCGATAATTTTCTGCATCTGTGCGATTTTCTCGGTAAGGTAAACGTCCTGAACGTTGTACTTAATCAACTTGGTCAGGTCGTTCTCTTCCCACAACACGTCCACGCCTTCGTGTTCGATTTTCTTTTCGTTAAACAAGTGCTTGGCTACGGCATCCAACGTCCACGCAATCGGCTTGTTCTCCACGATAATCCACTTGGCGTAACGAAGGTAGTCCCACAGGATTACTTCGTGGCAGTAGTAGGATTTTTCGCCGTCCTTGCCGATGCTCTCGTAGACTTCGGAAAGAAACGGCGTGAAGTCCACCTCCAACTTTTTGCTTCGGTGCAAGAGGTAGGGGACATCGAAGAAGTCGGCGTTCCAACCGCCTAGCAAGTCCACTTCCAACTTCGCCATCGCCGCAAAGAAGTGGGTGAGCATCTTGGCTTCGTCTTCGAACTCAAAGATTTTCTCCGTCTTGAACTGCGACTTGTCGTAGGTTTGGTCGTGTCGCTTCTTCAAAATCCACACGAAATTCTTGTCGTAGGTGTTGACGTAGGCCACGATGGAAACGATTGGCTCAGGCGTGTTGATTGTGTCGAGCGACAGGTTCGTTTCGATGTCGAACGTGGCGTAGGTTAGCAGTCTCGTGTGGGCGATGTTCGGGTAGTTGTCGAAGTAGAACAAGTCCTTGGAGCGCAAGTGGTCTTCGTAGGTCTGCTCAAAGGTCTGATACTCTTTCGGCACTTTCTTCAACCGCTTGCCATCGTAAGAGAGGAACTCGCCGTCAGGGTCGGCAACGTACTTGATGTTCGCCTTGTGCGTGTTCCTAGCCTTGATTTTCTTGAAGTCGAGATTCCGATAAAAGTATGCCTTGTCCGTAACTCGGACGAGTGCGAAACGGGAGAAGTAGTTGTTCAACTTCTCCCGCAACTCCTTGATTTTGGTTGTGGCTTCCTTTTTCTCGGTCTTGTCGTAATCCTTGTAGTTTTTCAGAGAGACGAACATCTGCCCGTCTTGGTCTTTGAAAAACTTTCCAAAATCCTTGTCGGGGAATTTGCGGTAAAGCAAATTCGCTCCAAACAGAACAACTAGGTTTGCGTCCAACCCTTTCGCATCAGCCTCAAAAACGTGGCTGTAGACTTGCGGGTTGAATTTTTTCAACAACTTCGTTTTGATGAAGTCATCGTTCTTCCCAAATTGTTCCTTCTCTGAAACGAAAATAATATGTTTAGACATTTTCTAAATTTTTTCTTCTTGATGCGTAAGATGATATTGCTCGTTGTTTGGCCTTTTCAGGATGAGTTTGCCAAAATATTTGATTTTTCTCATTACGTTGTTTTAGTTTTTCAGGGTGATTTTTCCAAAATATTTTTTGTTTTTCCCCTCTACTTTCTACTTCAATCGGATGAGTTTTATCGTAATATTTTTTTCTTTTACTTTGTTTAATTCGTTCTTCTAAATTTTTATAAAATATTTTTTTAGTTTTACTTATTTGTTGTTTCGTTATTTCGTGATGATGTTTGTTTTTTTGTCCCCCACTATCAAGATTATAACCATTGGGTGTGATTGTATTTAATTCTTTTATTAAAAAACTTTCTGTCCAATCTAAATCTTTTTCGGGACAAGAGAAGAAAATCCATTTGAAATTTTCAGTTCCATATTTTTTAATAGCACTATCAATCAAAGGACAATATTTGTAAGTTTCGTGTTCATAAATTCTTTGTTTTAAATTTCTACTTGTTTGCCCAATATATTGTTTTCCGTTTTGTAAATTAATAACGATATAAATAATTCCGCAATTCTTATCCATTCCAACCCTCCCGTAGTCGAAAATAGTGTAGGTAATCTTGGGAAACGGGAGTTCCCAAGAAAAGGTGCTACCTTTCGTCCCTACACTATTATTTATTGTCTTCAAACTGTTCTGTAGTAAAATAAAATCTGCGACAAGTGTAAGATTTAGGTAAAATTTCTTTAAAATATGAACAAGTGGAACAACAGGTACTTTTTAATTCTGGAAAATGGATTAATACAAATTCCATACCGTTGAGTTTAAAAAGACCCTTCTGCTTGGAGTCCATCTTGTCCACGAGTGGGCAAGGGTCATAAAGGCTTTCGTTTTTATTTTTAGCCATCGTTTTTCTCCTTACTTTAATTATACCACAAACGGTTGCAAAACAGCGGAACCTGCGGAAGTTCCCGATACAAGGGTGGAATATTTATAACTTGTTGGGGTGTAATAGACGGTGTAGTTATCGGTGGTAATGTCTCCCCAATACGGCCCACCGCTTGTGTTCGGCGTAGTCGTGGTGATGATGTACGGATTGGAAGGTTGATGGGGTTGGGGTTGAGGTGGCGGCGTGTACGGAATATACGTCCACGGCGTAAGCACGGATTGGTCGAAAAATCGGCAACTCTTGCAACACCCACACAACTCATAAGCCTCGTTATTATTCTTTTCCTGATGGCCTCGGCAGATGCCGTTGCGACCATGCAGAATGAGTTTCAGTTTTTGCTTGTCAGAAAAGGGACATCCTTTTGGAATCATTTCATGGTTCCTCCTTATTCTATTTTTATTGGATTACTCTCACTCGTTAAGAATTTTACCCAAGACTGCATCGCTTCATCCATCATTCTGTACTCGGCTGTCCAAGCACTAGAGTATGGGCAAGTTTTACAACGCAAAGGGTCAGCACCAAGAATGTTACATTTCCCCTTCAGGGTTGCTTCTAATTTTCCTTTGTTGTTCAGCAGACAAGTTTTAGGTATCATATTTTAAATATATCCCAAATCCTTTTCCAAATGCTCGGCTTGGGTTTAACAACAGGCTTGGTTTCTTCAAGGTCATCTACTATCATCCAAGTAGGTGATATGCCGTTGTAGGCATTACTGTTAAGATTTAAAGAATGGGTGTGCATGGGCATCGATGTTTGACCTGACCAATAAGGAGAGGCGGCACTTGCTCCAGGTAATCCTAGTTGCGACCCACGCATCGGTATATTCGGATTTGCTTGAATTGCTGCCATTAAATTCCCATACAACAGGTCGTGTTTCCTCTGCCGTTCTTCAAGAATCTGACAACCCGCACAATCACAATCAAGGGCTGAATTTTGTGCTTCTTCTCTCATCAGAAATACGAAACAGTCGTGATGAAGGGTAGCCCACAACTTGTATTTATCACTTAGCGGACATTTTTTTCCTAACATTTTTCTTCCCTTTATAAACCCATTTCATTTTAAATATCGTTCCTACTGGACCCGCCATTGGCTGAACGTTGAAAATATCGTTGGCTATCAGTTTCGGAATGGCTCTTCGTACAGCGGGGATTTTGAATTTGAGAGAGTAAGGACACTTCGCACAACATTCTTTCTCTCCGAAATGCTCTGCGGAGTATTTGCAATCTCCGTGCATCGTTACGTAAAACTTGTCTCTGTCGCTGAGTGGGCATCCTTTGTTTATCATTCTACTGCCCTTCTTATAAATTCGTTATCAATTTCCTTTGCCAACTCTTCGCTCATTATTTTAACAAGTTCATCTTCTAGATTAAGGCTACATCCCTTTAAACAATTAGGATGGGTATGAAGGGTACACTCGTGGTGAAGGATTACGTAGAGTTTGTCTTTGTCGCTGAGAGGACAGTCTTTGCGAATCATTTTTTTGCCTTCATAATTTGAATCGGGATGTATGGAGTATAAAATACTCCCGCATCCATAATATTTGCGAGAAAAGAACATCCATCACAACGGTGTCCTTTAGGCCAAACTGAAGAGTCAAGGCTATCCCATCCTTTTGTATAACCCCGACAACTATTGTGTAGGATTGACCATAGTTTTTCTTTATTACCAAAGGGACACGTCTTGGGTATCATTCATACCTCTGTTTAATCTCCTTCTTCTCTTCCTTCGTCAGCAACTCGGCGTAATCTTTCGCAACCTTCGTAGAAACTTTATAAACTTTCTTCAAATATTCAACCTCTATCAAGTTTACTTCCTTCGTCTTGGTTGACTTTATCCACCCTTTCGGATAGACCCCTTTGTAGAGGATGCAGAACAATTTGTACTGCGCTTCCTTCGGCAAACTCCAAAGCACATTCAGCAGATTGGCATACTTCTCGTACCCTGCGTAGTAGTAGAGCCGATTGAGTAAGTACGGCTGGAACTCCTTCATTTCGTCAGGGTTCAACGGTTCGCCCTGTTGAATCTGCTTTGTGAACCGAAAAGGGCTATTCGTGTTTTCCATTCCTACCTAATTTTATCACACGCACTTTGTAATCCTCAATCGTGCGCTCCCTGTTCTCAGGGGCGTAATAAAATTCAACGAAAGCCTGACAACCTGGGCAGATGCCGTGAAAATTGTTGACTTCGTTAAAGTTTACGATGTCGAAAGAACCTTCGCCGTCCTTCGTCTGAAATTGTGAGATTAACTGATTACAGGTAGGGCAGTTGATTTGAAAATTGACGTAATTATAAACACCCATTCTTACTCCTTCATTCCTACTTTATCGAACTAAACAGTTGGTAGGACTCTCTTGATTATCCGTTTTTTCTTCTTTTTTGCCCCTAAAGGCATCTTGTCGATGGCTTGTTTTCCGTCTGCGGTTGCCGTGGGGAATCCTGCGCCTGCTAGGGTTTGTTCTTTTACATCCTTTTTCTCTTTCTCGGCTTTTTCTTTCTCGTCCGCTACCTTTTTCTTGTAGTCTTCCCATTCCTTATTTTTTTGGAAATGCTTTTGTAAAGCCCCTGCGCCGTATGACCCTTTTCGTTTGCGTTCGATTACTCTAAACTTTGCCATACTATTATTTATTGTTTGAGGCGGTGCAGTTCGGCAACAAATCCCACGAAGTTAATTTCCTTGTCCACGCACAGAGCGTCCTGATAAGCGTACTTCGCCAACAGGATTGCCTTCTGCGGGTCTTCCGTCCTTTCGAACAGGAAGCGATACAGGCCATCGTAATCCGTGCTGTGTCCCGCAAAGTACCGTTTCAATTCTACGATGTTCCCACCCTTGATGATTTTCCAAATCTCTCCGAACGTCTCTTCGGGCAGTTCCAACTTCCCCGACATCGAATACCGCTGAAGGTAATTCAACGCCCTGCGCAAGTCTCCCCCGCACAGGCGGTAAACCGTATCTAGGGCTTCGGGTTCGTACTTAACCTTCTCCTTTTCAAGCACTCCTTTGAGGTACTTTAGCGTTTCCTCCTTGGTTGGCTTGGTGAAGTTAAACAGCGTACAGCGGCTTCGGATGGCTTCGCTAAATTTATAAAGATGATTGGTCGCAAAAATAAAACTTACTACTTTGTGATACCTCTCAGTTATTTCTTTAAGGGCTTTCATCGCATCTGGAGATAAATTTTCACTTTCATCCATAAAAACTATTTTTCTCTTAGAATTAAATGCCTTGACTTGGATGAAATCTTTTATTTGTCCACGAACAACATCAATTGACCTATCATCACTACCATTTAATCTTAAATATTCAGCGTCTAATTCTCGAATAAATATTAAGGCTGTAGTTGTTTTTCCGACACCTGGTGGACCGTAAAAAATTAGATTTGGAATAAACTTGGATTGTAAATATTGCTTAAAAGTATTTCGTTGTTCTTCCGAAAGTATCATTTCATCTAAATTTTTAGGTCTGTAAAATTCATTCCAAATTTTCATTTTTCTAAATATTCTCCTATCCAACCTTTGTGATGTGGTCGTTTATTTTTAAGTACATCACAAATATGACCTCTATTTAAGTCGTGTTCTTTACAAAAAAGAGAATAAGATTTTATTTCATATTTTTTCCCTTCAGGAGAAATTAATCTGATTAATTTGGCTCGTGGGTGTAATTCCCCTCTGAAATCTGCGTGGTTATCTTTCATATGTTTTTTGTGTAATTCTGACTTAGGGCCTTTCATTTTTTCAATTGCTTTTAAAGGTCTGCGGATTCCTGTGTATTTTTCTTTCAATCTTTCTTTAATCTCTTCTTTACATTTTCTACCCAAACAACCATTACCACCCTTTGTTAAATTCCACCCTGTTCTTTGTTCGGGGTCGTAGGTCTTTAATTCATCAATCCAAAACATTTCTCTTTCGTCTAAAATAAATTTGAGATTTTTTGGGACTTCGTGATGAACCTCAATAACACGAAAACATTTTGGTTGAAAATATTTTCTCAAAGAGTTATGGAAATGGAAATTTGAATTTTTCGTTGTGAAATGTTCTTTTATTCTTCTTTTTAAATTTACGGCTTGGCCTACATAACCTTTACCACTAATCGTAAAAAGGTAAATGAATCCCCAAATCTTTTTATTTTCGTCTTGGTTCATTTGGCCCTCCACTTGGTCAAAATATAGTGTAGGTAATTCAAAATGAGTGGACATTTTGAAAGGGTAGCAACTCCTTGTCCCTACACTATTATTTAGTGTTTTCACATTAAACCTTACTCGTTGTCCTCTTCCAATTCCCCTTCACCGATAATAGCATCCACCTTCTCTTCGTCCTCTGCGTCAACAGCGGGAGCGATGATGGTCTTGGTGTGCGTAGTGCTTCCCTTCTCGACAAAAATCAGCGGACTGCCTGCCTTCAGGAACAGCGTGGTCTTGGAGCCTTCGTCCACGAGCGTGAACAGGCGGGATAGGTACGCCAACTTGGTGAGGAACTTGATTTCACTCTTGTCCTTTGCGTCCTTGCGGGTAACTTCCTTGACCTCTTGCTCGTAGATGTTGTCGAACGACAACTCACCGATTTTCAGCGTCAGTTTGTTGTCTGCGCCAACGATAAGCGAAGCAAAATCGCTCAGGTCGTTCTTCAACCCGTCCTGAATCTCCTTGATTTCCTCTTGGGTCAGGCTGACGGAAACGTAGCCTGCCGTGTCGATTGCGGGAAGGGACACTTGTTGAATCGTGGTCTCGTCCAATTTCTTGTACGTGATTCGCTTCTTGTCGGACGTGAACAACAGATATCCGAAGTTCTCGCCGTGTTCTTCCATCTCTCCGTAAGTCGTAACGGCCTTCAGGAATCCCTTGATGTTCTTCATTCCGAAACTCGTTCCCTTGAAGACGGGGGCTAGTTGCGTGGCTTGAACCATGTACGACATCGCATCGTCCACGACAAGCACAGTCGTAACTTCCTTCTCTTCCTTCTTCCCCTTCTCCTGCATCTTGATTCTCTTGATGAGGATATCGTCCTTCAGATTTTGAACCTTTTTTAAAAAGTTGAAATCTTTTTCTGTTACTTTCACCTTTTCAGGGGTGTTTTCTTTCTTCTCTTTCATTTTTTCTCCTTTTTGTTTTTCCAAATATTTTTTAATTTTTCGCTTTGGTTATCTTTTTGTTCTTGTGTCCATTTATTTCCGAAATTGGGATTATTTTCTCCGAATCTACGAAGTCCAAATGTAGGACTTTTACACCCAACTTTTCCAAACATCGGGTGTTTTTCTCCTTTTCTATCGGCATTACGACCTTTCTGGGTTCTATCAGTATTATTTTCTTTGATAGTTCCCACCCAAAGATGGTTAGGGTTGACACACTTGGGATTATCACAGGAATGACAAACACACAAACCTTTTGGAATTTCCCCTTTGAAAAGTTCGTAAGATATTCGGTGGGCGCGAAACCTCTTTTTATTCCATTTAACTATTCCATAATTTTCTATATCTGTAGAACCAATCCACTCCCAACATTCATCAGGTGTTCCTTGTTTGAACTTACTTAGGAATCGTTGTCTATTTTTTTCTGTCAACGTTTTACTCCTTTTTTGTTAGTTGGTATATCCCCAATTCTGTTTTGTTTTTCTTCAATTCTCCGACATCGTTGCAGATTTGTTTGAGAATCTCAACGTATTCTTGGTTCAATTTTATTAACCCGTCAATTTGCTCTTGTTGGTTTTTCAAAGTAGAACCAATCATATCTATCCACTTTTGCAACTCTTCCATCATTATTCCTTTACTTCCTCGTAGGTCTTTTCAAAGATGTCGGGCTTGCACGAATACAGTTCGCCGTTCACGCCTTGGATAATGAAGTCGTTCCACTCCACGGTCATTTTCCCTTCAAGCGTGTGAATCATCAGCCTGTCCTCGCCAGTGCCGTGAGGCCAATTTTCTGAATTTACCGCACCGACTTCGTGCCACGGCTTGTTCCACGCAAGATTCAACCACTCAGGCCAATCTGAATTATCGTTCCTTCTTTCCTTCGTCATTTGGAAGGCTTCGATTACAACGGGCTTTTTTCTGAATTTGTAATTCATCTTTTGATTCTCCTTTTTGCAGTCAGCAGTTTCAGTAGGCCGTAAATTCCGAAACCGATTGCTCCGATTCCCACCACTAGACCCAACGGAATCCACAGGGGGGATGTTACCCACCACCATGACCAATTGATGTTCCCTGTCAGTTTCAGTACAAGAAACACGATGAACAGGACGGCAGAAAGACCCACCCCGCCCGAACTACCTGAATTGTTATTTGTTGACATTTTATTCACTCCTTACTTAAATTATACCACAATTAGTAGTCATTATACCACAATTAGCAACAAACCGTTTCCTCGTTAAAAATAGCGGGCAAACGTTTGTTAAATATTCTGTACACCTGACCCATCAATTCCTTCATCTGCGGGTGTACTCCCTTTGCTTGTCTCAGGTTCAGGATGTAGAGCCATTCTCTTAGGTTGCACGTCATTACGATATCCGTAGCCAATGACATCGGCAAAACGCTTCTAGCGATTTGGGGCTTCAGCGTTTGAAGCAGTTCGTGATAGGATTCTTCGGCATTGAGCATCGCTTTTTGCCACGGAGACATTTCGAAGTTATTTTCCTTTACTCTGCCGTCTTCATCGTAGAAAGGCCAAATGAAATTCACACTATCCCCGTACTTGATGTACCGTGTCGATTCCACAGAGTAACTTACAAGGCGGTGGCGTGTGATTTCAGCCAACATCCCCCTGTCGGTAATCAGTCTTACGGTCAAGTTGATGTGTTCCAAGACGGACATATGCTTCCGCTGTAGGAGCATCTTGATGAAGCCAAGATAGGAATGTGCTGAAATTTTGTGTTCAGACTTGTAGCAGTTCCTTCCGTAGAGTTCTAGCCGCTGTAGAATCTCTGTTTGATTAACGTCTGTTAGTAATTCTGCTGTTTGGTGAATTATTTTCATATGTTTTTACCTCTTTTATTCTACGGGGATAATATCCTGACCGCCACAAAATCCAAACCCGCAATCTGTACCACACGCTTCTTTCTATTGGGCAGCGGCTTTTTTTCCCGCCACCCGCCAAGAACCAAACACAATGGTCTCGGTCAACTTTCGTGGGGTCGAACGGCAATAAATCTCCTGAAGAGTTTGCTAGGTCGTACCATTCAAAGTCTTTGCACTTTTTACAGTTCATTCTTACCGAAACTCTTTCTTCAGGGCGGCTAGTACCTGTTTCCTGAACTCCTTCTCGTCCTTGTCGTAGTAAGAGTTCATGTCCAAGTACGTAGACATAATGGCGTGGTCTTCCTTTTCGAACCATCTCAGCGTTTCGTTCCTGAGCATTTCATTCACCTTGGGGTCGATATCGACAAAGGCCGCAAGTTTCCGATGGACTTCGTTCTCCCCTGCGCTGAGAATGTTGTGAAGGTTATTCATGCATCGGCTGAACTCTTCCTGATTCTGACCGTACATCCCCATCTCTTGACGCAATTCTCCTGTAGCGACCCTGCTGATGAAAAAGAGCAGTTCGTTCATCAATTTGATGTGGGTCAGTTTCTTTTTCTGAATTTGTACGACTTCAGCGATATAGTCTTTAGGTTCATCCTTTTTCTTTTTCATTCTTCACTCCTACCTTAATTATACCACAGTTTGTAGTAGGGTTGGGGAACAGACCCTTACTTAATCTCGATTTTCTTGGCTGACTTCTTGTTGATTTTTCTACCGATGGTTAGGGTCAGCACTCCGTTCTCCATCTTGGTATCGACTTTTTCCAAGTCCACATCTTCGGGAAGCCTGAAGGTTCTGCTGAACCTACGATAACTTCTCTCGGAGACGATATATTCGATACCATCTTTCTTTTCTTTTGGTTTCCTCTCCGCTGATATCGTCATTACTCCTTCCTCGACATCAACGTGAACATCATCTTTCGTCAGACCTGGGACATCTACCGAAATGGTGTAGTCCTTCTCGGTCTTTTCAAAATCCATCGAACCCATTCTTTCATCCCACGGTATCAGTTTACTGAAGAATGAATCTTCATTGTCATCAAAAAACTGTTGAAACCACGGCTCAAAAATTGAACGTGGGCGTAGCATTGGACTGAATTTTTTTGTTGGTAGCATTGTCATAGTTTTTCCTCCTATTTCTGACTGCTGTGGCTTATCCCGCCACGGGTTGTTCCCCAACCCATCATTATTTATTGTTTTTCTATCCAAGAGTATCCACAAGTTTCTAAAAGTTCATCCCCAAATGGATATAAAATACACCGAAATGGTTTGTTGAGCCACGGAATGTCGTGGTTCCTGTATTTTACTAGTCCTTTTTCGAACTCGCAAGCGTAGACTGCTTGACCATTATCGGATTCCAAGATAAGATGTTTGCAATCTATATGCTTGCAACATTCTCCGCACCTACGACAATGGCCTGTTCTTACTTTGTTACCGTGGGCCAAATAATCCCTGTTATTACCATCTAATTCTATTTTCATCTTTCTAAAATTGATACAACAAAATCACATCGTTCCAAAGGTTATTTTTCAGCCTTCTGTCTATCACAGTAGGGATTTTTTTCGTGGAAAAGTACGGAAGGTCGTTATTAATATCGTCCACGTCCTCAATCAGATACATCCCGCCATCTACCACCCGCTTGCTGAAAATATTGAACACCCGCATTTGGGATTCCTTGTCGTGTGCCGCATCATCTAGAATGATATCGAAGCGCAAATCCTTCAAGGCGGCATCGGCTGCGGGCTCGTTTGTCGCATCTAAAATAAACGTCTTGATATCATCCTTGGGTTTGAAATCATCAAACTGTTTGAAAATATCAATCCCGTAGATGTAGGCCTTCGGGAAGTACTCACGCCACATCAGCAGGCTCCCGCCTTTGCTAATTCCGATTTCCAAGAAATTTATCGGTTGGTCAACGTACTTGTCGAGCAATAGGTCGTAGATTTCGCAGAAGGTGTGGCCTAGGGGAGTCCCTGGTCGCAACGTTCCGATTCCCTTATCCGTGTAGCGGTTCGGATGATTTGTGATGATGTCGTTGTAGATTTCTTGCAGTCGCATTACACTTTCCCGACAGGTAACAACCGCTTCCTTTCCTGAAGCCCCCGAACCTTAATTTTCCTTCGTCTGCCTGTGGCCTCTTTCTTTCTCTTGTAGAGTAGTTTTTGGTCAGGGCGTTGGTCTTGGAGTTCAATTTTTTTGACCCCAGGAACAGTCGTAGGGTCGATTGAAGCGTTGAAGTTCGTTGTCTGCCACCCCTCTCCCTTGAAGGTGATTGCGGGGGCAGTCGGCTGTTTGTCGAATCCTTCCGTGCTTCCGCATTTCGGACAGGCGGGTTTGGAACTCGCCTTTAGTTTGTAAAAATCAAAATTCGTTTTACACTTTTGGCACTTCAGAATATATACGGGCATATTCGCTCTTCTCCTTAAACATTTCAATATTGCTGAACACCAAATCCTTCAAGAAGGTTTCTAGAGTTGGTGCTGTTGTCAAATTCTTTATTTTGTAGGCTTGGTAGAGTTTCGTTATCAGGTCTAACTCGTCCTCGGAAATCTTATAATTGACCTTTAAATCCTCTGTAGTAACCTTTTTGCTTATCCTAGAATTGAACACTACCCCTTGTCTCATTTTCATTCCTGCTCCTCTACTCTATTTATTGAGAGATGCCTTTTGACGTATTTCCGTGGTCGATGTAGGAAGCGGTGGTAGTGGGTTCGTAATTCATAGCCATCTTCATAAACTTGGATTTCATAACTGTAGGTGCGTAGGAATAGTTGGGTTTTTCAGGGTCAGTTCCGTTGTTGTAGTAGAACAAGGCCAATTTCTTCTGTTCATTCGGGTCTGACACGATGCGAGATGCTATGCCAAGGTAATAGTTGTAGATTTCCAATCCTACTCTGATATTTGTTTTCTTATCAAAGATATTGGACATAGTTAAACCCTTCTCTTCTTCCCAATACTTTTTGTTAATTTGCATCAGACCGTAGGCGCAAGGAACCTGTTTTAGTTGCCCATCTTCTTTATCAACTTTCCAAATTAGACTTACGGCTGTTTGCTGAAACCCCGATTCAGCCCACATAATGCTCAGGGTGTCCCAAGGACTAGTGTTCTGCTTGACTGACTCTTCGTAAGCAATCGTGATGGTCTCAAAGAAATCAGGGTCTTTGTGTTCGTAAATCGTCTTCACGAACTTGTAGTAGTCGTAATCCTTCGTCAACTTGGAGTAAAAGTCTCTTTCGTTCCGCACCTTCTGATGTTCGAAGGCAAGCCAACTCAGGCTTCCCGTCCGCTGTTTGAGTTGCTGTTCCGTCTTGGTCAGGGTATCGATAGTCCCTAAAAGACAGAGCGTAAGAATCCCGATAATCCCCAAAAGGAACTTAGATTTGTTCCTTTTAAGCCAATGTTCTTTTGTACTTCCCGGGTCGATAATCTCCGTCTCGACCTCGGTTGGTTCCTGAACTTCCGAAGCCTCACTTATTAAAATATTTTCCATCCAATTACCTCCTTTGATGGTGTAGTTTGTTTAGAACTGCTTATCGTGGGGCGGTAAGGCCTCGGATAGAAGTATTCATTTGTATTTATCACTTTACCCTCTTTCCTTTTTCTAAATTCTCTCCAGCCCACATCGGTTGAAGATTTGTGTAGTGGTTGGCTTTCAAAAATTCTTCTCTGTTTTGAAGGTTAAAGGATACTAGGGGGATAATATGGTCAATGTGCCAACCTTTAAAGCCGTAATTTTTCCAACTCATTCCATCTTGAAATTTGGATTCCAAGTAGAGTTTAAATTCAGGAATAGAACACCCTAAATCTCTAACTGCGGAACCTGATTTTTGACTATGTTTTATTGCTATTCTTAATCTATTGCGTAAATAATGGGCCAATTTAAAATTAATATCCGTTTTTAATTTACGATTAGTGTTGTTTTTTGTGGATATTGCTATTTCTTTTTTATGTGTTTTTCTCCATTCCTGCATCCTAGATTTTATTGTTTTTTTATTTTTTTCATAATATTCATGTTTTTTTCTACTTATTTCTTCTTTATGAATATCACGATATTTTTTAGATTTTTCTATTTGTTCTTTTTTATTTTTTTCGTAATATTCATGTTTTTTTTCATTTATTTCTTTTTTATGAAGTTTGCGATATTTTCTAGATTTTTCTATTTGTTCTTTCCTATGTGCTTGATAATATTCTTTGTATGTTTTATTCATACTACTATTTATTGTTTTGCGTTTTCATTATCGTCCCAAAGCAAGAAAAGGATACAACAGAGTGCATGGGCTAGGTGGTTTCTCCCTGATTCGGGGTCGAGCCGTTCACCCATGAACCACTTCGTCAAATGTCGCATCGATGCGGCAAAGTAACGGGTTCTCCGATTCGGGACGTGTTGCCAATTGTTGTCAGCGTACTTCTTTGCCCCGAAGGTCAGGATATCGACAATCTCCGATACCTCTTCCCACGGGAGCAAGTCCCACCGTAATTTTTCTCCGTCAAATTTAATTCCTAATTCTCCGTTCTTTGCTTTCCTTCGCAGTTCTTCCTCTTCCTCAGTAAAAGTCAGCCTTTCTGTAGGAGGATTCCCCGAAGGCTCAGGTCGAGAGTGTGTTATTGACTTTTCTAAATCTTCAACTTTCATTTTTCTTTTTCCACAAAATCGACCACTTTCTGAAGGTCTCGGATGAATCTCCTGATACCCGCTTCGTCCCCTATAACTGGGCCGTGTTTTGCCATAAATTCTTCGATGGGGTCGAGTTTTTCCTCACGCATAGCCTTTTTAAAAACATTCTTATAAGTAGGTACTTTCATTCTTTACTCCTACATTAATTATACCACAAACTGTAACAAAAAGAAGGGCTAGAACTTGCGTCCTAGCCCCTCCGAACTCTGAAAATAGTCTTAATTATTTCTTACAAGTGAAATAAGAAATGTGTGAAATACCTTTCCCATCGTAACTGCAAAGTTGTTGACCCGCAACCACATTGAGATAATAGATATACTTGGTTCCCGCTTTCACCAACACAACAGATGCATCTGTAGATGCGCTTGCGCAGTTGCCGCTAAAACCATCATCCTTTTTGAGAAACACCCACGGCCCCGGCATTACATTAGCGTTGACCCAAGCGGTTTCTGTTTCGGGACTACTGTTTGGCAACTCAAACCCCTGTGGTGCGCTACTAATTGCTGTTGGGCAGGGGATTTCTTCCCACTCTACTGAAACTGTCTTGTCGATGGAGGTGCAGGCGTTGATGGCTTCCAAAAGCCAACTCATCGGCCCTGTAACGTGAAATAATTTACTACCTACAGCATCAACAATAACCCCTGCCAAGAGAACCTTGTCTGCTTTTTGAACCGACCAAGCAACAGTAACATCGCCGCTACCGACAACCTTTGAAGGCGTAACCGTCAGGTAAGCAATAATAGGGATATCGCAATTGACTGTATTGATAGTGATGGTCTGTTCCTTACAGAACACTTCGACACCATCTACCAACGTGTAAGCCCTGAGCGTGTAGGGAAAACTACCTAGTGAGTTGAAAACAATTGGATACTTCCCAACGTTTGCCTCGACTTCTGCGTTTTCAAAGGTTACTCTCGTAGCCCCATCGACATTCCAACTGAAATTGACTGTTTCACCAAGTTTTACTGTATTTCTGTCTGCTTCGAAACTCATTTGTACTTTATCACACTTCGGGTCATTATCACCGCAGTCCTTGGCGATGATTTTGTTTCCACAGGGTTTGGAAGTCTTACCGTTCTTATCCATCCCCGAAACCATAATGATAGGCTCGACTGCGTTCAGGTAGTGGTGGCTTATTGGAAAATTGCCAGGAACATTGACTGTGTATTGTATGCTCGTGCCATCGCCCCAATCTACGAAGATTTTATAAGGGGGAGTACCGCCTGAAATACAGATAGAACCTACGAAATCCAAACACTTCGGGTCTCCGATGTTGCAACAATCGACCTTAAACGGGTCGTTAATTCTCTTCGGTTCTCCCTTCTTCACTTCCCAAATAACAGGTGAGAAGTACATCGGCTCTGCGATGCGGCCTAATTTTTGGCTGAAGTCCAACACGCCCAAGCCGCCGTAATTGCTGATACCCAACTTGAAGGTGTATCCCTTCGGGTCGTTTCCAAGCATCCCTGGAAACAGGTTGTGGATGTAGTACCAATTCTCATTTTCAAACTTGGTGTAGAAAACGTTGCCGCCGATAATCCACGGCTTGCTCTTAAACAGTTGATACTGAAGCCCTGCGCCAAGTTGATAATTCTCTCCTTCAATCTTAAATCCATCAAGGCTTGCGATGAACTTCTTGCCGAAGCCAAAGTCCACGTCAAAGCCGTATGAGTTTACCTGTCTTGCCCACTTCTCTGACCCGACTAGGAACACGCCCAAATCGTCTTCAAAAAAGGTGTCCTCCAAGGGCATCACGAAAACAGGGTCGCTGATAGGCCACGTCCCAAAGACGCTGACCCAAACATTCTTCCAAGGGGTGAGACTCAGGCGCGCTCCACCTTCCAAGAAAGGCATCTTGCCTGTCTCAAAATTTTTTACAGCCAAGCCGTTAAGGAACCCGCTCAACCTGATACGGTTCGTTCCCACCCCGACCATTGGCTCAAATCCCAATTGCCACTCTTCACCGAATTTGAACTTGTACACGTTGTACATCGCTCCAAGTTGCCCGTAAAGAAACCACTTGTTGCTGAGGGTGAACCTCTTGGCAATAACTAGTTCGCTGTCAAGTGCTAGTCCTTCTTGATTCCCCGATGCTGAAATCGTAGGAATGACTTCCATTGTCTGCTCATCCGTTTGAGCAAATGCTCCGAAACACATGAGAGACATTAGTAATGCGATGATTACTTTTTTCATATTTACTCTCCTATATTAAATTTGCCCTTGACAAAACCATCTAGTTTTGCCAGGTAATCCAAATCCATTTGTAACGTGTCCTTGACTATTTCTTTTTTCGAATCGGGGGATTCACAATATTTGAGCAGTTTAATACAATCTGCCAAATTGAAAATTAGGGTTCGAAAAGTTCTTGCGATATAATCTTTTTCGTCTTTTGTCAATTCTTCCATCTTTGTTTCCTGAATTTATTTATTGTTTTGGTTTTAATTTAAAACAAAAAAATCCTAGAATTCTACTTCTAGGTATTTTAAAACAAAAATATTTTACTTTAAGATTTCTTTGCTCTGAACAACCATTGTATATCGTTGAAGTCATCATTTAGACGTTCTACTTCGATATCCCAACCATCTTTCGTGATTTCATCTAAAATATTTTCCCGTTCTATCAATTCCAATTCGTTAGACGTAAAGTATTGATTTCTAATTTCGGGCTTCAGGCCAAAAACATCCCCCACTTGGGTAATCATAACATTTTTGACTAGAAGGGTATCGCCGCCGAACCAATTATCGTACATCACACTTTCCATACGCATCTTCAGGTCAGCAACTCTTCCTCTCTTAATTTCATGTAGTGTCATTTTTTTCTCCTTATATTTCTGATTTCCATTGAAATCTTTTGTGTTGATTTCCGAAATAGGCGAGTGCGCCTTCGCTAACTTCTATTCTGCCTGCGGTTGTTTTCTTAATATCCTCATTTTCAAAAGGGTCAAGCAGGCACTCAGGATTATAGTACTTAACAAAATTAGAAGCCGAATATCTTTCACCGTAAATGGCGAAAAGCATATTTAAGGCTCCACCAATGTAGACCGACTTCTTATGCATTTCATGCTTGATGAAATATCCAAGCGGCAGGCCATAAGACCCACAACTGAGAAAAGCAATATCGAAATTTAATTTAACAACGTCTGAAAAAATTCTCTCGCACTCCTCGTGCCAATTGTTTGTTTTCAGCCCCAACTTTTCCTTTGTATCTTCGGGATGTTGCCATGTCAGGTTGGTGTTGTATGTCAACAGTTCAAAGTTTGGAAAGGTATATCCTTTGATAATCCTGTCCTTGCGTTTAAATTGATACTGCAACGACTTAGATAGCGGACTGATAATCAAGATACGCTTATCCTCTCCCCACGTTTTGAATGAGTTTAAAAACGGCATCACCAATTCAATGAAACCGTAGTTGATAAGTGTCTTATTTGACATCGTGTAGTCTAACAGAAATGTGGCCTTGGCTGGCCATTCAGGTCTGCCAGAAAAATACTCTGAGATATTTTCTTGTTCGATAAGAGTTATCAGACTTTCATTGGCATAGGTTGCCACATCTGCATCTCGACAATTTGATATTATTTTTCTCGCATACAAAAGAAAGTTATCTTTTTTATTTTCGAAGTCAAAATATCCTGGACCATTTTTTGCCAAGTAATTTAAGCGATTGTATAACCATTCTTCTTCAAACCATCTTGGGTTATGTCGTTGAACTGAGGCAATATCAAACTCTATACCACCCAATCTGCTAAAATTCAATAATTCAGGAGAATCCATCAGGTCGTTGAAAGTGGTGATTAAGTTTGGGTCGGTAGGATTTGTGTAGATGGGTACTGATGAGTTCTTATACATTTTTCATCCGTGAATGAAGTTCGGGAACAATTTCGGAAAATTCACGACCATACTTCTCCATAAAAACCTTGTAGTTCGGGTTGTTGTGGCTGAAGTCGCATCGTGTTCCGTCTTTGTGAATAAAATACTGAAGCACCCTGTCCCCGTTGTAGGGGTACTCTTGACTGCTTCCGTAAATTATCGGGATGTTGTTCTCTACCATCCTGATGTAGAAGTCGGCATCTTCCCAACCGAAACTCGTGAATTTTTCATCGTACAACCCAACTTCGGAGTACATCGATTTGCGGGAAATGTTACAGTAGGATTGCCCCACGTAATCGTAGAGGCGAAGCAGGGGAGTAACTGCTTCCACCCATCCTTCCTTGAACACGACATCATCGTTAGAAATCATTACGTAATCCGTGATAGTGTCCTTGATGCAATTGTTCCACGTCTTCGACAGACAGGGAAAATTCAGTTTGTTGTAAATGTACGAACAACCATTATCAAATAAAATATTGGCAGTTCGTTGGCGAATGTCTTTACTACCTTGATTGATGACGGCGAAAGATATCCCGCCTGACGTTTTTCGAAAAGACTTTGCCCACTCGATGATGTTCTCATCATTGTTGTAGGCGGTAACCCAAACTTGTAAATTGTTGACCATTTTACTAAACGAGTAATTTATCGTCCCTTGTTATTTTCTCGTAAGCCGCCCATTGGGTGATTCCTGGGAACTGCGAGATAAAAATATCTTCCTGAATCCCTGCGTAGCGATGTGCTTCTTTGTACTGCAAGCCCACATTCACCATCATGTACGATTCGAACAGTTCGTGGAAGATGATGTTGAAGGTGCTGACAGCGTGTGATTTTGTTTTCGCGTCCACGTAAGCCAAATCCACATCGACTTCGATGTAAGCGTCAAGTCCGTTCGGAGGCCAATACACGCCGCCCTTTTTCTTTTTAATCTCCAACTTGGTCAGCCGCTCGTCCTCGCACGTCTTCAGGTTCTTTATCTCCCCGCTACCTTTTGTTAAGTTTATCCCGTAGGTGAACTTGGACATTTCCAAGAGTTTCATCAGGTGTTCGAACATATTGTATTCGTGTTTTGCCTGTAGAAATTTTCTGATTTCGTTTGTCTTTTTGCGGGAATAAGGGGTTTGATACTTTATCATATCGCACACTTTCCATATCCACAGTCGGGATTCGCACACTCTTCACAACCGCCTTCCTTTTTCAACGTCTTTTTGCCACAACTCGGACAGGTCTGCAAGCCGTCTGATTTTTCTTCTTTGGTAACGTAATTGGTAACAGCGGTAACAGTTTTAGTCGGTGGCCTGATTCCCATGTGGTCGCTGATGACCTTTGCCAACTTCAGCAACAGTCCCTCTTCGTTCTTGGAAGATTTCTGTAATTGGGTGATGACAAATTCGGAGTCGCTCGTTCGTCTGAAAATTGCCGAAAGCAGGCGAGTGATTACATTCAGATACTCGTTGGATTCTTTCGAATTGATGAAAATTTCAAACGGACGGAATTTCGTCCCTTCCAAAATGTTGTTGATGGTGATGTAAAACGTATCTTCCTTTTCGTCCTTGATTTGATACGTCTTGCCGACAAGTTCGTAGGGTCTGGATTTCTTTGAAGTAAGGATATTTTCCCTACACCCGTCCCTGTAAATCGTGATACCTTTCAGCCCTTCCTTCCACGCCGTCATGTAAATCTCGTGAACGTTTTCCTGTGTAGAAGTTGATGGTAGGTTGACCGTGTTGGAGATTGCAGTACAAACGTACTGCTGAATTATCCCCTGCATCCTGATACGGAATTTCCAATCAATTCCGTGGGCTGTAACCCAAACGGCCTCGTCCATTTCGTACTTTTTGTCCAAAAATCGCTTGTAAAGGGGGTGGTAGAACTTTAAGGTCTGTCCTTGGCCAGAATCGCCCAAATTAACGGTTCTGTGGTACTCCAGGGAGAAGATTGGCTCGGTACTAGAGGAAACTCCTGCCAAGAGTGCAATCGACCCTGTAGGGGCTACAGAGAGCAAAGTGAGGTTTCGTAGGCCGCTTTTTGCCTTTTCCTTGATGTAGTCGGGTAAATTTTGCACAAATTTGGCCTTTGCCCACTTGTCGTAGTCCCACATCTTGAAACTGCCCTTTTCCTTGCCTAGTTCGCACGAGTACTCGTAGGCCGTGTTGCGCATCGTTTCGAACAGTTTTTTAGAAAAGTCGATGGCCTTTTCCGTGTCGTACTTGATACCAAGCATCACGAACATATCGGCTAGACCCATCACTCCCAATCCGACCCTTCTTGACCTTGCCGATTCGTCAATCTGTTCCTGAAACGGGAACAATTTGTACTTGATGGAAAGTTCGTTCACGTTATCCAAGAACCTGACTGCCGATTTAACCGTGGTCTTGAATCCTTCCCAATCGAAGTCGGCTCTGCTCGCAAAAGCCCACTTCACGAACTTAGTTAAGTTAATCGAACCCAAATTGCAGTTCCCCCACGTAGGCAACGGTTGTTCGCCGCACGGATTTGTCCCGATTAAGGGGCTTTCGTCAAAGTGTTCGTTCGGTGTCCAATGCTGTATCCTGTCCCAAAATAAAACCCCAGGCTCTGCCGAACGCCAATTGTTTTCGATGATGTTGGCGAAGATGGCACGTGCCTTGTAAGCCTGTTTGATTTCCTCGCCTGAATCCTTGACCTTGAAGTAGACTTCCCAATCGCCGTCTGTTTCAACTGCCTTCATAAAAGCGTCCGATAACTTGATGCTGATATTGGCTGAGTTCATTTTGGTGTGGTCTTTCTTGGCGTTGATGAAGTTCAGGATGTCGGGGGACTTGTCGGAAATCGAAAGAAGCATCGCCCCACGCCGTCCTGAGATTGCGATGTTGGTGGTAACGGCTGAGTACAGGTTCATAAAAGGCACAACGCCGTCAGAGTAGATTGCGGAGTTGTTGACCTTTGCGCCTGCGGGACGAATCTTCGACAGGTCGATGCCAACGCCGCCGCCGTAGGAATAAACCCTTGCGGCCTTCTGCACGATGTCGAAGATGCTTTCCAAATTGTCTTCGGGCTGAGGCAGAACAAAACAGTTGAACGGCGTGATTTTTCTTCTGCCCGTTTTGTTCTTGATATCTTCCGTCAGGGCGAACAGGATTCTGCCGCCTGGGACAAATTTCCAATCCTTCAAAATGTCGTAGAAATTGCCATCCCACTCTTTCTGATTTTCTTCCTTCTCCATTTCCGCAACGAGTTTCGCCAACCGTTTCCACACGTCAACAGGGGTCTCCCCGTTGATTCCGTATTTCTTGAACCAAATCTTAGCGATGTTTATATCACCGCCAAAGTGTTTTTCCGCAATCGACAGCAATTCCATATCATCCATAAGAGTCTCCTATATTACGTTTACTTCAACAACAAAATTGCAAGCACGACCCCCGCAACGCCGCCGACCTTACTCCAAAATGCTCTCTTCTTAGCAGTTTTGTATTTCTTGTTTAAAATAACATTATCGTCCAACAGAGTTTGTTTGTCTGTAGTGCATTTAACTCCTGCCTTCTCCAAAGCAGTTTTCAAATCGTTTTCACTTTTAGTAAGAAGAGCAACTTGTTCGTCTGCCTTTTTCTTATCTGCTTCACAGTTGGCTTTATCTTCTGCACACTTTTCTGCGTTAGAAACGAACTTGACTAAATCTTCTCGTTCAGGCGGCATAATCTTGATATAATTATCAGCCGCAACGACTTGAACATCAATACCATTTCTCTTTAACAAAGCACCCAATTCTTTATCTTTACCCTCTTGTGATAACTGCGAGAACGAAGTCATAAAGTTAGTGTATTTGATTTGAATTTTTTCTTTCTCGGCCTTGTATTTATCCCGCTCTATGATGATTGCGGCATTGGCTTCGTCTTTCTCTTTTACTGAAGCCAACAAATCCTTGATTTGTTTCTGTAATTCCTTAGATATTGCTTCGTTAGCCTTCTTGTCCTTCTCTGCTTGTTCTGCGGCGGCATCATTCCGAATCTTTTGCTTGTAGATGGAACAACCCCTGAATCCTGCGACAATAATGAAAAGTATCAACACAGTAATTGCGATATTTTTGATATCACCCGTTTTGATACTTGTTAAAAACGCCTTAATTTTTTCCCAAATCTTGTTCATTTTATTTCTCCTTAGATAATTTTATCAATCAAAAAATCTGTTGCTTTTTCCACAGCCTTCTTGACTTTCTTGTTGTTCACAAGAACCACGACTGTTGCGATGGCAACAGCCCACCAGAATATTTTCTTTTTAGTCATTTTTTATCTCCTTTATTTTCCTAGGATGGGGACATTCTTTTAATTCACTCAAAGCCAACGGATAAGCAAATGGAGAAGAATCGGAATCATCTTTTACCCATTTGGAACAAGTTTTCAGGTCGTGAACTCCGAATGGGCCTATATAAGTGTAAGCCAATTTACAGAATATTTTCTCTGCGGGACACCAATTTTCCATATTTGTCATTTATTTCTCCGTTTCTTGTTCATACTTTTGCATCATTTCATCATTAGGTGCAGGAAACGTAACCTTCAACACCTGATGGACGGGATAATATTCCATCACGCCTTTGACAGCATTTCTCCAACCGTAGTTGATGATTCTGTGTGCATGTTCCCTTGCTTTGACGGAATCTTCAACGTAATACTTGAAAACCCTTCCGTCCTGTAAATACACTTTGATTTGAACCTTGTCAGTTTCGATAATTTCTTTACTCATTTTTATCCTCCTTCTCCTGAATATTCCAAGCCGTTGCTACTGCCAATGCCGCCCACATATCGGCCTTCATTCCGTAAGTCTTGCCAGGGTTTTTCTTCGTACCCTGTTCGCCGTAAATGTCGATAAGCCTCTGACGGATATTTTTGTCCTTGGCTCTGCTCGACCCGCAGAGAATGTGCTTGATAGGCATACGCTTGATGCGTTCGACTTTAAATCCTAACGAATCTAACATCTGCCAAAACCGTCCACTCCAAACTGCGGTCTCAAATACTGTCTCTCCCACCGCCATGCCCATCCCTGCGACTTGTTCAATCACGCAGACATCGGGGGCGGGTTTGATTTGTTCGAAAGCCAAGAAGCATTGTTGGTTTGGTAGAATTGCTTTGTATAAAATTTCCTGTGTCTCTGTGTCCAAAAGCACTAATGCGCTTTGAATGTTGCCTGGGTCGATTCCTAGCACGATTCTCATTTTTGCCAATTCCTTAAATCCTTGATGACGAATAGTTCGCCTTTCTTTTCACTTATATTTAGGTAGTTTGCCTTTAATTGCTCGGAGTCAATCTCCACGGGGTTTTCCTCTACATCCTTTATCGTTTGGAGCAAAGTAGCCACCAAAGGAACAACTACGGCATTTCCTAAAGCCTTCAGTCTTTCGACGCGGTGTTGGGATTTGGAGAGTTCAAGTCCGTCCAATTTTGCGGAAACCCCATCATCCATTCGACAAAATTCGGTTGCAACTTCAAACCAATCCCTGTTCCATCCTTCAAAGCCTGTTGGACTTGTTCGCCCATGTTGTGCTTGCCCCTGTCCGACAAGGCCGCTCGGCTGTCCTGTTCCTTCGGGGTTCCTAACATCGGAACGCTCTTCATCACATCGTGCAGTTGCGCCCCGTGAGACTTGCCCGACTTGCTCACCCTCTTGAATCCTGTCGGCGTTTGTGTCGCTTGAACTGCCCCGCCCGAAACATCCTTTGTGCTTGGGGTCGGAATCATTGACAATTGTTCTTGTAAGCATCCCGCCACCCATTGTCTGCCTACTGAGGCTCGGTACTCCACTCTTTTTTGATAGCGGTCTTCGTTCGGTTCGATTTGAACTGTCGATGGAGTGAGCAACAAACCAAAACCGGTAGCGTTTGTGGGGAGCGTTTTTGCCGACTGCACCAATAAGAAACGGTTGGACTTCGTAACCAAGGGCTTCCATCTTAGAGAGCAACGATTCGAAGACCACTCCGTTTTTGAGAGTAAGTAAGCCGTAAACGTTTTCAATGATGCACCATGTCGGTTTAAAATCCTGTACAACTTTAAACATTTCTTCCCAGAGCCAACGGTCATCATCTTCTCCCTCTCGCTTCCCTGCTTGACTTGCGGGTTGACAAGGCGGGCCGGCTGTGAGGAGGTCAACTTTAAAAGATTGTCCACTCCCATCTGCTTGCTCCCCTTGCCCCTGCTTTTGTAGTCCGTGCCTGTTGGCGTTGGAATTATAGTCTTCAAGGAAACGTTCCTTGCTGACCTTTTCGATTTCATCATAAATTACAATCTCCTTTCCGAAATTCTTCCTGAGTACGGCTTGACAGTACTTGTTGTTGTCGCAGAAAAACAGGTTGTGGTAATCGTCTCCCCACACTTGTCTTGCCGCTAACGAAAATCCCCCAATTCCCGAAAACAAATCAATATGGGTAAATTTTTTCATGCCGTCTTACCGTACCAAGCATCCCAATCCTCTTTGGTCAGGACGTATTTGTTTTGGCTCTTCACCCACGTAACAAAATCGTACTTACAGTAGTAGCCTGCCATCAGCCAAAAGAAACGGAACGCCCTCACCAAGTTCTTCGTCCAATGCTTGCCGATGAAGGTCTGTTTCTTGTCGAGTTGCTTCAAAGGCCTGTACTGTGTCGGATAAGGCCGAATCTTCAACTTGACGCACTCGCTCATTCGGTAGTTGGCCTCTTGGGGAGTATCCGTAAAGTTAAACAACAGGTAAACCATTATCGAGGACGCAGGCACTCCGTGTTTAATGAGCCTCTTAACTGCCTCTTGGAATACGCCGTCCTCTTCAATCCTATCGAACGCCAATCGACAACCTGTTCGTGCGTACTTGATTCCACTCACAAGTTCGGCAAAGTTCTCATCGATGTGCTTGCAGTCGAAGCCGTTGTCGAACACGACCTTCTTCTTTTTCTCTTTCAAAAATTCCGTAACAGCCACGATGTGTTCCATCGGCTGAGAGGAAAAGTTGTTGTCGCTAATCATCGCAAATGGCTTGTCCTCTAGGATGTGGTCTCGCCAATTTTCGGTGATTTCGTACCTAGGCTCCAACCGCCACACGGCGCAGTAGGCGCATCGGTTCGGACAGCCCCTAGACGTGAACGTGAAAGAGTACTCGTCCCACGGCTTTTCGATTTGGTAGTCGTAGGAGTAGTCGGGTACGCACAGGTCGAGCGTGCGCGAAGTGCCTGGGAACACCTTGACGTTTTCCTGTTCGGCAAACTCTTTGGTAACGAGAGAGGCCGCAATCCCGCCAAGCAGAATGTCTGCCTGTGGGTTCAGGAATCGAATCTTGCGAATCGTCTCTTTCACTTCCTTGGTGTTGTAGGTGAACAGGGACGAAACGCAGTAGAGGTTAGTGTCCTGTGGAATCTGTTGGTTGTCCATCACGAATCGGGCTTTGCCGCCGTTGCGCTTGACGTAGGTTGAGATTTTCGCCAATCCCAAGGGCGGGTACTTGCGCCTATAATTCGGCTCGACTAGAACAACGTTCTTCGTGTCGAGCAGGCCTAGCATCTCAGTTTCGTTGACAATCATTCTTAATCCGTTTCGAAGCGGTCTTGGAACAGGAAATCCTTTATCTCGGTCAATCTCTTTTGCGTCTTGTTGTATTCTCTCACCAAAACGGGATTGAGCAAGAGAGCCGCCACCTTGCTAGGCTTCAGCAAGTCTCCTTCTCCAAACTCGTACAGCGACCTTTTGAAAGTGTAAAACTCCTTGTCTGCCATCGCCTTCGCAATTGCCGTAATCATCCTAGCGTCTTCCATCCCGTTGTGCGCACCCTCTTCGTTGAAGGGGAGTTCGAAAAATTTAGAAGCCGCCTTGACCCCTGTTCCCAAGGCAACTTCTTCGTTCTTGAAAATCGCCTTGTAGTAATCCTTCAGGTTGACGTGGTACTTGAACGGGAACGGCAGGCTATAGTGGTAGCAATTCCTTTTCAGCAACGTCCAATCGTACTTGCCCCAACTTGCAAAGAACTCAAAGTAGGGTGCGGAAAACACCAAGAACTTGTTCCACACTTCGGGGAACGTCTCTGCGGAATTCACTTGTTCCTGAGTAATCTTCGTCAACTCCTTGATGAAGTCCGTCAGTTTCGTGCCGACTTCGGGATGCTCCACGATGTCCTGTGTCTTGATGTAGTGGTTGAACGTGTCGTAGTTGCAGTACTCACCGTTGGTGATTCTTGTTGCGCCGATTTGAATTACGTGGAAGTGCTTCTCTATCGGCGTGTCCTTCTGGACGTTCGTCTCGATATCCAAAATTACAAAATTGTCCTTGTTCATTTTTTCTCCTTTAAATGCTCGTCAATATCTATCTTGACGTGGTTTCTTTTTTTGGCTAGGTTGTAGATGTTCACGATGTGCCAAAACGCCGACCACAGCGAAATGTTCTTGTAGTAGCCGATGGCTTGGCTTCTGCCGAAGTTATCTTTAACCTGAATCCGCAAATCTCTTTTCACTTACCCTCCGATACCTGTCTCTGCCTTGAATATCAGTCTCTCGCTAGCCTCTCGCTGACGGTAGATATCGACTAGGTTCTCTAGCATCTGTGAGAGGTTCTCCCAATCCTTCAAGTCGTTCTTCATCTTGGCGTACTCTTCGTTCGTGTCGATTTGCGCTTCGATATCCTGCTTGTTCTTCAAGAGCAAGTGGTTGTCGAACTTCGCACTCTTGTACAGTTCGGAGTACTTCTTGTCCACCGCAATCTTCTGCCTGTTCTTCTGCCGATTAACCCGAAACAGCAGTTCCGAATAACGGAGTGCCTTATCGGAGTTCGATTTAAGTCGGTCAACAGGATTGGCGTACTTGTGAGTGAAGTCCTCTCTGACTTCTTTTAAAATTTCTGCTACGTTCATTGGGGTATCAGTTCGGCCTTCTCTTGCATGATGTCGATGTGGTACTTTTGCGACACCTTCAGGTACTCTTGGAAATTGAACTTGATGCGGTTCTTACCCAAGGCCTTGCGAATCTGCTCCCGAATGTCATCGGGAATGTCCCTCATGTCTATCAGCCGTTTGTTCCTGATGAAACGTTTTTGGACTTCCTTTGGCTGAGAAGTGAGAAACACTTTGAAATCGTTCTTATCATCGTACCAATTCTTGACACGTGTGGTGAAGATTGGCTTTTGCCGTTGCGTGATGGAGTCTGCGTAAATATTCGGAATACCATCGCTCTTGTCTCCTCTGATTATTTTTTCGAACAGGTCGAACTCAGGGTCTTTCGATTCCACGAACCGCCTCGTCTTCGGGTTGTACAGTTCCACCTTGTCGTGGCGAAGCAGTTGCATAAAGTCGCCATCTGTCGAGTAGATTTGGAAACTGTCGTACTCATTCAACTCGGAGATAATAGTCTCGTAGATGATATCGTCCGTTTCGATGTGTTCGATGTTGATGAAGCGGAAAGGAAGGATACCCTTCAGTTCTTCCCAAATCCTGTCGAACACGTTGAAGACCAAGTTGAAATCGACAGGGGAAGCGTCCCTTATACCCTTGCGGTGAGCCTTGTACTCTTTGAACAGCCTGTCCTTGCGCCACAGCCTGTAGCCGTCCTTGGCGAACAGGATGTCGGTCTGAGTGGTTTGATTCCACTCTAGGATGTTCATTATCTTTTGAAAGGTCAGTTTCAGACTGTCCCTGACCAACTCTTCAAACTTCTCGCCTTCAAGTTTCTTCGTGGTGTGGCCTTTGTACTTCTCCATCAGCCACTTGCTGAAAACGACCTGATAGCAGACGTTATTAAAATCGACTAGTATTAGTTTCTTTGGTTTCATTCTATCTTAATTATACCACAGTTCGTTTGTTATTTGTATTGGTCTAGTTTATCTAGGATTTCGGTGATTTTATTAGATGGGGGTAAGAAGGATTCCCTGAAAGTGTAAACTAATTTCCTTTCATTAAAATCCACACCTTCCAATGTTTTAAAGGCCGCAAGTATATCGTGATATCTGTCGTTGGCATCTTCTCTAGTTTCTGAACCTGTGTCAATATTATCCAATTCTGCTTTGATATCTTTTTTAATTCTTACCGCGCCCTTTGCGGAACCATCATCTATTTTCTTTAACATCCAATCATAAACCAATTTTCTATATTTTCTGAACCAAGTCTTTGACATTTCCCCTAACCATAATTTATTCAATTCCGAAAATTCCTTTTCTCCATAACCCATCCCCGTTAACATTTTTCCTGACCTTTTCTTTTCGATACTAGCCAAATCCTTAAAGTCAACTTTTTCAGCATTTTCTATTCTCTGAACCATTGGTTCAAACCCTTGTCCTTTAACAAGGAATGGTAATTCGATTTTATATCTTTCTTTGCGTTCTTTCTGTTTACCCATATCGATGTGAAAAATGATGGGAATATAAAGAATTACGTATCTGCCTTTTTCTTCAAATATAATTTTCACTTGTTCATTCTCATTCAATTGTACTTCCATTTGTTCGGGATTCATAGTGGTGAGGTCTCCACCAACCAATTTGTAATAACAGGGGTTCAACTCTTTCTTCATCGAGATGGAAAATTTAACTAATTCTATAAAAAATTCTTTTTCAACAATCTTTGTTGTATCTCCCTCTGTACAGAGATTGTAAAGGCTTTTGATAATTTTATATTTAGATACTAAATTTCCAACTGGGGAAATAAACTTTTTATAACTTTTTGTTTTATCATCAATAATTACAAAATCTTTTACAGGGTTTAAAACATTTATTAACTCTTGTGTTGCGATTTTCAATTTTTGTTCTATTACTTTTTGAGATTGTCCTTTTAAATCTTCTACTGGACCAAAGACAGAAGCCTTTACAAGACTAAAGTATTCTCCTGCCCGACCACCACGAGATTCTTGTCCTTTCTTTTGGGATACTCCTATGTAAATAAACTTAGGTCTTACGGAATTTACTTTTTCTCCATCCACTAAATCGTTAGCGAATCGATGATTGTACGTAGTTAGGTTTGTTGCTTCTTTATCGTTTTTCCCTTTTCTGATAAGGAAAAAATCTGAAGGGTTATAATTATCTGGACTTAATGCTTCTCCATGTTGTTTAGTTACATATAACTGTATCCCTGTTCTTTTTACATCTTGAAAAGTACTATTTTTACCTCTGTAAAGTTTGTATCCTTTGTTTGCCGTTAAGATTTCTTTGATTTTTTGACCTTGATAATATGCCAAGGCTTTTGTCTTGTCATCTGAACTTTCGTATTCCTTCATAATGGCATCACATTGTTTTTTATCCAAGCCTATATTATCATAATTTGGGGTTTTCTTCATTTCCTTGTAGGCTAACAAAATGGGTATGGTTTCTAAAACATCAATCGTGATTTGACCACCTGGACGTTTAAAATTAATACCCCCTTCATGTCGGGTCGTAAAGTTGTACGCAGTTGAAAGATAGGGAGAACTGATAATCAATTTACTTGCGTGGCCAGCGGTTTCTCCTATTTTATCTGGATTGAAAAAATTCTCCAAAGTATACGCATATAAATTGGTGAAAATAGCATCATTCTCATACGCTTGTAAACCTAGTGATTTCAAAGTTTTTCTAACAATCAATTCACAATATTTTTTATATTCATCCAATAGATGTTCTTTAATTTCAATTACCAATTGGGAATCTGGTCCAAAGAAATCAAGAAATGATTTTTTTCTATCAACATCTACAGAATGATAAATTCCTAATTCACTTGTCAATTGTACATAGGGATTTCCGTCTTCTGACATTTCACTCTTATAGCCCATATTCTTTTTCTTATTTCTAACGAAATCTTTCACAACCGATTCTAAATTTCCAGTGCCGTCTGGTTGGGTAATAGCATACTTAAATTTCTTTTTTAATTGTTTTTCCAATTGTTTTTTAGCGTTTTGTAAATCACTAGCCAGCCCTGCCGATTCCTTTTTATTGATTTCTACTACTTTGAATAGTCCCACGGTTTGTTCTCCTATTCCTATTTATCGATAATCTTCAAAGTCTTCTCTCGCAATTTGTCGAATCCCTTCATCCGCTTCAGGACGAAGTTGCCACGAATCACCCGCTTGATGAAATCCATCATCCTGATGTAGTCTGTCAGGTGGAACTTGACCCAATCATCGTCCAAGGACAGGAGCAGTTCCAAATCTTCAGGATACAGCACCGACCACAGCAAGTAGTCGGTAAAAGGGAGCAACTCTAGGAACTTGTCCCTGTCGTTCAAGTCCAATTTCAGTCCTTTCTTCAAATCGACAATCACTCTCCTGAAGTACTCATCCCTTTTCTTTACTAGGAACTCGTCCCAACTGTAGTACAAAGTCATGCACCTGTCGGGGTTGAATTTGTAGTAGTCAATCCAAAAATCCTTGTTCAGAGTGCAGTTGGCTAGGAAGAATTTTTCCACGTCCACGCCTGTGTCTATCAAATCTTGATAGATTTGGAGTTTGCGTGGGTCTGTTAATTTGTAGTTTAAGTAGTCCTGTGGTGGAATTTCACACGCTTGGATTTCATCGTCAATTCGTTTGTAAATTACAAATGCGTCATTCGGGGTCATTCATTCTTTCCTTCGTTCTTAAAATAAATTAAACTTCTTCAACTTCACTCGTAACAATGCTCTGTTCAGAACTCTCCATCCCTGGGATGCCTTCTTCTCCTGCGACCAAACCTGACATATCCAAGGTCGTATCCACTCCCTTGCCGCTGAAGAAGTCTTCGAACTGCGCAAAGGCCTCCTGTAACTCTTCCTCTCCAAAAGTCTGCACGAAATTCGCTTTGAACTCGGCAAACTGTACGGCAATTTCGACAGCGTTGGGGTCTAAGTCGGCTTTGGGGATATTATCTCCCTCTTCGCCTAGTTCTTCCAAGGAATCTACAAAGGAAGCGATATCTTCCTTCTCTTCCTCTTCCGTGAGGACTTCTTGGTTAGAGTGCTTGTACGATTCTCGCTTTACAGCGTCTATAGATTTATCTGTTCTATTGATTACCTTGCCATTCTCATCTAGGATTAACATTGTCGGCCTCCTACTGTATTTATTGTATCACAGTTTGTTTCTTTTCTTTTTACTCTCTATCATTCTCAATTTTGCTTCTTTTTCCATTGGTTTTCCTTTGTTCCAAGGTGTTTGTCCTTTGTGTGCTATGGACATATTTTTCCTATGCTCTTCTGATAAAGTTTTCCCGAACCAATATTTTGGACTATGTAAAGATTGTAAGTTTTTTGTTTCTTCGGAATGTCTTTTGCCACAAAAACCACCAGATGTTCCAAACATAGGATTGTTAGAATTTGAAACATTGGCATGGTTTTTTGACATATTTATTTTTGCTTTTAAAGATGGTTCCCATCCCAAATTTCCATCGCCGCCGTTTGTCAAATTTAAACATTCCCAATCAACAAATTCTTCTTTTTGTTTTTTCAACCAATCTATTTCAGCCTGCGGCAATTCTTCTTTTGTAGAATAAACAGCAAGTACTTCCCAAGTAAAACTATCCCAACCATATTTCCTAATAAATCTATATAATTTATGTTTTAATTTTCTTTTAAAAGCATCACTTTTGTGAGAACGTTTTCTGTTGGATAAGCCCCTAATAGAATATCCAATATAAAAACACTTTCTTACTTCGTTCTTTGCTTTGTAGATGATATTTCTTACTTTATCCATTTCTTCCTCCGTGTAAAGAAAATATAGTGTAGGTAATTCAAAACCCACGGAGGTCTTGAATGGGTAATTACTCCTTGTCCCTACACTATTATTTAGTGTTTTGAAGAAAAATTTGTTCTATACTTTCAACCTTTAAACCATATCTCTGAAATACTTCTATGCGTTTTTTTAGATGTTTTTTACCAAAATTCTTTTTTACTTCTGTTCCGTCGTCTTTTGTTTTCACCACAATTAAATCATCACACAAATCTATTATTAATGCTTTGTTTTTATTAGGGGCAATTCGTAATAATCTACCTACTTGTTGGATTGCTTCTATTTCTGATTTTCTTGCTTGGACTAATATTAACCAATAAAGATTAGGAACATTTTCCCCTATCGAAAATGTGCCAGTCGTAGCAACTAGGATTTGGTTTTCCCCTTTCTTGATAGTGTCCTTAATATCTATTCTATCGTTAACCTTGACTGAACCCTCTATCAAATGGACATCATCATTAAAATATTCTTTCAACATTTCTGTCATTTCTTTAGCAAAATCCACATTACGAATAAGAAGAAGCCCATTAGACTTTGGTATTCTATTTCTAATCTCTTTGACTAATTCTATAATATATTCTCGGCGTTTTGGAGAATAACGCACAAAATCTTGATATTCATTATAAGTTCTAATTTCAGGTTGAATTGGATATCTTAATAATTTTATTCGGATTTCGGCATCGGAGATACGGTCAGCCGCCTGAAGTTTCTTGATTGTGTTTGAAGCCGTGATAGGCCCGAATAGGCTGACGCTGTTGAAGTACTCCAACTTGTCCGATTCCCTGCTGATGACTGTGGCTGAAAATCCGTACTTGAACTTGGGTCGGAAGGACGTTACGATTTTCTGTACTTCCTTGGCTGCGGACGAGGCCACGTGAACTTCGTCCTGAATCAGCAGTTCGAAGCGCAGGCCGTAGTCTTTATCCAACTCCAAAAGAGTTTTAAGCGACTGCCACGTAGCCACGATTACAGGCCTGTCCCACTCTTTTCGGTCTCCGTAGAGCCTGCCGCACTCTTCGGGCTTGATGAAAGGGGATTTTAACACTAAGTCCTCGTAGATTTGCTCGACTAGCGAAGCACGCGGAACCACTAAAATCATGTTTTTGATGCCCTTCAAGCGGAACAAGTTAAGCATCGCCACTTCGATGTAACTCTTGCCTGCGCTCGTGGGAAGTTTGCTGAGGCCGTAACTGTACTTTAAAATCTTCTCCAAGGCTTCGATTTGGTCTTCGAACAGGGTCGTGTCCTTCAGACTGAGTTCGATTTCAGGCCGTTGAAACTTGAAAGGATTGAGAATCAACTCCTTGTCGAACTTCACTTGCCACTTGTTGATTTTGGAGATACGGAGTATCTCTACGAGCAAACCCGAAAGAATCAGTCCGTCTGCGTGTAGGAAGCGGATTTTCCCGTCCCACTTCTTCGCACGGTAAAGCGGAGACCAAAAAGCGTTCTTGTCCTTGACGGCAAAGTGGAGTTGTAGGAACGAAAAGATGCTTTTCTCGGCTGAGATTTTTAAGTAGTTAGGGTTATCTGTTCGTTCTACGGTTATCATTCTTGTTCATTTTTCTCCTCTTTTTCTCTTCTTTCCACGCTTTTTCTCTTTCTAAATATGCTTTCAGTCTTTTTCTTCCTTCTTTTGCTCTTTCTTCCCAATCAATTTTTATTGAATCGACTCCTGCTTCGTCAGACGTAGACGAAAAAGGACTCCAAGGAATACCAGCAATCTCATTTAAAAATTCTTTCTCCTCTTCCGTTGCGTACTTGTCGATATCTTCCTTGGTCAACTTGTTGATGACCCTATTTTCAGGAACACCGTAATCTTTCCGCATCTTGGCAAAAGGCACTTCTAATTTGTGTTTCTTTATCTTATCTTCCCACTTCTTGACTTTTTTCTTCCAGTCTTCCAAATCGCTCATTTCGGGGTCGAATATCTTGTAGTACTGCTCTAGTGTTTCCTTGGCTGTTTTCTCTTTCTCGGTTTTGGAGAGTTTGGAAAACTCTTTTTGTTTCCTGAGTTTCTCCACACGACCTTCGTATTCCTTCTCCATTTCCTGAGACCACTTTATAGGCTTGCCCTTCTCATCTTTCTCGTAAGGGTCAAATCCCTGATGAACTCTGTACCCTTTGGCTCCGACCTGTTCGACATCGTGCCATTCCCCTGCAATCCTTTGATACGCTCTGTGGATTTTGACGGCGATGTTCTTAAACTTATCCATCTTGCAGGCGGGGCAAGAATTGCAGTCGCCTGGGCAGGGATACCAACCCGAAGGATTTATTTTTGAGTACTTGTCGTATTTTGGATTCGGTTGACCTTCAGGGGTCAACTTTTCGAAAATATCTTCGTAATAAAGCCCTTTATATTTTGGGTCTCTCTCTTGAAGTTTGTGTTTCTTGTTAAACAGGCTAGGAAACGCTCTGAAGGTCTTGCCAATTGATTTCTTACCACGGTCCCCACCAACTGCTTTATTGATGCCTGTGATGGCTGAAAATCCTGAGCCTTGAACGTGGACGTATTGAAATTTGTGTTGGGCTAGAACGTCTTTACGGGCAGTATAGGTGTAGGATATAAGGCCAAGATTCTTTTCTGCCAATTCAGCGATTTTATCCATCTTAATAGCATCGTCCCTATCCTTCAAATCACCAGATTGATTGAACCTGATATATTTCAGTTTCACACTCTTGAAGCCTGCGTGTCTAGCCGGAACTGCCGGCTTTCCGTGTTTGGCATCTCTTTTTGCCCTAGTGAGTGCATAGGTCAATGACTTACCACGAATCTTCTTGTCGTAGTAATATTCTTCTAATTTTTTATAAATTTCCTCGGCGCTATGCGTGTCCCAAAACCGCATCTGTCTTAAACGAAGTTGCAGGGCAACGTCATACTGCCTTTCGTCCTGATAGGCGTAACAGGCAATTTTAAATTCTCCTGTTTTTTCATCGGCTTGTACGATTTGACACATTCCGTTTGCCAAAGACGGGCAGAACCTTGCGGGTTGTAAGTTAAAAATAATGGTATCTAAGGCTACCTTGCTGTTTCCAGACGTGAATAGGAGTTTGGGGTCTCCTTCTATTTTGTCCCAATCAACATCCTCGTTCAAAAGAACGTATTCATCCCTGAACCATCGCGGGTCTGTTTGTTCTTCGAAAGTTGTATTTTGTGAACGAGTTATAAGGTTATTATCATAACCATATCCTACGTCATCGTGAACTTCTGGTTCTGGGTCTCCCCAATTCATATTATCTTCTATTCTAGATAGACGTTGATGAATGGATTCATCAAAATCTTCTACTTCTTCCAACTCAGGCTCTTCATCTGATTCTTCATCGTGGACGGCATTACCTTGGCGTTGCTTTTCCAATGTGTCTTCCATCAAGTCAATCATTTCTTCATCGGTTACTTTTTTGCCCGATGCTGTAATGTTTTGGCTTTCCTTGGAATCTACACCAACACCATCTAAAAACTGACCGCACATACCATTATCGAATAAGGGCTTTTCAGAACTGTTATGTTGTGCCATTTACTTTCTCCATTATCGAGTCGATTTTTTGGTCAACCGCTTCCTTCTGCAATCCTGCAAGAACGGCGGTCTTGATTTCCTCGTAAAATTCCTCGTCCGTAATCCCCATCATCGTCTTCGCCAATTCGTCCTGACCTGTCCTGATGGCTTCCCGAACCTTGGTGGCTGAGTAACTTGCTTCATCGTCAGCCGATTCGTCCCGTTCCACTCCCTCAACCTTGATGGTGATGTTGTAATCAGGTCTGCCTAGTTCGTCCTTGATTTTTTGGATGTACACAGGATTCTTTGCCTGAACGTTGTACATTTCGGCTTGGTCGGAGCCTGCGTACACGGTGAACAGGAAGTCTGTCTCGTTGGTGTGGATGTCTTCCAAGAGTTCAACAATCATCCCTGGCACGTCAGAGCGGGGCGGTCTAGAACTACCCTCAGCGGGGAACTGTCTCACTTCCACCTGTGGCTCAATCACGCTGATGATTTTCTTCTTCTGTTGGAAGGTGAGAGGGTTCCTGACCTTGTTCAGAGCGGTTTTCTTGCCTTGGATGATTTCAACGACAGTCAAATCGTTCTCGGTTAGGGATTTCCTGTAGAGTTTGCGGTGTCCCCGATGCGGGGGATTCATTCTGCCAGGAATCAGTCCAATCTTAGTCATTATTCTACATCAAACTCCCCAACCCTGTTTCCGTTGCTGTCCATTATACCCCCGTTCATTCTACCATGGGCAATCTTTGCCATCACTCTTGTTAAACAATATTCGATTTCTTCTGAAAGGTCTCCTTCAGTAAAAGCCGCATTATCGAGTTCCATTTCGATTGTTAGTTTCATTGGGGTTCACCTCAAATCTATTTATTGTATTTCGCAGTCCATCCCTTGTGATGTTTTCTTTTTCCTTGAAGTACCCCACAAATAGCACTTTGTGTTAAATTGTGTTCTTTACAAAAAGGAATATAACACGAAAGTTCAAATTTTTCTCCTTTTGGTGATATTAAAATAACAGGTCTTGCTGCGGGGTTATTTTTTCCTGCTAATTTATGATTTCCGTAGTTGGGGTTCTTTTCACCAACAAACTTACCTTTCATCCTTTTACTTTGTTTTTTTTTCCATTCTTCGGTATGTTTGTGTCCGTAATGAGGAGAATCTTTACCATACCGATGAAGTCCAAAGGTAGGATGATTTTCTTTAATTTTAAATCTTTCTTTTGCTTTTAATCCTATTTTTTGTTTTGTCATTTCGTGTCTGTGTTTTTGTTTGTTTCCACCGTTATCCAAATTGTATCCATTTGGAACCAAGGTGTTTAACTCTTTTATCAAAAAGGTTTCCGTCCAATCTAAATCTTCTTCAGGACAAGAAAAAGAAACCCATTTGAAATTTTTAATACCGTATTTTTTAATTGCTTTATGAAGTATTGACGTAGGATTACTTCCATTTTTATGTTCTTTTATTCGTTCTTTTACTTCTCTCATTGTTTGTCCTACATTTTGCTTACCATTTATTAGATTAGTACAAATATAAATATTCCCTTCCATATTATTATTTATTATATTTAATGGATTCTAATATTGTAAATCCATCTTTTTTTGATAACTCTACAATCGAATCGAAAGTAACCACGGAACTGTGCTGAACTTTGTAGTCGTGGCTCAGACAGTAAATGCCGATGCCGTTGTCCTTGCGGAATTGGTTCAGGATTTCGAAAATCAGGTCAACCTTCGGCGTAGAGATAGCCGTGTCCGCAATTTCGTCAATTATCAAGATGGACGGCTTGAAGTTGATAGTGTTGTAGAAAAACTCCAACAGGCTGAACAGGACGATGAAGTTGATGATTTTCTTTTCCCCGCCGCTGAAGTTGTTCAACGATAGTGTGTCATACACGTCAAACTTCAATTTAAGGTCGCTGTCGAAGCGGAAGGTGAAATCCATGTCCATCTTTTTCAGAAATTTCAGGATGATTTGGTTCAGGATTTTCAGAACCTTTTCGATGAAGTAGTTCAGGATGCCGCCCGATGAATTGTCGAACAGTTGGGCTAGCAGGCTGAGGTCGTTGATTTCCGTGTCTAGGGAACCGTTCTCGTTACGGATTTTCAACAGGTCGGACTTGATGGAGTTGAACTCCTTGACCAAGCCCATGTGGTCTTTGTAGTTCTCCTGAAAGAACTTCATCTGCTGATTAACTTCTGCGATGGCGGCACGAGTGGTTATCACATCGTTAGACATCCCAGATACCACCGAATTTATTTTTTCCTCTAGTTCGTAAATTTTGTTAAGTTTCTCATCGCAGGCCTTCTTGTCCTCTTCAAGCGACAGGCGGCTCTTGTTCGACAAATCCAAGTGCTGTTTATATTCCCTCTGTAGTTTCTCTGTCGTGTGCTTGTCGATGGCTTGTTGACAAAGGGGACAGATATTGGAAGCGGCGAGAATCGTTTCCAATTTGGATTTGAGTTCCCGCATCTTTTCGGTGTGGTGGTAAATCTGTGAAGTGATGGCGTCCCGCTTCTCCACGTACTCCGCTTTCTTCTCTTTCAGGAGCCTGATTTTTTCGCTGTCCTGACGGTTAGAAATCTTGTTGTCGAGCAGGGCCATCTTCTCTTCCAAGGCAACCCTGCGCCTGTTGAATTTCTCCAACTGCTTCTCATAGTTCTCTACCTTTTTCGAAGATTCGATGATGGTCTTTAGACTTTTCAAGAAGGTAATTTTCTCCTGAATCTTGCTGTTGTTCAGTTCGACTTGCTTCTGAACGGTGTTGTACTCCTTGCGGACTGTCTCTAGCACACGCTTGAAGATTACGTCCTTGAAGAAGATTTTTTCGAAGCGGTCCCGAAGTTTGACGGAACCTTCTTCCTTGATGAAGTCGAGAACGTCCGAAGCGTTGATGATAAACACGTTCGTGAACACGTCCTCGGAAATGTCGAGCAGTTTATTCAGTTGGGATTGCGTCTCGTACACGTTGTCGTTTTGGTACGTTACGCCGTTGTGTTCGTAGTAGAACACGTTGGGCTTGCGTCCTCTGTACACCGTAACCTCTTCGCCGTTCCGTTCCAAGGTCAACTTGACGTACATCTTTTGCTTGTTGCGGTAGTTGATAAGGTTGGACTGCTTGATGTCCCTGCCTGTCTCTCCGAAGAGTGCATAAAGGACTGAAGAGTAGAACACGACAGTCTTGCCTACACCGTTCGAAGAGGCGGTGTGGTGGTTCCATCCGCAGCAAAAATTAAGACCCCTATCAAAATCAATTGATAAAGGTTTATTACCGACAGATAGGAAGTTTCGCATCTCTACATTTTTAAATATTAATTCGTTCATTTATACTCGTTCCTATACTAATTATACCACACTTTGAAGCGTATTTTTAGAGTTTTCCGTCTGCCTGCAATTGGGCGATTAACTTGGGGTCAACCTTTAACTGCGATAGTTTAGCAATTGCGTTTTTCTGAGCGGCAGTCGATTGTTGGGGTGTTTCTTTTCCTGTCTTTTTGGCTTGTTGACGTTGTTTTAAAATCGTTCCGATGGCGAGAGCCTGTTGGTCGTTCTGCTTGTCCTGTTGCTTTTGATTTAAGTCTTCTTCGACCTGTTCCATATCTTCGTAGAGGTCGTTGAATTCTTCCATCGTAAATCGGCGGTTTTCTTCGTCTACGAGTTTGTTGATGTCGGCCTTCTTGGATTCGAAAGGAACTTCCTCTTCTTCCTCAAACTCTAAATTCTCTTCTTCGTAACCGAACTTCTTCATCGCCTTCCTCACCGTTTGGTCTATTTTTTCGAACTTGGATTTCACTTCTTCAAGGTCATCGGCTGTGGGTTTGAGCAACATCTTGACTGCGTAATCGTAGTCCTCTTTTTCAATCAGGTCGTTGCGAAGTTCCCTAGCAAGTTCTTTGAGTTCCGCTTGGATATCAGCCTGTTCTGATTTCGACTTTTTCTTCTTTTTCTCCAACTGTATCTTGATGTACTTCTTGGCTTCCAAGAGATATTTTTTCAGTTTCTTGAAGGCCTTCAGTTGCCTGCCACTCCTAAAATAATCCCTGTCGGCTTCGGAAACAAATTGGATATCGTCCCTGAGTTGCGAGTAAATTGCCTCTAACGAAGGATTCGTGTGAAGCATCCTGCGAAGGTATCCCTCATCGTCCCCAAGGCCGTAGAAGTAGGAAACCCCTAATGAAAGCGTGGTGTCTATGATGTCCTGTATGGATTGCATTTTTCAAATCCCCCCACATCTATTTATTGATTTGGAGGAAACTGAAAACTACTTCCCCACAGAATCAGCGTCAATGTATTTCTTCAGAGAGATGGAATTTGCGTTGTTGTAAACCAACGAGACGCTTCCTTCCCCTAACAAGAAAATAATGCTCTTTGGAAGCGAGTAGAACAACGAAATTGCCTGGCCCGTGATATGGCTACGCTTGAAGTATAAAGGTGATGGGTAGAAATAAGACTTCGAAAGCGTCAAGACGAATACGCCTGACTTGTCGCTAGCCTCTGTTTCGTAAGGAACGAACAGCAACACTCCTGACGATGAGGACTTGACAATCCAAAAGGATTCCAACAGTTCTTCGATTCCCTCTCCGTCAGGCTTCCACACCTTTTTGATGTGTTCACGCTTTTCAGGCTCCAACAGAGTGTTCTTGAAAAATATCCTGAGTTCCTTCGCACGGTCAATCGGATACCGCACGAACATTTTTTGGTCTTCCTCACAAAGTTCCATATTTTTCAATAACCACTTAGACGGATTTTTAATTAATTCTTCATTAACAACTACGCGTAATTCCATATTTAACCTCCATTTTGTACAATACTCCTTTCGTTGAGTTTCTAACAATATTATTTATGGATTTAGGAGGTTTTTTGTTTTTGAGAATATTTTCCGTGTCGATAATTTGGATTATCTTTTCCGAAACGGTGAACACCGTACATTGGATTATCTTTTCCGAAACGGTGAACACCGTACATCGAATTATTTTTTCCGTGTCTATCAGGAAGAGCAGATTTCATTTTTTGAATGGCCTCTTCTGTTTTTGGTTTCCTCATTTTTTTTAAAGTTTCTTCTGTGTGTTTTCTACCTAAACTACTTTCCCCGCCTTTTGTTAAATTCCAACCCGTTTTTTGTTTGGGGTCGTAAGCGTTTAATTTATCTGTCCAAAATATTTCTTTTTCATTTAAAATAATCCGAAGATTTTTCTTCCCCGCATAAACTGCTTCCAAAATATGAAAATCTCCTGATTTGAAATATTTTCTTAAAGAATTATGAAAGTAAGGATTGGTTTTCTTTTCGTTAAAATGAACTCGTAATCTTCTCTTCAGATTGATTGCTTGCCCCACATAATTTTTTTCTTTAATTGTAAATTTATAAATGAAGCCCCAAATTTTCCTGTTATCTTCTTTGAAATACATTTGCCCTCCTAACTTGGTCAAAATTAAGTGAAGTAATTTGAAATGAGTTAGGCATTTCAAAAGGGTAGCGAGCCTTGTCCTTCACTATTATTTAGGGAATTAGATAAGTGTTTTTAAAGAGTTCAACGTGTTGAAATCGTAAAGGGATAAAGTTTTTAAAGATTTGAATTTCTTGCGGAAACTTTCACCCTCTCGCACGGCTGTGTCTGCAACGTCTTTGTCGGGAACACAGACGATTTTTATTTTCCGTGCGTAGTCCTTATTGATTTCGTAAAACTGCTTGAAGGTTTCATCGTTATCAGGAACGAACACGATGTCATATTTTTTATTGAACGGGTCTAGAGGGGAATGATTGTAGCGCATATTCTGCAAACCAAACACGCAAACTGCGTTCAGGTTGGCCTGATTCAAGGCAAGTGCGCTGAACCAACTCTCTACCACGTAAAGTGTATCACCCTTGGTTGTGGACACTTCGTTGGCGAATCCCAAGGCCAAGTGAAAAGGGAAACCTTTGACGTGTAGATATTTGGGGCCTGGGCGGTTGTCTTCAATCTTTCTCCCGCTCCAAATCCAATTGCCGTTATACTCAAACAGGGTTAAAATATACCCATCGTGTTCTTCGCCAGGGAATACGAAGTAGAAGTACCTGTACCACTCCTTCTTCACTCCACGTTTCTGAAGGTACTTGCAGGCTTTGAGCAAGGCCTGTTTGTCCTCTTGGGGTAGTTTCTTGTAGACCTTGTTTTCGAACAGCGTGTCGAGCCTTGCGCCGTCAGGATACTCTAAACTCCACTCGGCTTCCTGTACTTTCTGCTCTTGGACTTTGTGTTCGCCATCGATGAAGTCCTTAACTTTTTGCAGGCCGATTTCCTTTTCCAACTTGTCGTAGTCAACGGTAGGAAGATTTTTGAAGTCGTTAAGAAGTTTGGCGAACGGCCCCTTGCGTCCGCAATTGTGGCAGTAGAACACGTTGTCTTTGAGGCTGTAGTAGAATCTGCGCTTGCGGGTGTTCTTGCGGCTGTCCAAGCAGTAAGGACAACGGGCATTGATTTCATCACGGCTCAGGGAGTATCGGGCTTTCTCTAAACTCCCGTGTTTCGATTGGAGCAAGCGTTTGATGAAATCGATTATTTCGTTTGTCATTATCCTAGGCGTTGTCTCATCTTTTCCATTTGAAGAAATTCACAACACCCTACTGAATATTTGCAAGGAATAGGCTGGCCACTTTGGGCCCATTGGCATCCATCCGCAGTAGCATACGCACAGAATTTTTCAAAGTCAAGATACTCACAATCATCACAATTTTTATTAATCATAGGCCAAAGACATTCCTTATGCATTATAACATAAAACCTTTGTCTATCACTCAACCCACAACCTTTGTTTATCATATTTCTTTTATCAAAAACACTCGATATTTACAATATACACAACAAGGTAGATGGTCTATTATCTTTAAAGGTGGATAAGAAATAACAATATTATCTAAAGCCGGTTTTATATTTTTAGGGTTAATAAAGCAAAAACCATCCATTACAATTCTAAATTTATCTCTGTTTGATTTCGGACAATTTATGGGAATCATTGGACTAATATCTTCTTGACCTTTTCCATAATTCTACCTTTCTGTCTTTCATCCATTTTCATCCCTGAAATATAATCTGTGATGAAGTCGATGGGTGAGGACAGTTGAAGCCTGTCGTAACTGACATTCTCTGCCATCCAACCCGTTTCCTCTTTCTCCACCAAGAGGTTCTTCGGCTTGAACGTGTTTAGGAAAATCTTCACGTCAGCCAACTGCTTCTCGTTCAGGGGAACGTCTACCTTGATTTTCGTCTCGGAGTGGAGCATTTCCTTCTTGACCGATTCCTTATCCATCGCTATCCGCATCAGGAGCCGTTGCAACTTGTACTCGTTGAAGTGATACAATTCCAAATCCACGTACTTGATTTCTTCCGTGTCCGTATTCACAATCACGTAGCCGTAGTCCTTGCGGTTCTTGCCGTGCCACGTCTGCGGGTACGGGGAGCCGATGTAGTGGAGTTTGCCCTGCTGTGAACGCTGATGTATGTGTCCTGAGAAGATGTAGGAATTGAGGTTGTCGTTCTCTAGCCCTGCCGTAGTCTTGTAGTACTCGGACATTTCTGCTCCCTTGAACTCAAAATGTCCGAAAATCCACTTGCACTTTTTGGAAAGGCTCTTGTACATTTCCTCTTCTTCGGGAGTCTGCATCCAACCCACGTAGAGCAAATCATCATCCCTTCCCATTGATTCCACGAAGGTGATGTTGCGGAACAGGTCTTTGAAAATCCTGTAGTAGTTGCCATCCTTCTTGTTGTTGTAGTAGTGGTCGTGGTTGCCGATAATCATAATGACAGGGATGCCTAGGCAGTCCAACTTGTCCAAGATGTCCCTAGCCACTCCCATCGCTCTCGGCGTAGATTCACTTCGGTTGTGAAAGAAATCGCCTAGGAAAATAATCTTATCGATGCAACTCCGTTGCACTTCCTCGCAAATCCTGTCAATCACTTGCAAGTCAAGGTCTAGAAAATAGGCGTTGCTTAATTTCTTCCCTAGGTGCAAGTCTGCAAACACTAACAGATTCATTCTTCCTCTTTTGGTAGGGAGTTGCACAACGCTTCATATTCGTACTTACTCATATTCCTTATTCTTTCCAACATCTGTCTAAGGCTCTCTACATTTTTATCATCGGGATATATTCCTGCAAGCCTTTTGATATTGGCAACCCTTTCTTCTTGCCATCGACCACAGGGACTTTCACAAAAATCTTTTGCTAAACAAGCCTCACTCATTTGATGTTCGGCTCTAGCGTGGTCTAAAACCCACATCAGCCGCCATTTATCTTTAGGATATTTCAGAAATGCCTGACAAGGCTCTATACCTCGGTCAGTCTCTTCCTGGGCCAACTTTTTTCTTTCTGCTTCCGCAATTTCTAAAGTTTTACGAGAAATTTCCAAGGCTTCCTTTCTCGATATTTTCCTTCCAAATAACATCTTACTTTCTCTTGTTGATATCGTCCAAAATATCGCCTTTTAATTTCTCCGTAACCATTTCCTTGATAGCGATATTCCTCTTCTCTTTCTTGATGTATTCGATGTACTTAAACTGAATAATTACTGACAGGTAGCAGAACGGGTTCTTCTTCCCCTTCTTAAAGCCTGGGACGCCCTTGTTGATGGCATGGAGCGTACCTTCCTGAACCATGTCCTCTTTGAAGGCGTATCCGTAGAAGTTTCTGCCGTTGGCTATTTTACGGGCTATCAAATAAATCAATTCCGTCAAGTGGTTCGTGATGATTCCCTCGTCCCAATACTTTTCAAATTCGTTCAGGATTTCGGCGTTCGTTACGTAGGGTGTCCTCTTTGCCATTACAACACTTCCAAGTCCGTCTGAAACTGCTGTTTCGTCTGCTGTTGGGTTGACCCTTTCTTCTTGTTTATAATGCCTTCCAATTTCTTTTTCTCCTCTTCTGTTGTGTCCACGATGCGCAGATTGTCTTTTAGTTTTAGGTAGATGCGGCGGTTTGTCTTTTTTGAGTCTCTTGTTTTTTCGAAGTTTATTACGAAGAATTTTTGGTCTCCCTCATCAATAATTATTTCTACCATATTTATGAGAGTATCCAAAATTTGCGGGATTGCGAGAGATTCAGAGATAAGTTCCGACCCTTGCTTGTTCTTACCGTAGGCTTCAGATTTAACCTGAAGAGCGGTGAAGATAAGACAGCGTTCGTCCTTGGCAACGGCCTGCAACTCCTCTGCGATATCCTTACCCCTCATGTACATACTATCATCTTTCCTGACCTTGTTAGGCCGCATCAGGGTCAAGTAGTCCACGAGAATCAGGTCGATGCCGATGTTCTTCATTCGGTACTGCTCTAGCAACGCCCTGATTTGCATTGTGGTCAGGCTTCGGGGTGAGTAACTGCGGATGAAGAGTTTTCCGTGCTTCGGAAATTCCTTCTTGGCCTCTGTCATTCTTTGGTCAACCAAGTCCACCGACTTGAAGTACTCGTCCTCGTGAAATCCTAGGGCGATGCGGTCTAGACGCTTGGAGATATCGAAGGCGTCCATTTCCAACGACAGATACAGCACGTTGGCTCCCGATTGGGAAATATTGACGGCTAGGTTGTTCAGGAACAGCGACTTACCCACGCCCAACTGAGCGGAGACCGCCACCACCGTCTTACGTTTCAACCTAAGCACATCGTCCAAGTCTGCGCTGAATCCCGTGCTGAAATGCTGTACTTGCATTTCCTGTAGAATTTTCATACGGGCAGGCAAGTCGGTATCGAAATAGTCGATACCCATATCCTGAAGGTCATCGGAGATTTCCAACGACTTCACAATGTCGTTCCTGATTGCCGATTCGTCCACCTTGCCCGACTTGTTCACTTCATCGACAATCTTCTTGACTGTGGATTGCAGTTTCTTCTTGCGAAGGATGTCGATGAATTGGTCGCGGACGAACGACTCGGTGTACTCGGAGAGGTCGAGGCCGTAGACGGCCTCAATCTCTTCAACGAGTTTCTCTCTTATTTTTTCGTACTTGCTTTTGGTCGTAACCTCTAGCAGTACGTCTTTCTTGGTCGGAATCTTATGGGCTTGCACCCAAAAGGCTCTCAGTATCCTGTACAGGATTCTTTCTTCGCTTGCATCAAAATAATCGAACTGCCAATTCGACAGGAACAACTGTCGGAACTCGCTGAACGAAATGAACGTTTTTAGGAATATCTGAGAGTAGTTATCCATATTACTCGTTCATTGTAAAGGTGCTGTACGAATAATCCTTTGTCTTCTCTTTCAGAATAACAAGCAATCTTTTCATAAGTGCCTCATCGGTCAAAATATTTTCTTCACGATAACTTTTGTCATCGCCGGCAATATTATACCACGCACCCTTTTTCTTAATCACTCCGAACTCTTCGAACAGGTCAACCATCCCTGCGTTCGGGTCGATGCCAGTACGGAAGTTAATCTCGAACTCAATCATTCTGCCTTCGATGAACTCACGGTTCTTTTTCGACTTCATCTTGACCCGTGTGAATATTCCGTCTTCACCTTTTAACTTCGTAAGGTAGATGACGATTTGCCCCAAGTACCACGCCGCCAAACCGCCGCCCATTTCCTTCTTCGGGATGAACCCTGGGGAAATGTACTGATGATTGATACAGAAAAAGCAACTATCTGTATCTCTCAATTTGTGGATGATGGTCTTGAAGGCCGTGCGGATATTCTTCGCTCTCAACCCCATGTCCTGTGTCATTTTATCGGCTTCGCCATCGGCCATTTCCTTTGCCCCCGACAATGCCCCCAACGAATCAAGAACGATGAACAGTTTCAACCCCTTCTCCTTGGCCTTGTTCAAAGCCTTGACGATGATTGATTGAAACTCCTCTACCGTATCCAACTCTCGGTGAACAACGCCGTTCACGTCCAACCCTTGACGGGCTAGGAACCGCTTGTCGCTTGCGCTTTCCGAATCCAACCACAGCGGGATGTACCCCTGCTTCTGTGCGTGGGCGGCTATACGTGCGCCCAAGAGCGACTTACCCGACTGCTGTTCCCCTGCAACAACGATGGCCTTGCCTACGGGTATACCCTTCTCAGGGTCTCCCGACAAAAGGAAATTCAGACCCTTGATTCCTGTCGAAATCCAAGCCTTCGTCTCTACTTCGTCTGCGTTGTTGCCTTCCAACGTCTTGACCAAATCGGCAATTGTTTCCTTCATCTTGCCGTTGGTCTTCTCTTCCAATTTCTTCAGTTTATCAGTTCCATTTTTTGCCATTTGCTCTCCTTAAATAAAATGCCCGTTTTATTTGGGAAACGGAGCCGAACACCCAATTACTGATACTTACCCACCGTACTTTTCGTGGCTAGCACTTGGTACTACGTGGCAACGGCTCAGTAATCCAAAGCCGAATCGTTTTTACAGTTTCTCTAGTTCGTCTTCGATGTCGATGTCTTCGATATCATCAACCCCCTTGTCAATCGCTTCATCGGTCTCGCCGTTGTCGCCTTCCAATTCATCGATGTTGATGTCTTCCTCTTCAGGCTTCTGCTTCTTCTCCTCAACCTTTGGCTTGGGCTGAGTCTTCGGTGCTGTAGTCGTGGCTCCGGTGGATTCGAACCCCAAGAACTTGAATTTTTCCTTCAGTTCTTCGGGAGTCTCTTCCTTGATGAGTTCATCGATGTTGATGAGTTTGTCCTTGATGGCGTCCCAATTCTTCACTACAGCGTACTTCCTGAAAACGAAGCGGGATGAAGAGTAGTCGGGGAAGTTCGGGTTGTCCCCTGACTTCTTGCGATTGATTTCGAAATCAACGCCGTTGATGGCATCGAAAATCACGTTCCCCAAGTCCTCCGAATTGAAACTCTCCAAAATCAAATCCTGCAATTTCTTGCCGACAGAAATGATTTTGATTGTTCCGTTGTTCTCAGGCTTCTCAGGGTCGTTCACGATGTAGCAGTTGTACAGAAAGCGTGGGGACTTGCGAACCTGATAGCCCGTGTCCTTAACTTCCTTGTTCTCCTTGTTCCACATCGCCCAAGACTGCTTGCAGATTGGGCAGTCCTTCTTGCCGAAGGTCTGCATACAAGTTGCGAAAATCTTCTCGCCGTTACTGTTGTAGCGGTGAGAAAACACCGTCTTGTACGGAATCTTGTTCTCCAACCGTGGCAGAAGCCTGATGGTTGACTTACCATCGGGGATGCGCCAAAAGCGGCTGTCGCTCATTTCGCCCCCTGCGGCTTTCTTCTCCTGGTCCTTCTTGATGTCTTCCTTACTTACCAAACTGTTGATGTCCATAAATTTTTCCTCCTTTTTATTGACTTTTCCTCAGTACTATTTTTGTTTTAATTTTGTTTTGATTACTTCCCGTTCCTTCTCCTCTTTGTCGAGTATCCGTTCCATTTCCGTAACGACCTCTTTCAACTGTTCAAGATTTTTCCTGTTGAAGATGACGGCATCACTTGTCGCCAAGTACCTCTCCTTGTTGAACAGATACTTGAAAAAATATCTCAGCCGTTTCCAAAAAGAATCGTGATAGGGACTTGTGAACTGCGCCGACATTTCCGTGTAGTTGACTTCCTTCCCGAAGTCCCA